GACCACGAACTCTCCAGTTCGCAAGCGTCTGAGGAGACAAGCCGAGATAGATTGCTGCTTCTTCGGTAGTGAGAACAGCAGGGGTAACGAGGGTAGTAGGGGTAGACATGGTTGTATGTTCTTTCGTTTTTGTTATGTTAGTCATTGGGAACTAGCGCTTACTTTTCGTTCATGTGAATCACCCCGGTACCATTTGGGATTTCTGGTACCGGGGTTTCCTTTTACGCAAGTGCGTTAGGCGATTTCTTCCATCTTGTCTCGAATACCGCACATGAGTGCGGCGAGACCCTCGGCTCCGCTTGCGTTTCGATCGTATGTGATGTTTCGAAGACCACATGTGGTGGAAAGCGCAACATCGCTCCCAAGGGAGCGAACGTCGTGGAGTACCTCTACATAATCTTCATCGCTGAAAACGTCGATGTACACGTCATCCAACCCAGGGATGAGCAGGAGAAGATGGCCTGCGTCTCGCACTTGCTCGTCAAAACTGAGACCGTCATTGTATGATTCGAATGTTTCGCACATTTCGTCGATCTCATTGATAACTTCGGGGCGAGTGATCGCAAGGTCTTTGAGTACGTCAATCATGGTGGCCTGGGTAGCTCTCATGAAGCTCTTCGGGTAAGGCTTGGTCTCATGAATAGAGAGAATGCGCGCGGGGTTTTTACCTCGCATACGCTCGCCTTGGAGAACCGGCTCGCTGTAAATGACAGCTTCGGCTAGTGTTGGTGCTTCGATGGTGTAGCTGCTGGTTTCGTCAATTCCTAACTTTGAGTTGTATCGTTCGACAACAACGATGTACGTCTTATTGGGTCGCTCGGAGAGTAGCATGGGATGTCCTTTCTGTGTGGGTCAAACGCGCGTGCGATAGGGGTTATAAACGACACGGACACGGTTCTCAGAGAGTTGGTCGATGAGGTATTCCTTCATTTCTTCGTTCGTAAGTCTTCCGCCCCATGCATCAATCCATCCATCTTGGGTGCGCATATGCTCAACCTCGTCAACGGTGATGACGGTGCCAAATGAGGCGAACAGCGGGGTATCCTCAGTGAAAATAATCGGGTAGCATGACGTGATGCCGTCTACGTCAATGACGTATGAACGCGGTGTTTGTAGGGTCATTGCGAGTCTCTTTTCTGTTGTATCGTTTTCTGTTGTATCGGTGGGATTATTCGCCCACTTCTCGGGTGAGCACCACACGAGAGGCAAGGTTTAAGAGCAAGGGCATACCCTCGCGGGTTTCATCGTGTTTGGCGCGGTGATCGAGATAGTGTGTCAATGTGTCGTAGACCAACCACGTCGCCGCTGTCTCGTCAATGATAATAGTGTTCATGGCAAGAGATTTGTCAGGAGACACGTCGATGGAATCTGGACTCAGACGAAGCTGATTGAGCTTATCGTAGATGTATTGCGCATAAGCCCATTCGTAACGGGAATGGTCATTATCGAAGCGTTCAGGGGTGCGCCCAAAGAAGCGGCAACGTTGAATGAGCATGAGCAAAACAACGTCGTACCATTCGTGACCCGGACGAGTGTTTTCGTCAAGGTTTGCAGCGCGAGCGGCCACAGGTTTGTTATTGGCCGGTTCAGCGACGCTGCGCCAGACTTGATCCCATAATTCGGTATTAACGGTAGACGAGACGGGCACAGGAGTAGGATTACGTGTGTACGTCACAAAGTGGTTACTTTGCAGGATCTCCCACCACCCATGCGGGCCTTTAAGAACGGCCTTGTTTGCGGCAATTGATAGCTCAGGGAACGATGAGGGGAGAGGCAGCACCAGGTGATAACCTTTGCCCGATAGTGAAGTCTCAGCATAGAGAGCGCCGATAGCAAGAAGGCGATCGCGCTCTTCGGGTGGGCATGTTTTCTCGATATCGAGAACGACGCATCCTTGCGAAGGTGCGTCGATGAACATGGCACAGTTGGCTGCTGTTGGTAGACCGTTCGTTAACTCGTCGAGAGTCACAAGAACGCGCTCATCGCGTGCCCATGCACCACGAACAGGCTCGGGGTGGGTACACCCGTTGCAACCATCCAATAAATGACGGATGTCAATGGGCATTTTTGACGTGGGGTTTGAGACGGTCCAAATCGGCATCGGGCCAAGAACATTGGTGATGATCTCATTGGTGTAAAAGTGCGGAAAGGCTAACCGTGGATCAAAAGAGATCGTCATATGGGGATCCTTTCGTGGTGGTGTTTAAGCATAAAAACGAGACGGACGCTGCATCCACTGATGCGTTCAGTGCGGTGACAACGTCCGTCTCGTTTATGGGTCAGGGGTTATTGACTAATGTCAGTCAATAGACCAGGGGGAAGAAGCCGCTTCCTCAGCAGGAGCAGCCGGGGCAGCAGGTGCGGTGAAAGCCGAACCAGACTGCTGCTGAGCAATCGCGTTCAGGATCTGGAGAGCCTGCGGATTCAGAGCCTGGAGCGCCTGGGGATCAAGCGCTGCAATCTGAGCGGCAGGAGCAGGTGCAACGGGCTGGGTGACAGGCGCGGGCATTGCCAAGCCAGAGGCTGCGTCAACCACGGTGTTCTGAGGTGCTGCCTGCGGCACAGCCGGGACAGCAGGAACAGCCGGTGCAACGGGGGCAACCGGAGCTGCGACCTGAGCAGGAGCAGCGGTTTCAGGCTCGTTTGCGACAACGCCGCTGTGAGCGACGATGGGGCCAGACAGGGTAATACCCAAAGCCGCAAGAGCTGTGTTATTGACCGAGGACGATCCGGTGTACCAGCGAGGCTCTTCATTGAAGATGATCGCCTGGATACCAATACCCTTGTTGACTCGCTTGGTGTCATAGACGTTGAGGACAACGGTGACCAGCTGATCACGTTCAGGTTCGGTGGGCAGCGACGTCGGTGAAGCCGGGATCTCGTCATCGGTGATCTGTCGTGCAGTACCATCGACAGTCTTGAGCAGAACCGGGAGAACGGTTCCCTTGTTGTCGATGTTCCAGCGACGACCAAGCTCGGGCTTATTCTCGGTCTCGAACATGCGCTCCCAGACGTAGTATTCTTCGGGGGTCATCTGACCACTCGGATCCTGGGGAACGACCTCAGCGTGATGGAGTGCAAGACGGGTGATCGGCTTGTTGGTATCAAGAGGTTCGGACTTGGTACGTGCCCGGTTGAGCTTTTCGATGTCGGCAGGTCCCAAGAGGGAGCGGACACGCGCATACTCGATCTGGCCTCGGAGAATGATGGTTGCTCCGGGACGGATCTGAGATGCGGAAATTTGACGTGGAGTGTGAGCCATAATAGTGGCCTCCTTTTCGTATGTTATATGTGGGTACGGATATGGATTATCCTGTGTTATCAGTATAATCCACCTCCCTTTCTTCCGGTATGTGTATACTAATATGTGGTGGAATTTCATATACGCTTTGGGAAGAAAGGAAGGCGACGATGCTAGGTGGACAAGAGAAGAAAACAGACAAAGACTTTGAAGACAACCCTAATAGCATTTTTGCACTATTAGGGGCTATCGGTTCATGTGTCTTTATTGTCTCGTTGATGCTGTGGGGTTATTTCGCACCCCATTATGCATCAACGTCGCCACCTCACGTCAGCGAGGTGGGGCACCAGGTTTCTTCTGGGTCACCCTCGGGACGCGACAGCGCCCCCGGAAATGGACAGACGGTGGTATCACCGTCGAAAGAATCTAGTTCTGCTCCGTCACATGGGGAGACACATGTGACGGAGCCAGAACCAACCCCAACTCCCTCTGCTACACCCACGCCGGGCCAGCAGGTATATGTTGTGCAAGACGGAGAAACTCTGTCGAGTATCTCCGCTGCAACAGGAGTGAGCGTTGACCGTCTTGCTGAGGCTAATGGTATTCGTAACGTTCACCTCATTTATCGAGGCTCTGCGCTCGTAATTCCTCAGTCATAAACACTTTGGACAGCACGATCAGCACCTGGCAAGAAGCCGGGTGCTGATTGCTATTTACAGGGCATCATCGGTTGCATTGATGAGGTCATCAATAGCTTGAAGCCGTTTAGCGATGATCTGCTCATGTCCGATTCCAGAACCATCGAGTTGGAACACGTGAGCGTCCGGGTGATCGAGCAGATCATCGGGTAGATACGTTTGTTCCACCACGTGGTAGGGGTAGTCGTGCGGATACTTGTATCCCACGCCGTTGCCGTAGAGCGTATTTGCTCCTTTGTAATGAGCATCGGCCAAGTGTTTGGGTACAGGTAGTGATCCTGTATGTCTCACAAGGTCGATAGCTCGGTCAATAGCGACGTATGTCGCGTTTGACTTAGGGGCGGTTGCGACAGCGAGGGCTGCCTCAGCAAGCGGGATACGCGCTTCTGGCATACCAATCAGTGCAACGCATTGTTGTGCTGCGACAGCCAGAGGGAGCACAGAGGGGTCAGCAAGACCTACGTCCTCAGCTGCGTGGATGACGATACGCCGTGCGATGAAGCGCGGGTCTTCGCCGCCTTCAATGAGTCTGGCGAGCCAATAGAGCGTTGCATCGGGGTCGGATCCCCTCATAGACTTAATGAAGGCCGAGACGATGTTGTAGTGTTGGTCGCCATCGCGGTCATAGCGTTGGATCGCGTGAGGTGCCAAAGAGGTGAGCATGTCCAGCGTTGCGGGCTTGTCACCTCGGGCTGTATTGAGGGCTTCAAGTAGGGTGAGGGCCTGGCGAGCATCACCAGAGGCGTTTAGAGCGATGACGCGGAGAACGCCATCGGGGATATCAACGCCCGGTGTGCAGCGAGGAAGTCCATCTGGATGATTTATTGCTCGTTGTAAAATTGCATAGATATCATCATTGGTCAAGGTACCCAGCGAAACGATGGCACAACGGGAAAGCAATGCGCTGTTAACCGAGAAGCTCGGATTCTCCGTTGTTGCACCTACGAGACGAATAGTGCCGTCTTCTACGCTTGGTAGCAAGACATCCTGCTGCGATTTGGAGAAGCGGTGGATCTCGTCAATGAAGACAACAGTAGGCGTTTTGTCTGCTTGCAGATGGATCTGCGCTGTAGTAAGCGTTTTACGGATATCAGCAACTTTGGCAGAGGTTGCTGATAGTTCGACGAAATGGATCCCTTGTGTACGAGCCATGATGCGAGCGATTGTGGTTTTCCCACTCGCTGGCGGAGCGTACATGATGAGGCTGAGGGGCGGAGCCAATGGGTCGAGCATGTGGCGGATCAGAGAACCTTCGCCCACAACGTCGTCTTGACCAATAACCTCATCAAAGGTTGTGGGTCTTACACGTACGGCGAGTGGCTCAGGTGGGTGAGTCATGAGTATCACCTTTCAGTCGGTGTTGCTGCGCACGGCCCATATGAGAGATATAGGCCGTGGCAGCGGTATGGTTAATCATCGTTCGATACGATGTCATCGACAGTTTTCTCCACGGCGTCGATGAGAGACTGTTGTAATTGTTCCTTCTTTCCAAGAGCTGTCGGTAGTTTCTCATCAATAGTTTTGCGTGTGAGAATCTGGTAGATGTTCACCGGATGCTTTTGTCCTACTCGATGCAAGCGTTTGTTCGTTTGCATGTAGTGTTCCAATGACGAGGGGAGCGTGTACCAGATCAAGGTATGCCCGCCGTCTTGAAGGTTGAGTCCGTGCCCAGCGGATGCTGGGTGGATGAGCATGACGGGGATTTCTCCCCGGTTCCATGCCTCATACATGTCACGGGTGCCATCAAAGACGCGAGTATCGTAGCCATGAGCGCTCAGGTAAGCCCAGATGATGTCACGATCGCACGTGAAGTAGTACGCCACCAAGACGGGACTTGTTTGCTGATTGATGACATCGAGCAAGGCAAAGAGCTTTGCGCTGTGAACAATCGCGTATTGCCGCCCGTTATAGGCGGTGAGCGATTGTGATGCAGCAGGAAGCATGGACACGTCCAAATGGATGCCGAATTCGTCTAGCTCTTCCTCGGTTTCCATGTCCTCGTTTTCATCGAGGTAAATGGTTCCAGAGGCAAGCTGAACAAGTTTTGTTCTCAGAACTGCTTTATTGGTTGCCGAGATGGAACTCAGCGTTGGATCATCGTGTGGATCAACGCCTGATACCTGAGCGATGTCAAGAACAAGGGTTCGAGCCAAGGTCTTGTATGCCTCGCGCGCGTCAGCATCCATGTCAACCATGAGATTGTGAATCTTCATGGGCGGAATGGGCTTACGCGCCACGGTCGGCGCACTCATCACCAGATGGTCGATACGCGAGTAGATCGCTTCCTTTGCACCAGGGCGCGGTTGCCAATCGACCGGAGTTCCGTTTGCTAAACGCCGGTTCGATTGGAAGAACGCTTCACGGTAGTTAGTGAGCGATGAGCCAAGAGAGAGACCTTGGTCGAGCAGATAGACCTGCGACCACAGGTCTTCAAGACCGTTGGGAGCAGGAGTGCCCGAGAGAAGGATCATCCGTGAGATCTGAGAGCGCACTGCGCGAATCGCCTTAAAACGCCGCGACGTGGGGTTTTTAAAGCCCTGGGATTCATCGATAATGACCGTTGGGAAGGGCCAGATCGGAGTCGGAATCTTCTTGCGATCACGTGGGTCAAGAGGCGGGAGCCAGGTGACAAGATCATAGACGAGTTCTTGGTTAATGAACCACAACGTTGGTGGAGTGGCGGGATCCAAGACCTCAGCGTAACGCTCTAAGCGTTGCCCACGAGAGAATTGACGGTCTTTCTCATCGACGATCAACGAGCGTGCTCGAACGGGAACGTCCCACTTTTCGATCTCAGAGATCCACGACAATCTCGCGATTTTGATCGGTGCAATGATCAGTGTGTGACCACGTGGTCCAATCTGGGTGAGAGCATGGAGCGTTGCAAGTGATTTGCCACCTGACATGTCAAGAAAGACGCCTGCGAAGGGCCGAGTCTGGATGAACTGAGAGGCGGCGGCTTGCTGATCCATGAGAGTGGGGAAAGCCATGAATGGGGACCTCCTTTCGCTGAGGGTGTTAGCGAGTATCTTTGTGTACGCTTAGTAACGTTGCTTGTCCTTAATTTTGCATCCAAGGGGTTTAATGACAGAGATGATGTCGCTGCCCATATGCTCAAGGACGGAGAGTACGTCGTAGGGTCTGTTGTTGTGGGTGACTTTGTACTTTAGGCACGCTTTGTTCATTTCACGCAAAACATCAACAAGCATGATCGAAGGCGGGAACGTCAGGTTATTTTCGTTCCAGACCATAGGGATGGTCGTTAAGACGAAGCCGTTGCTGGCAAGGAACTCACGATCTTCACCGTTTAAACGAACGGTGGCTCGGATCAGAGCTTCGCGGAAATCAGTGATCTCATCCCCGGGAAGTACGTCTTCACCCTCGAACCAGAACCTCAAGTAGGTATCGTCACTCTGATTGTGCTCATCAAGGATGTAGTGAGTATGGGGATCATGGTTGGTATCGGTGATGTATGTGGTTGTATTCATGGCATTCTTTTCTCCTTGTCCGATGTATCGCGGTGTGCTAATATGAGTGTTATCGAGATTAACCATCTCACTCTTTCTAACGGGTTTTATTTATTCTCGGTAGTGGGAGCTGGGTTGGTCGGTTTCTTTCCTTTCTGATATCACCCCGGCGTACCTGCGGAGAGCGCCGGGGTGATATTTTTTTGGATCGCCTGTTTGCATCACTTCCGAGGACGTCTCAGCTCTCGTTTCTCCTGTTTGGTCAGCGAATTGTTGTGACGAACGTACATCTTCGCGGCGTGGCGAAGAACTGTGCAGGTCCACATCCACTCAGGTGAGATGTTCAAAGGCGGCTGATCCCCGGGACAAACAATTGTCGAACCTTGAACGGCCATGTCTCCGATAACAAAGAACATGTCCAACAGTTGCGTGAACGGTGGCTGTTCTCTGTCTGGAGAAACCGTGTGTGCAATTTGGGTCAACATCCCTTTGATGGTGGGTTCCCACATGTTATTAGGGACGTTAAGACGTACCCATCGCATCACGGCTGGCCTGATATCGAGAAGGAACTGTTTCATGTTCCATCGGTAGATCAGTGCAAACTTTTCGCGCTCAGATATATCAAGGAACTGCGCACATTCACTGTAGGAGACCTTCGGCTGGATAAGGACGCTGTTCATGATGTCTACGGTTTGCGATTGAAAAGTCACCGTCTGGATGCGGTCGCCATACACAGTGACAGACGTTGGCGCAAGGTGACATTCAAACGCAAAGTTCGCCCGGCCAAGAGGGTCATTTGGCCAAAAGAATGAGAGGTTCTTATGATCTTGGTCGATGGTTGTTGCGAACATGCTGTACCGGGATAAGCGCTTTTTACGGCTGATCACATCTTGGTATGACAGCGGGCCACGTGTCTGCATATGCGTGTCCGATCAGTCAGTGCGAAATCGTCTTGATGCGATCGGGCCTAAAGCCCGTCCAGAACGTGTAGTCGCAATAGCGCGGCTCAGGATCATCGTCGGAAACGGCGTTTACGCGAGCCATGACGACGGGTGCAGCCTGAGCTTCGAGAACGGTTGTGCAAAACTCGTACGGAGTCTTGTAGTCCTGGTCGGTGAGCCGGATTGACATGTCTTCAATGTTCACCTCGTGAAACGAGATGCCACCACGCGTCAGCAATCGCTTGGTTTGATCACATTGCACGCAATTGGGCTTGGAAAAGACGATCACATCGTGATCAATGATTGATTCATGAGTTGTTTCGGTAGTCATATAAAACTTCAAATCTGGTTGTATGTAGATAATTCTTCGATAATAGCGTCTACATCTTCTCTGGTATGAGCGACGTAGACGTGTGCTCCGGCGCGGCGCATCAGTGTGATGACTCTGATTTGTTGACGCCGCACGGAGCCGACGTCGCTTTTTGTTTCGACGAAACAGGTTCTCGCTGGAGTGACGATGATCTGATCGGGAACCCCTCGCATACCGGGGGAAGTGAACTTTGCGGTCCACCACCCCCGGCGTCGACATTCGTCGACAAGGTAGCCCTCAACGTAGTGCTCAGGGCGTCCCATTGGCGATCACTTCCTGTTTATGGGCAGTGTGCCAACGGATGCGAGCACGGTCAGATGGCAGAGGATCAGACATCGCTCCGCACGAGCACATGGCTCGTCCGGTGATGGTTGTCTGGTCGTCTGGTCCGACCTCGGGGTAGATCCGATCTGCCCACTTGGTGAAAGGCTTCCCTTCTGCGATGAGGGTGTGACCCTTCACGCGCATCTGTTTGTGGGCGGTCATGAGTCGCTCCTTTCTGTGTTGTCCGATTCTTGTGTATCGGTATCGATGGTCTCGGCTTCTGGAATCTTGTTCATCCAATTGGACTCGAAGGATTGGGCGAACATCTGCGCGTAGGTCTTAAGATCAAGTTGATCGATGAGAGCGCGGCGTTGATCCTCGCTCAGGCACATGAGATCGTGGTTGACGATCAGCATGTGCCACGAGGGTTCAATACCCGTGATCTTACGCGTGGTGATGTCTTGATCCGATGGAGCCAACTGAATGCCGTGGCGGTGAGCCGTCATAGCATCAGGAGCATAGCCGTTTGCGATCATGATCGCGTTGGCTACCGCATCGGTGCGCACGACAGAGGCATCACCTCGCTTCTGGCGAGATTCAGCGGTTGTCGCACTGACTTTCCACGCCCCTGCTGCTCCCAAGGAGACAGCTCCGGGTGTACCTGGTTTCACCACGAACACACGATTGTAGTGCTGGAGTGCCTTGAGGCCCCGAATAGTCTGTGCACTGTCATCAGTTCCCTCGGGGATCGGATCACAGGCGTAGTGGAACGTCAGCATACTCGGAGAGGCTGCAATCACGTTTTGGAACAAGAGCAGGGCTTCCACCGAGTCCTTCTGATGCGCAATTGTCTTCATAATCTCATAGGCCACAGATGGATCAACCGGGCGGTTAATCGCATCTGGGTCAGAGACAGCAATAGAGCGCAAGTACACAGCCATCGCTCGATCAAGGGCAGCTGGATGTGCCAGTGAGTTCGTCGGAGACGGCTTGCGCCAGCACGCCAGTGAGGATCCCGATGCACTGAGAATCTTCGCATCCTGGGGCCGAATCGTTCCGTCTGCCTGCGCGGGTGGCAGGGACAATTCGATTCGGTTATTCGAGTCCTTTGAGACGAGAAGAAGCTCTTCGGGTTCGATCAAGACGTGGATACGCTGAGATTGCTCATCGAGAACGCGATTGTTTGTCTCCAGATCAATGTCTGCCGAGTACAAACCATCGGTGTTCGTCGAGATGATGCGCGCACCCTCAAGGGTTTGAGCCTGTCCGATCATCCACGAGAACAATTGTCCGATCAATCGCATAGAGATGATCATGTTGTTCATGCGGATGGGAGAACCTTCGAACTCGGTATCACCTGCGCCCGATGCACTGTTGAGCAAGAGTTTGACGCCGCTTCGCTTGGACGCGAACATTTCTCGTTCCTCAGCCGTGATCGAGGGATCCTTCATCAACCGACCGAAACGTTCCTTGTCCTGGTAGAGCTTACCGTAGCGGTCCTCGCCAAGGGCTTCGTTATAGAACGCGGACAAGTTGGTGAGCAGGAGCGGGTAGTAGGACGAGAAGTCCTCGTGGACAGCCTTGGCAATCGACGTCATTGCATAGGCGGGATCAAGTTTGTTTGACCCGTCGCTGCGCATGACGAAGAGATCTTTATTGCGTACAGGCTTGAAGAACGCGCCTCGCTCAGGGTTGGGCGAAGACTTGGTCATCAAGACCTGCTGCCATGGGATCACCTGATCGTTCGGCAGGGTGACGCGAATCTGCTTGCGGATCGCCAAAGCCTGCTCAGGCTCGGGTAAATCACGGACACCCAGAGTATCAATGAGGGTGTCAATAAGATCTTGCAGCGCACGAGCCTCAGCATTGTGGTCCTCGAAAAGGGCCAGGTTTGCTTCGGCTCCGTGAATCCCGCCTGTCGAAAAGGTTGCAAAACATGATGTCGGCGAACCGTCTTTTCTAAAGTACGGGATATTTGTCGGTCGCTTAGGAATGTCACTGAGTTTGTATGCAGTGATAACCCCATCATCATCAACGCTGTTGCATTCTGGGTCGAAACTGTAGTCGGATGCATATGCGTCCGATCCGTTAAAGTTCTTCCCACGAATGCTTGCGTAATAGGTATATACCTCGTCGAAAGCTGCGCGAGCCTTGGCGTCTTCAATACTTTCGTAGAAGAAGGTTTTCGCCAGTTCGAGAACATCGAACTGCTCAATACCCAGTTCTTGCGCTCGCTGCTTCGAGGGGTACATGAAGGACACGGTTTTGATGTCCTTCAATCGCTCATACGGAGCAAGAACACGCGCAACGAACTTCGCCGACGTTGAATCAGGGGTGAGCCTGTCGTATCGCACACGGCTGGGTTGACAGTCCGGCTTCGACTTGGAGCCTCGAACTGCGTCGTACACGGTCTCGGGGTAATCGACCATTAGAGCGTGCTTGAGGTCGAATCCACCCGAGTAGGTCGGGTGATCAGCCAGGTAAGCAAGGTTGACAACATCGCTGACGTTGTATGCGATGAGTTCAATCAGATCATCCATCGTTTCGATGGTGGTTTTGTTGCTCAGTCGGTCAGATTCGAGAATCTGAAATCCCAGCATTCCAAGCAAACGCTTGAGACCGACGCGTTGCTGCTTCTCATTGAAGCGTGCAATATCGAGATGGCGACCTGATTGGATCATGGCTTGCCTGATGAGATACGCCGATCCCTTGCTGCCTTTGCCTTTGGAGACAGCCGTTGACCTCAGATACGAGGGCATTTGACGGATGTAATCATCGGCGAACAGCATGTCATTGTGTCTGCGAATCTCAGCGGCTGTCACAGGAATGGTTGAGCGCTCAAAAGCGAGTTTGCAGGTGTTTAACAAACCCTCACCGATACGACGCTTTTCTTCGTCTGTCGATGCCAACATAGCAAGTTCACGAGCTTTGCGGATGGGGTCTTGCGTTCGTTCCATCACGCTTGCCAAGTAGATGCTCAGCATAGTCGTGTCGTAGTTCGCCGAGTTGTACCCGCACAGGAACGGGTGGACCTCGGGGTCGTACTGTGGGTCTGTATCGCATACGGGGCGATACATGGACAGGTACGTACTGCGAGACGCGGGGTCGCTCACAGGGGATGCATCGCTGAGTCCAAAGGTGCAAGCCAAGAGGTGGTTCGCTTCCCACGTGCTGAGGTTGTGCAACCGGAGCGTGGGAATTTCACCAGGCTTCCACAGCTTCGCCCACGCTGGGTTTCGCTTTGCGATAGCAGAAAGCACCGCTTTGTGGTCAAGGGGGTGCTGACGGAGTTTGTCACCAACAGGAGTTCCCCGATCAACGAGATAGAACACGTCGAGAGCGCGGGTTTCTCGGTCGAAAAGAGCGATGGTGAAAACGTTCGCTAGTGACTCGATATCCCAGAATTGGAAGCGAGCGCGTTTGTAGGTGGTCCGCTTCATGGAAGCTGCCTCCTTTCGTTCGAATGTTAGAAAAGCGTGAGCTGACGTTGCGTGGGTCGGTAGTTTTCGATGTACTGTTCCACGGCACTTTCAGGGTCATCGGCGTAGATACCACAGAGGGTGTCGTAGTCCGGGTGGTCGGGGGAGACGACCCACACATCACCGCGTGCCCAGGTCTCAAAGGTGTCGATGTGACCCATGGCGGAGCCGTAACCGTCTTTGACAGCGGCAATAACGATGAACCAGCTGGATTGGCTGGTGTGACACGTTGTCATCACAACGTCGTACGGAAGTTGACGCTCGGCGAGGCTACCGATGTACGCATCCAACCACTCGGGATTGATGTCGCGCGGGTCGTCGATCTCGTCTTGCTCCATTGCGCTCAAAAGGTCATTGATCACAGGGTTATCGTCATAGTCATTGATGTTGTCTGTTTGTGTGTGTCGATCCGCATCGATGACAACCAACGCGGCTTCTTCATGGGTGAGCCATGAGCGCGGGTCTTCTGCATCGGTGTCTTGGTAAACGGTGTATTCCACGCCGTCATCATCGGTGTAGACGTCATCGAGACGGATGTAGCCTGATTGCTGAGTATGAGTAAGAGTCATGGCGGGAGCCTTTCTGGATATGTGGGTGTGTGATAGGGGAGCGACCCCTGCTCGGTGGATGAGACAGGGGTCGCATCGAAAAGTGATGATCATGCAGACAACATGTCATGGGATGATTCATCGTCTTCTTCGATCTCGCTTAAGAGATCGTCGCTGCACGCGCTTGCTCGCAAGAGACCTCGCGTTGAGACCGGCATGTTGTGCGGGGTTCCGACTTTTCGGATCGAACCGTTCACAGGCTGGATGTCAAACCATTGATCGAGGTTGTATTCCACGGCCAAAGGTTCTTCCCCGAGGATACGGTTTTTCGTACGTACAGCTGCTGGGGTAACAAACCATCCATAGCCTTCGCCCTCACCGACAGCTTCTTGGAGAATCAGAGTGAGGTGTTTGACGAATTTGTTGTAGCCCAGGGGTGGGTTGGATGGTTGATCCTTAGTGAGCCACGCTCGGTAGAGCGCGTAAAGGAATCGCCACGGAAGCAGATCCCAGACCACGCGATCGAGGAACTCCTCGGCAAAAGCTCGTACGGGGTCGTTCTCGATCTTGTACTGATGCAGAGCTGCTTTGACAGCTGCCGGTTCAGACAATTCGTAGAAGTTTCCGCTCAGTACACGGTAAAGGACGTATTCAAGCACCTCAGTGCGATGCATGTAGTCCTGCTTAATGTACTTGCGTTCGGCCCCGGTGAAGCTCTTGTCAAAGGGGATGATGAGCTGCCTGCGGTACAAAGATCCAGATTTATCACGGAAACGAGGCGTGTCATTGACACACTGAACCATGAAGCCTCGGAACTGATAGGCGATAGGTGTTTTGTTCTTGCGGTTGATCAAGATGACATCATTGGTAATGACAGCCTTGAGGTTTGCCGCTCTGTCAACGTATTCGCCCACGTCGTTCTCATCGACAAGAACAGCGTTCGTTCGAATGAGAGGTTCGAGGTGGAAGTCTTTGCCAAAGTCGGCGACCGGAATGGACGTCCAGGCGCGCTCACCGCATAGGTTGCGCATGAGGGTCAGGAGTGTACCTTTACCGTTGTTGCCAACTTCCGATAAGAACCACGCGGTCTTATCCCAGGCAACGTTTGGTCTGATGATGGCAGAGAGAATTTCCCATAAAAGGGTGACGATCTCAGGGTCATCGTTCAGGTCAGCCATCCACGATTCGATGTCCCAGTCGGTGCCGTCAGCGTCGTTATGGATAACGGGATTGACGGCGTTTTCATTGTAATTAACCGCTGATTTTGCCGTGAAGACGATCTCAGGGGTAAATGGGAGCAGTGTCTTGGTTTTGTAGTCGAAAATACCGTTGTCGACAGCAATGAGATCACGGTTGGTACTGACCATGACGCGAGGTGCGTTATCGGCCAACATGTCGATCACATGATCGAGTTCTTTGGGTGAGATTGAGAAGTTGTATTCACGAGCAAGCACTCGGATCGAAACCTCATCGGTGACGTAGATGCCAGTGTTTGGACCGTGGTCCATGTACACGGCGAGTACGTCGTAGTTGGGATCGGTGTTCTTCTCCGAAAGCATGATGCGAACAATTCGATTTCGCTTGAGCATACAGCCAGCGATCACAGCTGGAGTGAGTGTGCGTAGCGTCTGGTAGGCGCGCGATCCTTTAAGGCCGTATTGCGTATTCTCAGAGATCAAACGGTTGTTAATCCGGTTGAGCAGGTGGAATTCCACGTCTTGCGCACTTAATGTTTCTTGGTGTTGGGTCGCAAAGAATAGTTCAACCTCATCGCTAATCAGTTGATTGATCGGTGGAATCATCGCCTGATGAGTTGTTTGTGACGGGGCGTCATGCGGTGTTGCATTATCCGTCATTGTCACCCCACCTTTACGGTTGAGGTGACAGAGGAACGAGTATACGTGGGAAGCAGCATGTGTGGGACCTTCTTTCGCAATGTCAGGGTATAAATCGTGGAACTTTGATCATGTGGGATGATCGGAGTTTCCTCATACACCAAAGGAATCGTATATCATTTCGAGCCGCTTCGCAAGTCCATGCGGGCGGCGGTAAGCATCAATCATGCTACCTGTTTTTGTATTCGGGCACTACCTCTCGACGCGCGATAGCGCGTATTCGTGAGGTGCAATAGCTCATAGGTTCATTAACGTGTATGAACGGGCGTTAGAAGCCACGAAATTGCATTTAGGTACCCACATAGTACCCCGTCCCTTTCAGGGCTGTAGAGAGGCTCCTGAGTGTGTTCTCGTGGGTGGGGAGATTCGTCAGTGGGGTTCGAGTTCCATGGTGACGAGACTCGGTCTCGTCAGTGGGGTTCGAGTTCCATGGTGACGAGACTCGGTCAGCAGTGGTCATGAAGCCGGATGCGCATAAGACGCTCTAAACGGCTGTTTAAAGCCACGAATATTCATTTGTGCACCCACATAGCTATCTGCCTCTGTTCGGGCCGTAGAGAGGCTTCCAGGTGCCTTCTCGTGGATGTGGGGCTTCTTCGGCGGAGCTTTACTCTCATATCGGGGGGGGCAGGCGGGCCTTTGAGAGGGTTTGTAGCAGTTTTTCTTTCATTTGTAGCAGTTTTATAAAAATATCTGCTACAGGATTTTTTGGCGGTATTTCAAGGAAATGTTATTATATATAATAATTCTCATTAAAAAACTGCTACAAGACTTTTTATTGATATATCACCAGTAAACCCACTTTGTAGCAGATGTAGCAGATATTTAAGGGTCTCTACACGTGTGCGTGCGCACACACGCGTGATACTCGATGGAGTCGTCCTTGTCAATACTGAGGATGAAGTTGCTCATATCCTGAGATGGTTACTTGACAGAGATGTTTGGCGTGGTGTATCACGCGCGCATACACGCGCACATGCGCGCTTTGTAAAAATGAGGCCAAATTGGCGCTACATCTGCTACAAATGTCATCTTTCGTTGCAATTGGAACGAAAAGTGCTGTAGCAGTTATGCTTTGAGGGTGTAGCAGCTTGTGCAGCGCTTCTTGTTTTTCGTTGGTATCTCAGGGAAAATGCGGGCGTTGTATGTAGCACCCAATATCTGCAACAACTGCTACAACAGGCTTTTTATCGGTTTTTAGCGTGATGGTTATCACATGAGTATGAACTGTTGTTTCATCAACATGTTGCACGGTGTGATGAAATGTGTTCGACGTCACAGAAGGCTTCATCGTCATTTTGGACTATTTTGGGTTGTTTGTGTCGGACATCACAAACGGCCTTATTGTCAGTTTGCAACGTGTTGTTGCAGTATGTTGCTCGATCGTATATGCTTTGTATGTCAGGTTGATTCGGGTTCGTGGGACACCGAGATTCAGGACGATGTGGGACTGCACATGCACAGACGAACGGGAGCTGGTGGGACGGCTCCCGTTCGTTTTTCTTTATGTGTGATGCAGTGGCAATGATCCACGTGATGATAAAACAAGGGCCACCCCGTTTGGGATGGCCCTTGTTCTTTTCGCGAAAGAGGCCCCTTGGGGTCTCGGGTCTAGAGACTGCTGGTCTGTAACGGCCACAGTGAGCTACGATCTGCGCAACGTGTGGTTTTGCGCATTTGTGCCTGAGCCTTAGCTTGTGCACGTGCGCGCTTCTTGGCGCGATGCTTGGCGGGATTCCATCGTAGAGAATGGTAGTCGGCCCATCGTTCGTCGTCAGCTTGGCGCTGAGCTTGGAGTTCAGCTCGCGTGAAGCCATTGTTCGCTTGCCGTTCTCGCCACAGTTTGTATTCAACTGAGGTGACATCTGGCATTGCGTACACGAACTCGACTGCATAGACGCGTGCTCGTTTGAGGAAGACAACACGTTCACGGATGAGGATCGCGTGGCGGTAGCGCAAGCGATCTTTGATCATGTAGTACGCCAGACTGCTGAGCAAATCTTCTTTTGTTTCGCTCGGGTCTCGGCTGTAGAGCACGTGCCTGATGATTGCATTCGGTGTGTCATCGAAGGCTTCGTTGCCTTGATCGGGCAACGGTGGGTTCCATGGACCAAGGTTCTTTGGCAGTGGCGGAACGATGACATTTTGTCGTTCGTCGTAGACGAGACCTTGTTGAATGATCATGTTCTACTCCTTTTCAGAGCCTTGATACAGGCTGCGTGAGAAACTTTTGTTTCTTCACTCTAAACCCCGGTTCGTACTGTGTACGGACCGAGAGGTGAGCCGGTTAGGGCAATCGCTCTACCGGCGCACCTCCCATTGTTCTACTTTTCAGAATAGAACACCCTGTGTCTGTCTGTATCACTGTCATCCAGATGCATCAACAGTACCCACAGTACGGAAACGATGAGAGCTGTCGCTAGTGCTTCTACTACGAGCAATGTGCTGAGGGTTGGAGTATGCGTGATAAACGTGAAGGCGTTGAATAGCATGTGGATCCCAATGCATTGCATCAGGCTGTGTGTTTGCTCGTACATGTATCCACACGCGATCCCAAGGGGTAGCGTGAGGATGATCTGCACGATGTTTCCGTGCAGAAGCGCAAACAGACATGCCGAAAGTGTAATCGTTACTGGTGCTGAGAATCGCTGTCGCATGACGGGATAGACAAACCCACGCATCAGTGCTTCTTCACCGATTGGCACGATGAGGATGCTCAGCGTTGCAATCGCCGCAAGGGGTACCTCGTCTGTGACACTTTGGATTGGTGAGGGCGCATTCAGAGCGTTCTTTACCAATAGAGCGATAGTCGATGCACCCAGATAGATCGCTATGGTCTCTAGTATTGCGGCTAAGGTATCTAACGATAATCTCCACCATGATTTACGGATCTTCGCGATGAGTGGTGAGTTGGTGTGACGCTTTCGCCAGATCACAACGTATGTAGCTGCTGCGATGTTGATGAACGCAAGTGTGAAAACTACTTTGTGCGTGAGAGCGTAGAGCACCGTCATGGTTACGACGTATGCCGCGATAGCTCCGCCAGCCGTGAGTAGGATCCGTATCTTGTTTGGCTGCGTGTGCGACCGTAGGTTGTCGTTCATGGGGTTCCTTTCTGAGGGGCTGCGCAAGGGGGGGGGTATTTCACCACCCCCCCTTGCTCATGCGGTGTGGGGTTATTGCTCCGTGTCTTCGACCTCGTGGTCGATGATCCCTTGCAGCGTGGTGCGTCCAGCAAAGGTGTTCAGACCCAGAGTCACTCGGAAGCGACATGTGGTGTCTTTGATATCCTTGCTGTTCTTTCGCTCCATGAGATCCGGTGCGGCGTCTGCCCTGTTCCACCACAAGAGAGCGACACCTTCTGGAGTTACGATCTTGAGATGTTGGTCATCGCTACCCAGAGTATTGATCGAACACATCGCGAGGTTGATCACCATGTCAACGGGCGGGGCTGGGAAGCCGTGACCGAACGGTGCGAGTTTCTTGACATGATCCATGTACTGCGTGATCGCTTGGATTTCATCAAGAGGAGCATCTGCGTCTGCACTGAGACCAAGGGTCAGAGCGGCTGGATCATCGTGGATGAGAATTCCTTGCTCGGCGATCACCGCATCGCGTTGCTTGGGCACAAGGTAGGCCAGAGCGTCACATAGATCGGATGGAGAGGGCGCGTGGACACCACAGGCGAATTCGTGGCCCTGAGCACCCATCTTGGGATTACCCACAGACGCAAGCTGCTCAATGATCGGGAACCATGTGGGGGAGCGCATCGATCCTGAGCATGATCCATCATCATGGATATGAACAACCGCCACAGGATGCCCATGCATGAGCATGAGGTTTTGTGCAATGAGACCGAGCATCCCAGGTAGGGCATCTGTGACAAACACGTACGGTGCCCAAGGTTGGTCGCTATCCATGATGTCGCTGAGGATCTCACGCACCTGCCGCTTACGTGTTTCGTTGTATTCAACGAGGCGCTCAGCAGCTTCTTTTTGTTCTTCGAGGGTGTCAGCCGTGAAGACTGCGAACCCTGTCGTGTAATCTCCGTCCACGCGACGAGTTGCATTGAACGCTGGAGCTACCGAGAACCCATAGAGTTGTTCATCCACTCTGTCATGCGTTGCTCCAATTGCTTGGAGCAAGAGGTTCATCCCTTCAAAGGCTCGCATGTACACCGGGTGGTGGTTTTGAGAGCGGAGCATGGAGAGCAGAGTAGGTGTTCGATCAATGTCGAGGCTCAGCCCATCGAACTCATCGGGTTCTTCGTACCTAGACTTCTTTCTCGGCGTGTAGCTTGGTTCAGGGGTTGCAATGAGCAAACGGGTGAACATGAGTGCTTCACGCACGAGATCTCGGTTTTCATAAACCAGACCCATGACGTCGGCTACTGTTCCGATTCCTGCGAAGGTTTTCAGCCACGTGATTGATGAGAGAGCATCCGGGTGGTACACGGACGCGTATCGTTCAACAAGCTGGTACGCAACGTGCGCTCCGCAAATCTCTTTGTTCGGATATGTCTCATCGCCACGGTTGGGGTTGATGAGAATATGCGCGAGGGATTTGACCTCTTCCACATGGTGGTCGGTCACGAAGGTGAGGAGACCAATGTGGTTGGCGTAGGTGAGTGCATCACGACTGTTGGTTCCAGCATCGCACGTGATGATGGCTGCGGTGCGTGGGAACTGCCCCATAACAGTTTCAATAACCGAGGGCTGAATCTCGTGACCCAAGTGGTAGTCCGGGACGTGGAGATTGGTTTTCACGCCCATTTCACTCAGGCCCGCGTACAGGATGGTTCCTGCGCAAATACCGTCTGTGTCAAAGTCTGGAACGATCGTGATCTCTTGGTCCTGCGCTCGCATCATCTCTAGGGCCATGACCATTCGGTCGATGTCTTTGAGCAGGGGATGGTGAGGGTCGTTGATCTCTTTGAGGTACTGATCGGTCCAACCCATCCGCTCGCGCACACGGTTGAACAAGTCTTCTCCGTTTACGCCAAACATTGACTCATCGATGTCAAGCGGGGGTGCGCCTTGTTGTGAAGTCATGCGGTGGTGTCTCCTTTCGTTGATATTGATGTTGTGATACCAAAACCCCGTAGCGCGGTGATGAACCGAGCTACGGGGCTTTAGTGTATGTGTGGGTTAGGAGCAAATGTATTGATCTTTACCTACATTGTAGCAATGCATTCCAGGTTTGATCTGACTGCCGTTCTTGACGTATTTCCGCCAGCTTTCATCGCCAGTTTTGCTTTGGCTTTGGTTGCCAGCAGAGCTAGAGGCGTTAGAGCTACCACCGGAGTTGGACGATCCGCCACCAGAGGTGGAGCCACCGCCGCCGTTAGAGTACGAGCGCGCTTGCGATCCGCCGGTCGAGCCGTAGGATCGAGCGGAGCTAGAGGAACCGGAGCTGTAGGACGATCCACCGCCATTAGATGCGCTCTGTTGAGCGGAGCGAGAAGCAGCAGCCGCCTCAGCAGCCTTAGCTTCCTGGTAGGTGTTCACGGCACCCCTCAACGACTCCAGATCCTTCTTGATGTCGTTCGCCTTCTGGTCAACGTCTTTTGCCTTTGCGATAGATGCAACAGCCTCATCGTAGGAAGAGGTGGTTACCGTGGTCGAAAGGGAGTGCGATTCGTTGTTGATGTTCTTCAAAGCGTCGTATGCACCCTTGACGTTTCCATCGGAAGCCATCTGCGAGTCGTCGTCAACGGCCTTGATCTGCTCGTCTGCGTTCTTCTGGGCCTCGGCAAGGTTTGCCTTTGCAGCGTCCATGGTGGAGTTTGCTTCGTCGGTGGCCTTGGTCAGGCGGTATGCGTCACGAGCATTCACGAACGACTGAGTCTTGTTGTCAACAGTCTTGACAGCTGCTTCTGCATCGGTGACATCCTGCTGACTCAGGCACTTGCCTTCTTCTGCGTGTGCCTTTGCAGTCTCAGAGGTCTTAGTCCCCTCAGCCTTGGCGATAGCGTCGTTGAGATCAGCGGTTGCGCTCTGTCCTTCGGGAGCAAGAGTGAAGCCCTGGGTATGTGCGAGGCGTGCGCCTTCGCCTTCCTTAACGGACTCATCGACGGTAGCAAGTGCGTCGTGAGCCTTGGCAGTGGACTGATCCAGCTGGGTCAGCTTGTCAGCGAAAGCTACGGAGCGAGTCTGGCATTCCTTCTGGTGCTGGATGCGCGAGGTGATAACAGCGCCTGCGATACTAGCCAGAACCAGAACTGCTGCAACGATGGCTGCAATGATCTTGTTCTTCTTGGACCACAGCTTCGGGTTGGTGAAGTGAATGTTCTTAATCATGAGTGTTCTCCTTGATGATGATGTCTGTGTTGGGGTGAGGCTGTCGGATCACCCTCATCAAGGGCGTTCTTTGAGATCTTTTGTGGGCCTCAGTTGGAAAGTTTTGGTGTTCCGGTCATTCTGACGTACGTGTCAGGATCACTATCCGCTTGTACCATGCCGCATTCGGGTGGAAGTACCAGCGTAATCAGTGTACCGGCATGAACGGGTTGGTCTTCGTCATCTGTACGTAATAGTTCGTTTTGGATAGTGACGAGGATGTTTTCTTCGTTTGGCAGGAGCGCGAGTTCTCCGGCTTTGATCACGAGGTTTTTAACGGATGGAGCCATCATGATGATGGGGATATTTTCGTTTGTGATGCGCGGGAGCATATCTTCGTCTTGTACGAGCGTGGCGTTGTAGCCACGCTTGTTTGCCCAACCGTTGAGGTACAGGTTGTTTGTCACGATAGTGACGTCTTTTTCGTTTTCAGTTGAAGAGATTGCCTTCTTCGTTTCTCCGATAGTGTCGGCGATCGTTTCTCCGAGTTGGAACGTTGGGGTGCTCGGTTCCGTGATGACCATGACGGTCATCTGCTGAATTTCGGTATCATGAGCCTGAGTCATGCGGGACTCCTGTCTTTTCATCGGGTGTTTTCGTGGTTTTTATCTGGTCATTTATAAACCACGATATGTCTCTATGAGCGTGCTCGGCTCGCCCCTGGCGAGCTGCTCTCACCTGATGAAATCATTACAGGAATCATTTTTGATTCAGAACAGAACCCCGGTGTCTCCGGTAGGGACACCCGACTCCTTCCTTTATGTGACATTTTTGATGCGATGAAGAAAGGTTTTGCTCCATTGGTTTTCATTCAATGGAGCATTTCTTTTGAGCGATCTATGAGCCTCATGGCGAGATGTGTGCGTATGTCATGTCGGCGCGATGAGCGCGGTATGTACACAGTCTTGGTCTATGTTTTATGCCAACTGTGTTTGGCGGGGCACATGCATTTATATGGGTGGCGCACCCTCTGTATTTTCAGAGGATGCACCACCAGTGGCCCCACCACTTTTCTTATGAGCATCACTTTTGTGATACCTGTGGTGACATTCGGTGCAACCTCTGGTTGTGCCATTGTCTGATCCGACTGTTTGCTATTTTCGAGAGCCTGTGTTTTTGAGCTGACCTCAAAAACATGGGTTCCTTTTACGTCAACAGGCGGTGCTATCAGGGTCGAAGCAATGAGACCATGACTTGTCTGATACCGAAGAGGGTGTTTCGCCCTTTGCGACCCTCTTGGGTATCTGTACCTACGGTGATTGGGGTGTTGCTTTGTGGGTGTTCCCCGCAAAGCAACGACATGTGGTCCATCGCCGTGGTACGCGGGTCTCATTGCCGAGACCCGGTGACACAGACGGGAGTCTGGGTCGTGTTTCAAGCGTCTGGAACAGACGCGCAGAAGGGCACCCGGAGCAGCCCCGGTGGGGGTGCGTAGGGCAAGCCTGTGAAGCAACGCGTAACAGGCGCAGTAAGAGCCTCTCGAAGCGATAGCGTAGAGAGGTGAGGGAGAGGTCGAAGCGGAGCGAGACCACGACCGAAGGGCTGTCGGCTATGCCGACCGAAGGAGTACGCTTTGCGTACGACTGAGCCAGCCCCTCTTATGCCCTTTTATTTCCACTCCACCGCCAGCGACCTCTAGGGAGCGTAAGGTGGGCAAAGTGGCGTAACAAAAGGGAAAACAGGCGGGACCACCCCCGGTGGTACCACGGGTCGTTGAGGCGGTACCGCCTCCGAGACGTGGTACCACGCCTGCCTGTTTGCCCTGATCAGACGGGACTGAGGCGTGACCACGTGACAAGCGTGCTTGGCACCGTGGTATCGCCATGCGGCAATAGCCGCGAAACAGGGTGACGAACCGAGCGAGCGCAGGTTTGGCACACTGTTCTGGTTCCCGTCTTGTGGGGCCTGGAACAGGCCCGTGTACGCCGTAAAGGACCAGGGTGTAACCATGGTCCGTTGACATAATGTCAGGCTCTGAGGCGGCCTTACAGGGGCCGTTTCAGAGACGTTTATTTGTCTGTGTATCGACCCTTTATACACAGACTTATCCACAGTGTGGATGAGGCTGTGGATAGTACCCGGTGGGGATCCATCGGGTCTGAACATCCCCGGGTGCATGTCCTCATGTACACAGACGAACATGTCGGCGAAGCCCCCATCAACGGTCCACCAGATGAGGCATCAGCATGGCGCGACGTATGTGTAGTACACATGGGGCGTGACATGTTTTCAGAGCTTGCTCTGGACTCATCTGGTGGTGGTGCACTGCCACATGAACCAGGGGCTTGCATAAGCCCTGTCACGGGCTGTAAGCACGTGACTGTAACAGGGGTGCGAGCGCCCCTGTGTGCCACATTTTGCTGCTGTCTATGCAGCAGCAGTATGTGCTTGGCCTGATGCAGGTTTCTGCATCAGCCTGGGTCACCTCGCGATGCATCGCGAGGTGCATATGTATCACTCCGCATGAATAAAAAATAGGCACATGTGCCTGCATAGTGAGTTGCTGCGTGCCAGAAAATGGCTGGCAACTCGCGGGGTGTATGTGGGCGGGGTGCGCCTGGGGGCGCGCCCTGGAATGTGCGCTCTTGGCGCGCCTGTGCGGGTATGTAATAGCCGCCTGAGCACGACTGTGCGATGGGGTTGTTTCATCACCGTCAGCGCCGCCCATTGATGGTCATATTGCGCCTGTGGATGCACATCTCGTGGCGCAATGGTGGCCTAAAAATGGTCACCATTGACCGTTATCTGGTCATTATTAGACCAATAAATGGTTCTTTAATGGGCTTTCATTGACCACCAGTACTGCGTGGTTCTTATCGGGTTCTTTATTGGCCTAATGCTGGTCTAATAATGGGTTTTCTATGACCATGCATTATGGTGGCGCAATGGTGACCAAAGAATGGTTCTTATCTGGTCTAATAACGGGTTTATATTGGCGCGTTATTGACCAGGTACAAACGCGTTGCAATGGTGGGTCAACAATGGCGTCATCATGGGTCAATAATGACCATGTAATGGTGCTTTGGTGACTAGATAAACGCCAGGTGTACCGCCGTTCAATAGCGCATGAATTTGTGGTGGAGCGGCGAGGTGATCACACATACACTTGTAGGGGCCAATAACCAAAGATCGAAAGATCAGAAAGAGAGGTGTGGTTCCTATGAGGATCCCTCGTCAATCCAGCAAGCTGAGTCTGCCGCTCATGGCAGTGATGACTGTCGCGATGGGTGCATCTGTTGCAGTACTACCAACTTCTGCTGCAACCGCCGCGCCAGCGAATACTGAGAGTACGGCGAGCGCGACTAGCACTGCTGGTCTGCCTTCGTTTGTCGCACGTGGCTATAAGATGACGTTCCACGATGAGTTCGACGGTACCCAGCTCGATACCACCAAGTGGGGCTATCAGTATGGTTGCTTCGATCCCGCGCAGCATTCCCAGGCGCAGTACACTGACAGCCCAGATAACGTCTCCGTGCGAGATGGGTATCTGAACCTGACTGCCAGGTATTCGCCTACGAAGACCAAGTGGGACGGCACTCAGATCCCGCGCACCTGTAAGCACGGTAATACGACCTATGATGCACCGTTTACGTCCGGTATGATCACGACGAAGACGAAGGACGGTAAGGTGCTCTATGCAGCGCCGGGCACAGGTTTTTACGCCGAGGCTCGTATCAAGCTGCCGAGTGCGCGTCCGTCGTGGTCAGCATTTTGGGGGACGGGTACTAAGGGTGCATATCCCGCTAACGGCGAGATCGACGTGTTCGAGTCCAAGGGTTATGATCCAACTCACTTGATGAGTAACGTGCACACTCCTCGGATCGGGGACCCGAAGAAGACCACCCAGCACCAGGGCATGATGCATGGTGACACTGCCTCGTCGCAGAGCGAGTTCCATACATACGGTGTGCGTAAGACTGCTGATGCAATCGAGTTCTATTTCGACGGTCAGAAGACTCACACCGTGAAGATGAGCGATATCAAGGGTGACAACCCGTTCCTTGATAAGGACAATAACCTGGTGTTGATGCTTAACCAGATGGTGGGAGGTAGCTACTTGGCGAAGCAGAGTAACTGGTCTGATAAGACTTTTGTCGATGCAACCAAGTACGCTGATGACTACAAGAGCACTGATGGCGCTGGTGCAACTATGTATGTTGACTATGTGCGCGTGTATGAGCCGAAGACTGAGGCGGATCAGTCATCTCAGTCGACCCCGGCACCGTCTGTCACACCTGCGCAACCTGAGCCGAGCGTAACTCCTGCTCCGGCTCCGACTACAGATCCTGCTCCTGTGCAGCCCAAGCCTGAACCGTCACCGACTGCAAAGCCTGCTCAGCCGGTGACGCCTGCGCCAGCTCCTGCCAAGCCAGAGCCGACTCAGCAGGCACCAGCACCTACCCCCACTCCCGCCCCTGTGCAGCCGTCTCCCTCTCAGTCGGCAAACCAGAGCGCCCAGCCTGAGCAGAGCGCAAAGTCTGCTCAGCCTGTCAAGCCTCAGCCGAAGAAGCCCAGCGCCGATCGGAAAGTGACCACGATTGTCTACTCGCGTTATCACTGGGTTACTACCATTTGGCAGGGCTTCCGTAAGTGGGTTATCACCGTGTGGCTGTGGTGATCGTTTAATCACGAGCGACGCGCGAGTGGTTGATCAAAAAATAAGCCCCTACGGGATAAGCACTGCGTGAGCAGTACCGACCCGTAGGGGCTTTCGGTGTAAGAGGCAACCCTTTGTCCTAACGTCTCAGGAAAGAAGGGTCTAACATAGACATAAGCACACAGTCAGTGTCTACAGTTCATCTTCCGAGCCTTGTGTCAAGGCTTGGTTAACTGAAAAGAAAACCCCGCCCATGCAACAGCATGAGCGGGGCTTGTTTGTGAACTGTGTCTACCATATTCAGTTATTGTCTGCCAGCAACAGGAGATAGTACAGCCAAGGCAGGGAGGTTGTACCAGTACTGTAACCGGGGCGCTATCTGCGCCCGCTTACCAAGCGTACTCGTACTCGTAGTACTCTCGCGCACTACGGTAGTACCCCTGGAGCGAGCGCTTGAACTCCTGGCGCTTGCGGCGCTTGTTTGCACGGCGAGCTGCAACCCTTGCGTGTCCGGGCGCGTCACCGCAACAGGTGCAATCGCGGCCACCGGGACCGCACGGGCAGGTGTCACCGATCATGATGTCCATGGTCGAGAGTGTGTAGGAATCTTCGTCGATGTGCATCTGCGAGCGCTTGTTGCGACGAGGCATGATGGTCTCTTTTCTGTGAGTGTGGGAGAGGGTGGGGCTTAGATGGATGTGACAGGGACGCTTGTGACTGACCACATGCAGTCAGCACACCATGAGCGCGGGTCATCCCAGTCGGGCCTCAGATCAAACGGTGCAAGCAGCGCCGTGATGAAGCGGTGCAGGTGCTTGCTCGTCGTGCGCGAGTGGTCGAACGCGTCTTTGCATACTCGGATCGTGGGGATACGTACCGAGTAGGGGTGGAACGTCACGAACGCGACGATAGTGCGGTACGAGTACACGCGGTACTCACAGATCAGTTCGTCATTAACCGTGTAGTCGTGACGGACGATGGTGAAGCGCCCGCCAGCCATCGGGATGATGCCCTCGGGTCGATCATTGATGATCTCCCAGGCGGCTTCGTCGATCTCTTTGAGAATGGGCGTGCGCTTGTCTTTGAAATCTGCGGATGAGTAGTTCATGATGGGTTCCTTTTGGATAGGAGCGGGGGGATAGAGAATTGTTCTATCAATTCCGTTATCGGGGCGTCGAAAGACGGCCTGTAAAAACACCCCTTCACCCAGCGGAAGTGCTGAGTAAAGGGGTGCGTGAAGAAAGAGGGGTGTCACATCACCAGGATGCTTGGTAGATAATCGGATCAGGGTACAGCTCCGGGTGGGTGACGATAGGCTTGAGAGCCTTGACGGTTTTCTTGAGATCCTCAATGTACCATTCGTCGTAATCGGTGCTACCGAAGAAGAATCCTGAGTGTGTCGGCAGAAGATCGTGGGCGATGTTCTTATCGATGCTCGTTCCATCGGCATTAGGCCCGCTAATGAGAATCGTCTCGCAACGCCAGACGAGATCTGTTAGAGCATCGATCGAGACCTGGATCGGTTGGCATTCATCAATACCATCTGCACATGTATCGACAAAGAACTTGTGGATCGCGTTGGCCTTGCGCCAGTACATGTGTTCATTCAGCGTGGGCTTTCCGGGGATACTATCTGCGATGCGCCGGTAGTCGAGGAACATGTCAAGTCCCATGGTGTGGGCCTCCTTTATATAGAGATGTGAAGCAACCCCCGTGAATAGGGTGTCACGGGGGTTGCATATGGGGTTGGTCGGACGATGTTTCAGCCCATGACGCTCAGGCGCGAAATGACCTTGTCCAGGCCGTCCTTATCGAGTGGGTACACCACGTCGCGCTTCGAGATATCACGGTACGTGAAATCCGAAGGCAATACGTAGAGCGTGTGGCACCTGGGGCTGATGCGGTCGGTGAGGTCAATGATGGGAACATAGGGTTGTTCGTGTGAGTAGATCTCGCTGTGGATCTCCAGCTTCGCATCAAGCAGCGGCTTGCCGTGCTCCATAAGGAAGGAGAAAGGCGTCAGCCCTGATCCGAGTTCCCCGTCATCTCCGCGCGTGAAAGCACGGGCGAGGATACGGGTGAAGTAGGATGGGTCATCCACGCGGTTCAAACCCACGTCGCGACAGGTGGTCAAAGCGTCGAGGATTGCCACAGTACCTCCCCAGTGGGAGTACATGGACAGCCCAGTGACGAGATCGAAGCCAGGGCACTCAGGTAGTTCTTGGCGGTCTGTGATGATGAGGAATGAGGAGCGGTCTCCCATAGTGGTTCTTCTTTCTGTGTATATAAGGTATTAGTCTGTCCACACGATGCGTTCGATGGCCTTGGTTAGGCCCTCATCGGTGAGTGGGTAGATGTCATCTGGGCCTGGCTTACGGTACTGTCGGTAGTCAACGTGATCAGAGATCCGGGGCATCAGGTACAGTACGGGTTCTTCGTCGTTGCGATCAGTGAGGTCAATGACAGGAAGGTAATGTTCTTCTGAGCAAAAGAACTTGAGCAGATCTGAGTATGGCTCATCAAACACGGATACACCACGCTCAAGCTGCTGGGTGTACGGCATGATTCCCAACCCGGCTTCTTCGTATGCATACTCTCCATGTAAAAAGGCATGAGCAATGGTACGGATGAAGTGTGGGTAATAACCCAGTTGCTCCAGACCATATTTTTGGCAGGCTGTTAGAGCTTCGATGAGGGCAGGTGTGCCCCCATATTCAGATGTCAATGAGAGCATGGTAACGATGTCGGTGTCGTCACCGATGATGCGCTGACGGTCTGTGATGATAAGGATCTGAGCGCGGTAGCTCATGATTCGCCTACTTTCGGATATATAAGGTATGTATTACTCGGTCTTAGTGGTAAAACCCTGTGCCTCGGCCTCAGCCAGGCGAGTCTTGAGCTTCTTAATGGTCTTGCGGCGCTTCTTATCGAGCAGATCCTCGTACGAGAGCGTGACGAAGATGCCAGTGAAGAAACCGATGCCTCCGGCGATGCCGATCCAAGCGAGAACTTCGGTAGAGGTGTACATAGGGGTGTGTCCTTTCGTAATGGTTTTGTTATTTGCGGCGCTTCTTGCCCATAAGCACCAAAACAGTAATAGCTCCAATGGTGCCACTCATGAATGAACGAGAGACGCTGCACGACTTATCGTCTGGAGCACTCACTGTGATGTGCGTGAACTGCTCGTCACGTGTCTTTTCAGTATGGGGTTTTTCCATGTAACCATCGCTGATGTATTGACCAAGGATGATACCCATCAGTAAGAAAAAGAAAGCTGTGATGACGAGAAGTGAGGGAACTTCTTTCAGAATCCACATCAATGTGTAATGCTCCATCAGTTGTCCTTCCATAGAGGATGCTTATTGATGTAAAGGCTGAGAGCCACACCTATAAGCATGAAGATGATAGCTGTAGTGACGAAGATCGGAGCAGTCTCCATGATGAATCGGAACGAGTTAATTGGTTGATGCGACATCAGTCCTCCATGCACTCATCGCAATACACAGCCTCGGTGAGGTCCATGCAGGCGAGGGTCTTATCAGAGACATGAGCAAAAACGTGCTTTCCGCATTCGGTGCAATCAATGAACATGACAATCTTCTTTCTCTCTATATATAAGGAGTAGGTTACCCCTGAGATGAGCGAGGGGATGAGACAATGGAACAATGTCAATCTCTATTTCGGCGCTGCGTGCAGCGTCGTGAGAAAACTTAACGATTCGTGTGTCTAGGGTCATACACAGACAAATCACTTGGCAATTGAACATATTCGTCGCATACATTCGTGTATGTGTGCTACTATTGTTCTTAGTGGTCTTCTCCCTCTCAGAGGACGCAACTACCATCGCCTGGATCGGTAGTCAACCGTTGAATCGTAAGGACTCATCGCGAGAGGAAGTGGGCGTAGCCCGCTGATGAGTATGGCTTTTATTGACAGAAAGTGAGACGAGATGATGACAGCAAAGTCACGGACACGCAATCGAATTGCCGCAACTGCGGCTCTGATTGCGTTTACCGGATCGCTCGGTGCCAGCGCTGCCTTTGCAGAAGGCGGTACAGGTGGTGTCGGCGGTGGCGGTTTCAGCTCCGGCAGCGTCGATGGTCTGAGCGCAACGTTCCAGTTCTTCGATGCTCCCAAGGTAGGACCTAATGGTCCTGAGTCCCCTCAAGGTTGGGGTCAGGACTCGATCAATTGGTTCTTGGGTCAGAGGAACCTCACGGGTACCAAGATGGGTGCGAAGGTTCAGGCCGCATGTGACCAGGCATTGAATGATGCAAGTGATCGTGCGCGCGCAAATGGCGATAATAATCCTAAGTCGCGTGTTGTCGGTATCATGTATGCACTCTACAAGGAGAATCCGAACGTTGAGGCTGCTCGTGGTCAGCAGCACTTCTTCGATCTCATGAATTATTGGCGTAATAACATTGACTATGGCGGTTTTTTTGAACAGTCTAGGGACGCGCCTGGGTTCAAGGAATGGGCCGCATGGTTGGGTGACGAGGGTATTAAGAAGGCTTCTAATAACGGTAAAGACTCTGTGGCAGCCGTGTGTGTCGCGGTGAATAGCCACGAGCCTCGTACTCTTGATATTCCGCCTACCTACAAGCTGAACATCACGACCAACCACGACTCTCATGTCACCGAGGCCGGTAGCACCGATCCTGTCTACGACATCATTCATGCCTCTCGCGTTGATAACAAGGGGGTGGATGAGAATCTGAACGCCGATATCATTTTGAACTACGAAGGTCCCGAGGGAAACAAGTCGGTGACCAAGCAGGCTCAGATCGCCAACCACGGTGATACCAAGTCGCCTGAGTTCACCCCTGCCGACTTCGGATGGTCCTCGTGGCCCGCAACAGGTGAGGGTAAGAAGTTCTGGTTCGATATCCACGTTGCCAAGCAGGGTAACTTGGAAGAGGCCATTGACACTGCCGACCGTGAAGAGGCTGAGTCCTGGGCTGTGACCCCCAAGAACCCCGTCAAGTACTTGATGAATGGCGAGAACGGCTCTCAGCTCAAGGATCAGGACGTTCTGGCTGCGAACATGTTCTACAACGCGAACATCACCGCGCACTCCAACGGCTACTCGTCTCAGATGACCATCACCGATACCGTGAACACCGCTGATGTCACGATCGGTGATAAGGAAGCTGATAACGCTGATCGCGTCCAGGTCTTTGGTCCTGATGGCAAGCGCGTCAAGTCTGAGATCACTATCGACCGCTCTACCGAGGGCAAGGTCATCATCTCTGGTACTGTGAAGGACATGGAGAAGCAGGGGACTTACACCCTGTCTGTTCCGACCTACACGAAGGCCACTGGCGCTGACTACCGCATCCCGGACGATTCCAAGGCGTGCTACACCGCTGCTGGCGATCACTGCTTGCAGGGTAATTCCGCTGAGACCGGCAAGGTCACCCCGGATCCTGACAAGGTGTGGACTGCTGATGAGGCTGAGGCTCGGCAGACTGCTGACCACGAACGCACCAACCAGAAGGGTGTGGATCAGAAGACGTTCCTGCCCGGCGATAAGGTTTCTGCTGTGGTCAATGACCACATTGCACCGTTCTTGCAGTACAACCTGGAAGAGTACTCCATCGTTGATGACTGGTCTGATGGTCTGACCTACGTCAAGATGGACGGTGCTCCGAAGGTCTTCTTCCAGGGTAAGGACGTGACCAAGGAATTCGAGATCACTAATGATCTTGAAAAGGGTGTCACCACTGCGAAGGCTAAGCCTGAGTTCCTCGCCAAGACTGGCCGCCTGGCTGAGCCGGGTGAAGTCAAGCTCGTCATCTCCGGTGAGTTCCGTCGTGATTACGAGACCGAGGGTGAGACCAAGCAGCTCATCAACAAGGGTCATGTGACCTGGAACAACGAGATGAAGGCCACCAACGAGCCTCCGATCTTCACTCTGACCCCCAAGGTCGCTATCGACGTTGAGAAGTACACTCTCGATGAGGGTCTGGAAAAGGGCGATCGTGACGAGGCTAAGGACGCTCTGACCTTGAAGTCTGCGAAGGACGTCACCAAGATTGGCTTCCTCGTGAAGAACATTGGCGATGCTGATCTTGTCGATGTCACCTTGACTGATAAGACTCACGAGGGTACCACTGGTAACGTCACTGACATCACCTGTGAGATCCCCGCTGATCAGGCTAAGACCGATCAGTCGAACAAGGATAAGGCTGACAAGGCTGACAAGGCTGAGTCGAAGGACAAGACGGCGGATCAGTCAAAGGCTGCTCTGGCGAACGGTTCGACCTCTAAGACTATTACGGTCGCTGGGGACAAGATCGGCACTTTGAAGGTTGGTCAGTCTGTGACGTGCACCGGCTTCCTGAGCGGCGTTGAGGAAGGCACTCTGCACTCCGATACTGCTACCGCTGAGGGTAAGTCGATCTACAACGGCAAGAAGGTCTCGGACTCCGATGACTGGCACGCAAAAGTGAACAAGCCCGCACCTCGTGGCGCTGTCACTGGTGAGGCTGCTGGTGCAAACACCGCTGGTCTGGCCGCTGCTGGTACCCTGATGGTTCTGGCTGGTGCTGGCGCTGGTGCAACCGTTCTTGCTCGTCGCAAGGAGAAGGTTGCCTGAGTAATACGGTGAGCATGGCTTAGGCCGTGTGAACTGATTTGGTCACCCCTGTAGCGAAAGCTGCGGGGGTGACTTTTTATACCCAGCGTTGCACTGGTTCTGGTACCTGTAATAGTGTAGAATGGTTGATGTACCAATGGAATCAACTACATGAGTTGAAAGGTTTGTTATGGTTTTATCTGGCGGCATTACCGTTTTTGATCGCGATCCCAGTCTTAACCCAGATGTACCTGTTCTCGGTATCGTCGGTCTGAAACGTTCAGGTAAAGATACTGCTGCTCAGGCACTTGTTGATCAGGGCTGGACGCGCATGGCGTTCGCTGATCCACTCAAAGAAATGGCTATGGAGCTGCGCGGTGTATGGGTTGAGGTGCCCGAAGGTGTTCATTTGGACGCGTCTGTGCCTGTGATGCGTGATTCATCGGGCCACGGTGGGAGTTTTGCACAGTATCATTACGTCGTTGATGCTCTGGGTATGGAAGCGGCGAAGGATCTCGTGCCTGACGTGCGACGTCTGCTCCAAACCCTTGGAACGGACTGTGTGCGCGGGACGTTTGGTGGCACGGCATGGGTTGATCTGATGGAGCGTAAGATCCGTCAAGCACTCAGTAATGGTGAGTCCATTGTGATCCCCGATGTGCGTTTCCATGAGGAATTTGATCTTATCGCGCGTCTTGGTGGCGATGTGATCGGGGTCTGGCGAGGGGACTATTTTTCTTTTGTTGAAGATGTGCTTGACGACGGGTATGTGTCGAAAGACGAGCATGAGTCAGAGCGAAACGTGTATGAGTTACTTTTACGCACTGGGTTCGTGATCCATAACGATGGGTCTATTGGTGATCTATATGGAGAGATGTGTAATCTTTTCTGACATATGCTTGCTCTTATCTGGCGCTTATCTGGTTTTTATGTGACTGGGTAAGCGCCATTTCTCTTGATACACGAGCCGAATGGTGTTATGATGGTTTATAGATGACCAGATAAGAACCATCTGGTCCGTGTAGTCCACATACAGAAAGGGGTGTCTATGCCCAAGCGTTTTATGGGGTCTGTTCCACGGCCTACGCCGAAGCGGTTCCGTGTCTCTGTTCCAGAAACCGATGAGTCTGTCCTGGCATGGATCGGCGCTCAAAGCGATCTGAGCAATTCGGTACGAGCGCTCATTAGAGAGTCGATTGAGCGCAACGGATACCGTGATGCGACGTGTTATCCCGTCGTGCAGCAACCTCGTCGTGGTCGTCCTCCGAAGAACACCGATGAGGCAGAGGATGCGACTGTGCCTGAGATGATTAAACCTGTGGTCGAACCAGATGATGAGGTTGCCATTACCCCTGCCGTTGTTCCTGTGTCTGCGCATGAGGAACCTGCATATGAAGCCCCGGCTCAGACAAGCGTTGAAGACGTACTCGGTACGTTGCGCTAGTAAAAAGACTGAAACGAAAGGATTGTTCCTATGACTGCTCAAACCCAAAATCTTGTGGGTGGTATTGACGTTGGTAACGGCTATGTGAAGGGCCTGATTCGCTCTGACCGCACTGACAAGGCCGGTAAGCCGATTGTTGATACTGTTGATCTGCCCAGCGGTGTCACTTTGATGACGCGCCCGAACTCTTTGCCTGATCCTGACAATGAGGCGAAGGACAAGTGCGCTGAGGATCTCTACAACAACCTTGATGTGTCGTTCTCGTCCCCCATGGTCTCGAACTCGTACCGACACCTGTTTGGTACTCGTGCGCTCACCGCTAATGGCGCGTTCGATGAGTTCAACGTTGTGGGCCGACGCTCAAAGGCTGAGCAAGAACTGTCCAAGGTCTTGATCTTGGGTTGCTTTGCGGCGAAGGCTCTGCGCGATTACGTGGCTGAGAACAAGGCTTTGCCCGATAGCGAGCTGAATGTACATGCGCGTGTTGCTGTTGCACTGCCCATTGATGAGTACATGCGTCATCGCACCAGCTATAGCGCTCAGTTCATGAGCGGTGTTCACCTGGTGACTGTCCATAACTTTGAGACTCCCGTGACCATCCGCATTACTTTTGATGATGTGGTTGTCATGGCCGAAGGTGCCTCTGCTCAGTGGGCGATCACTGAGAAGGGTGTGCCGCTCATGCAGGCCATGCTTGCTGACGTGCGCTCCCGGGGTCTAGCCCTCGAAGGTGTTACTGCCGAAGATGTCCTGGCTGCGCGCAATACGATCGGTATCGACATTGGCGAAGGAACCGTGAATTTCCCTGTGTTCACCAACGGTAAGTTCAACGCTGATGCCTCCGTGACCTTTGGCGAAGGTTACGGCACTGTGCTCACCCGCGCACTAGAGTCTATGGATGCCGAAGGATTCAACACCGGCTTTACCAGCCGGAAGCAACTGGCTGATTTCCTCCAGCACGCGCCCTCTGCTTTGAAGCGGAACTTCTATGAGAAAGTACGTACCTACGTCGCTCGTGAGATTGAGTTTTTCGCTCGCGCTGTCTCCGATCAATTTGGACGTGTGCTCTCCGTTGTTGGTGCAACCACTGAGGTTGTGTTCGTCTTTGGCGGTGGATCAGGGCCTGTGAAGGACGCGCTCTACCCCTTGCTCTTGGCGAAGGTCGCCGAGATGAACTCAGCGGATGCAATGCCGGTGCTCTACCTCGATGCCTCGTACTCGCGTTCCTTGAACCGTGAGGGTCTGTACTCGATCGCTCAGGCGTCTGCTGTGACGGGCCGTAAGACGAAGGCATCGGCATGAGTAGCCCCTGGGATAACGTTTCTCGTCAGTATGGCGTTCAGCCACCTGGCGAGCCTGATGAGGTTTCTGAGGCGGTAGCAGAAGATGCTCCGACCTCAGAGCCTCGCTCCGGCCTACCTCTCTTTGATGAAATCATGCACAGCAGTGGAACGGAAGTAGCTGAAGCTCAGGCACGCAAGAAGCGAAGCACTCTTGTGACTGGTGTTGTCAGCGTGCTTATTGCAGCTTTGCTGGGCGGCGGTGGGTACCTCGTGTACCGCGCCTACACTGACTCTCAGATCGAAGACACTTTGTCTTTGCCGAGTGACACGTATCAAGATGCACCTGTTGATCAAGGACCTGTTGATCCGACTGCTGAGATGCTGAATCACGAGTGGCCGGTTGTGAACGCGGATTCGGATCAGGGATCGAACACCTGGGATATCAACACTGAGGATCACCGGATTCAAACCATGTCGATTGCACGCATGGCTCCGGGATCGGTGTTTATCCCCGAATCCGGGATTTACATGGAAGTGCAAGGCAGCGATCAGTTTGAGCCATCGAAGTATGGCGACCTGCAAACCATCCACGTGCCAACGAACGTGCATCGCGGGGTCTGGTACTCTGATGGTGCGCCTTTGACTCAGTCGGATACAGGCGTGCTGACTAATGTCACTGTGCACTCTGACCCTGTACCAAGCCATAGCACCAACCCCTCTGTACCAACCTCTGCTCCTACCTCTGCCCCCTCCCCCTCCTCTACTCTTTCTGAGAATCAGGGAACGGGGAATAGTACAAGCGCTGATTTTGGACAAGGAACAACGTTCATTGCTTCCCATGTTGCATGGACGAAGAAACATCGTGGTGCTCTCTATACGATGGCAACCGATGTCAAGCAAGGCGAGCTGATCTGGGCTAAGGGCTTTGACGGCTCTTTGTCCACATGGCGAGTGAACGGTATGTGGACGGAAGAGCACCAAGCGTTCCCTGCTGACTATTTCAGTGCAAAAGGCCCTCGCCGCCTAGTGCTCACCACGTGTGGTGGTAGAGTGAACAAGCAGGGATACTACCAACAGAACGTGTTTCTTATTGCGGTTCCCGTGCCGCTTAACCAGCAGCTTCCGCACTAAGAATGGGATGTGGGTGCGGATGAGAGACACCCCCGTAGCAATGGTGTGAACCATGACTACGGGGGTGTGTTCTATGTGCTATGTGTTTCTCAGAGAGAGAAGCGCTTCCTCAACGCGAGAACTGCGCCAGCCATGAAGGTGAGCAAGCTTCCACCGATCAACGGTAGAGTTGCCGCTCCAGTGTGAGCCAGAGTCGTTCCCTGCTGGTCCACAGAGGTGGAACCGTTAGCAGACTTGGAGCTGCTTTGGGTTGTGGACTGAGTGTTGCTCTGTCCGTTAACGTCCGTGGTACTCCGCTTGTCACCGGACTTGTTATTGTCGGTAGCAGTATCGCCCGCACCGCTTTGGTCTCCAACCTTGTCCCCAGCCTGATCATCAGCCTTGTTCCCATCCTGAGAGCCAGGAACCGGGGTCTCAGTGCTTCCATCGGTAGAAGGAGCCGGAGCAGGGTCCGTGGTCTCGTTACCCGGAGTAGGCTCTGGAGTAGGAGTCACTTCACCAGGAGTGGTTGTATCGGGAGCCGGTGTTGCCTCGCCAGGAGTGGGGGTAGCCGGATCAGTTGTCGTGTCACCCGTGCCAGGAGTCTCGGTGGTTCCACCAGGCGTTGGGGTCGGATCAGGGAGCGGTCCCTCTGGGGTTGGAATGTTCGGGGTCTCAGCGTTGTCGTTAGCGTTGTCGCTCGGAGCAGGCGTAGGAGCCGGTTGTGGGTCCTCAGTGGCGGTACCAGGTGTATTCTCGCTTGGAGTCGGAGTAGGTGCTACCGGAGAATCGCTTTCGTCAGAAGGCTTAGGGTTTTCGCTCCCAGGCGTCTCGGTAGATGGGGTAGCGGGTGTAGTCTCGCTTGGAGCAGGTGTCACAGGTGCGGTCTCATCTGTTGCCGGAGCGGGTGTAACAGGCGCTGGATCTGCGGGCGCTGGATCTGCGGTCGGCGGGGTTACCCCATCACGATCGGGGAGTGCTGGGGCTGGGGTTGTTTCAGCAGGGGCCGTTTCAGCGTTAGTCGAAGCCGCAGTTGCTTCTGTATCGGCAGCTGTACTAACAGCTCCATCGCAGATCAAACCGTTCTCGTATGCTACGCCTGCGCTGGTGCCAGGGGTGTACAGACGCGCATCGTCTGCTGCGGTTGGAACTCGGCAGTTCTCATTACCAAGGTGATCTTCTGCTGCCATAGCTCCGCCTGCCAAAAGCATGGTGAGCGCTGCGGTTGCGCCAAGGGTTGTCGCCAGCTTCTTAGCCGGTGTCATTCCATTCATGAGGAGTTTCCTCTTTCTTTATCGCATATTGTGACGGGGTGGCACAATAAAAATAAAAGACCCCGTAGGTGTAGTATACCTGGATTACGAGGCTTTTTGTACTGTGATGTGCTGAAATGTCAGTCAGCATGACGTTTAGTCAGAGCACGATCCGTTCCAGTTATCAGAAAGAGAGATGTGTGAGTTGGTGATATAAATGAAAACCCCTGTAGCACCAGTTTATCTGGTACCACAGGGGTTTCGTGTCGTTGTGTGACTCAATATTCAGTTATAGTGCGTGGATCAGAACGGGGGATTGTCCTGATCGGCGATCCCGACGAACGGCGACTGCATGTCGTCGTAGACGGGAGCCTGAGGTGCAACCGGAGCAGCCTGAACAGGAGCAGCGGGGGCTGCGAGCTGTGCTGCGCGGTTGTAGGCATCCTGAGCGGCAACGCGCTTGGCGAGACGATCAGTGGTGGTCTTGCGCGACTCCAGCATCTGAACGTCAGAGACGATCAGCTTGGTGGCGAAGTGGCGCTCACCTGCGCGATCGACGTAGGAGTCGGTGGTGGCGCGGTAAGTGACCTCGACAAGGTCACCCTTGTGGATCATGTCGAAAACGCCATTGTCGCGGTCAGCGGGAATGAAGCGCTCGACGGGCACTGGGTCGGTGCCACGTTCGCCGTTGCGATTAGTGAAGTCCTGATCGACCAGAACGGTGAAGCGAACGGTGCGAGAACCGTCAGAGTTGTCGAAGAAGCGAGGGTCTGCTGCCAAGCGGCCAAGAGCGATACCGTGGTTGCGAGTGTTGATACGAGCCATTGTTATTCTCCTTTGTGTGTAACACGTAGATCTTTGTGATCTTGATCAGTATATCTTTGGGTGCATCTGTGATGCACTGAGATAAACTATTTGTTCTGCTTTTTCAGCAGAATTGCTCCCAGACTAGGACTCGAACCTAGACCAGCAGATTCAGAGTCTGCTGTGCTGCCATTACACTATCTGGGAAGGGGCCAAGAGACAAGGGGTGTTTCTTGGCTGTGAGAGTCAGTATCCTTCTTCCTCGTCCAGGTCAAGGTAGATCTCAGGTTCCGTGGCGATGAGGTAGTCGCGGAAGCTCTCGATGATGTCTTGCCAGACATGGCGAGATCCGAACAGGCGGTCCAGCTCGGGCCAGTATTCGGTGTTCTCGGAGTCACCGACGATGTGAGAGGTCTGTTTCCAGATGCTGTCACCGATGTTCTCAACCTCGGTGACGAGCAGGGAGATATGGGGGTAGTCCTCGTGGTTGTAGTCCTCCCATAGTGACACGTGGTAGTTGTGGTTGTAGTCGTCACAGTAGGTTTCGTACCAGAGGCGATTCTCTTCGAATAGGCCGTAGTCGGCTGCGACGAGATCCCACTGCTCCCAGTCAAGGTTCAAGGGCTTATGAGGCATAGTGATCTCCTTTTGTGTTGTGTTGGTTGGTGTTGAGACGTGGCTCCCAGACCAGGTTTCGAACCTAGACTCCCGGAATCAAAGTCCGGCGTGCTGCCTTTACACTATCTGGGATTAGGTGGGCCAGGTGGGACTCGAACCCGCGAAATTTCCGATGGAACCGTGTAACCCCTGTGATAACACTTGTGCACCAGTGTTATCGGTTGTTATCACGCTCGCATCGGACACTAAGCCACCCGTCTCCGGCCCGTGGCTATTCATAGACTCAATCGATGCAATTTATTGCATAAGAGTTTGTATTGTGGGCCAGGCTGGATTCGAACCAGCAATGTTTCTCATGTGCCCGATTTACAGTCGGGTGCCTTCACCAATTCGGCGCACTGACCCTTTTTTGATGCATTATGCAATGCGTCGGAACGGTGAGACTCGAACTCACGACCCCCTGGTCCCAAACCAGGTGCGCTACCACCTGCGCTACGTTCCGTTGGTGGCGGGTGTGCTCCTTGGCCCCAGATCACCTCTGTTAATAGGTTCAGGAGCACACCGGATGCGGCCAACGATCAGAAAGGTGATTTCCAATCGTTCCGCTACCTCCCTGTGGCTGCGTGCAGAGAGGTGGTATGTGGTGGGAGATGCTGTTTGACGAGCCGACAGAAACACACACTATATTAAATTATGTGCTCGTCTGGGGTGCGACCCCATACGTGATCCCCCGATCACGGCGGTTGGTCTAGTCATGGAACCGAGGCAAGGAAAGTTCAATGGCAGGAAAAGGTAGCTATCCTTTCCCTAATCATCCAGCATTATCCAACCGCTGGGTGGTTCCCTCAGCGGGACTTGAACCCGCACACCCATGATGGGTACCTGATTTTGAGTCAGGCGCGTCTACCAGTTTCGCCACAAGGGATTTTGATTGGTATATCAGTATTATATACCATGCGTCAGTTGTTCGCTATATCTCTTGCGCGCGAGATGATCATTGTAGTATCGGGGCTATGTGCGGCATTACAACGTCGAACAATTTCTGCGAGATCATCATTAGTGTAATGATTGTCCCATGGGTCCACCCAAACGCAAAAAGGTTCATCGGGGTTGTATGGTCGATGGACGTGATAGAACGTATTACACCCCGGTGGATCAATGATCGTACCAGCGGAGAAACTACTCGCCTTGAAAATATGACGAGTACCATCAGGACCTTCGGCTTCGAACATGTCGCCAGTGAGCTTTTCTGGCTCGCTCTCATCTTCTGTAATTGCTTTTTCAGCCTTTTCTGAGGTATCAATGGGATTATCCCCATTATCTCTATCGGTGATAAGAGACTTATCAATGTCGATGTTGAAGATGTCGCAGAAGCAATCAAGAGCGTAGTCGAGATCGGTCTTGACATCGAAGTCGGATTCATTTTCTTCAGAGATTTCATCGGAAAAAGCATCGTTGAGCATGTCGTTGAGAAGTTCAATGAGAGCTTCTACATTACCTATGAATTTTTGATGGTTAGTCATGATGTAATCCTTTTCGAACTTTGGGTTTAGTGACGGATCTCAGCAGTGTTGTAGTCGATGCTCCAGCCATTCGCCGTGTTGTACACAGTGACGTGCTCGGAGAGCGACTGATCGCATGATTCCATATCCACAGTTACGGTGCGAGGTATGAGTTCATTACCGTTGTAATTGGGCGTGACAGCGTAGTAGAGCGGGCAGGAAGCATGAGCCTGGTTATCCAGGTATGAGCGCGCCTTGGTCTCGGTGTAGGCCATACCACCGTTGTGAGCAGAGCTGATGCCGACGTTTTGCGTACGGGTTCCGGTGACAAGGTTCTCTTTCACCGGGTCGCCACCGAGAGAATCAGCGATCATGTGCGAGCGGTTCCAGAACCACCCTGTGTATGACTGCGAGCCATCGGTGATCGTGGCCTTTTGGTTCCGAGCGGGCCAGCCTGTGGGGTTGACGTCGATGTGCTGACGGCCCCGAGCTTTAGCAGCTTTGCGCATATCGGTCGTGAGCAAGCTATAGGCGCATGTGGGCCTGCCTAGAGAGTCGAGATCACAGTAGGTGATCTGACCTTCTTTTGCGGCCTTGTATGAGCGCTGGGCCTGCCCGTCAAGGCGGTAGTAATCAGCGTTGTACGTGATGCGCGGCGTGGGCTGGGTTGATTGCGTTTGCTGTGGCTGGGGATTAGTGCCCCGCAACTTGTATGCAAAGGTGATGTATCCGGCAATCATGGCTGCACAGATGATCAGTGCGAGGGTGATGATTCCAATCAACCCGAGGTGTTTCTTTGACATGGGTATTGTCCTTTAATTAGTGGCGGTGTTTGTGCGAAACGGGCGGGCACCAGCCATGGCCGGTGAGCAACCATTCGACATCAACATGCAGCATGTCTGCAAGCAGATCGAGGTCTCCAAGTGTGTGATCCAGTAGCTGACCAACAAGCGTTCGGATGACGTTGTGGTCAGTGTTTGGATGGGTTTGGTCACTACGAGAGATCACTCGATCGATGAAAGCCTTCTGAGCGCTTTCAGTTGTGATGTAGTGGATGTCAATAGCCATGGTGGTGGGCCTTTCTGGATTAGCGTTTCCAGATTTCTCCAGTGCGATAGCTAATTGCTTCCTGGGTCGAGTAGAACACCGTGACGTTGTAGAGGGTGTGACGCTCGGAGAGCACATGATCACATGATTCGATGTCAACAGTCACGGTGCGGGGGATGAGTTCATCGCCTTCGTAATTCGGTGTCACAGCGTAGTACAGCGGGCACTGTGCGTTGCCGGGATTGCTCAGGTAATCTTTGACTTTTTGTTCAATCTCATCAAAGGTCTTGTGGTACGGACGTGTGGCTGGAATGAGGTTGTTCTTTTGGATCTCACCACCAAGAGCCGGGCTGATGAGCGGTGTTTTGAGCCACTGGTCGTTCTGCGCGGGCCAGCCGGTGGGGTCAATGGTGATCTCAGTGCGTTGATAGTTATCACCAGCTTGGTTGTTAGCAGCAGTGAGCAGTCCGTAGGCACAAGTGGGACGACCGTATGCGTCAGGATCACAGTAGGTGATCTGACCTACATCTTTAGGTTGGTACAGATGCTTGGCGCGATCGGGGTATGGGTCACCTTTGGTGTCACGGTCATGAGATAGGATGACCTCTTGCCCTGTAATGAAACCCTCGGGTGTTTTAGGGTTAAACGTGTGGTAGGCGCTGACCCCTAAAAGGATCAGGGGGCAGGCCGCGAATACGATCAATATAGTACCTAACAGGCCGAGGCCGCATTCCTTGTCTTGCGATGATTTTGAGACCAATGGAGTATCGGGTTGTGTTGTCATGATGAAGTCCTTTTATATCAGTGTGAGATCGGCCCGCACCATCCGGTGCCGGTGAGAAGCCACTGCGCGTCCACGCGAAGCGTCCCGGCGAGGTCGTTGAGGTCTGCTTGTGTGAAGCTCAGGAATGATTCGATGTAGGGTTTTACGCGACGCGGGTCAGCAGCGGGATTGAGTTCTTTGATGCGACCCATGACACGCGTAGTGAACGCGGTGGGAGCATCGGAGTCTGTGATGAATGAGATGTTGACTGCCATGTTTCGGCCTCTTTCAATCAGGAAAGAAAAGAAAAAGAAAAGAAGCACCCCACCCCTCGTAGGCAGGGAAGGTGGTGAGGGGTAGGGTGCGAAAGTGTCATGATTATTTTCGGCGCGAGATATCGCGCCACTACTTTCTATCCTACTCTAATGAAGGATTGGGTGCTCCCAGTAGTAGACGCCCATCGCTACTTTAGGGATCAGTGCGTCAGAGGGTTGGGATGGATCTAGCGCTTTGCGTGCATCCTTCCACGGGTCTTCTGCACATACTCGCTCACTTAGCTCAGCGCCGGTCATGTGTCCCAGAGCGGTGCAGATGCGAATGATGAGGTTCTTTTCCTCGTCGCTGAGCCGATCGGGGTCGCCTTGTGGAAGTTCACCGGGACGGATAATGAACTTATTTCGGTGCAAAATGAACAAAAGTGGGCACACAGGGCCGCTTCTCCAGGCGTAGAAGTCTTCTGGGAACAGTGGCGTGCCCTGGTGTCTCACGAGGTGCTCTGCCTGCGCATAGAACGCGAGCTTGTGTAGTTGCATTGTTGTGATAGTACCTGTTCGGGTGAGGATATAGGCGGCAACGTCGGTGATGGATTGGGCCATGGATGAGTCCTTTCTACGAGATGTGTTACAGGGTGTAGGTAGTTCCATGATCGGGATGCGTTGGGTTGTAGACCCATATGCGGCGGTTCCATACCACAAGCACGGGGATACCGGATTGGTACGCGAGGTCGATGCATCCCCATGTGCCGCGCGAACCTTGTCCCTTGGGGTGGTCAGGGAAGGCCAGGCAGAGGTCGGCTCCAAGATTCACCATCTCTTCGTTACGGATGGGACCAGCAGACCTGCCGTACTTTGTCCAATCGGCTCGATGAATCTCAGTAGGTAGGTTCAAGAGCTGTTGTCCCATGCGAGCAGCTTCTGTGTCTGCTCCTGTTGCGCCGCCATGGACGAGAACAGGGAGTTCATGGGTCTTTTCAAGGATTTCTCGCACGGCGATGAGCAGAGCGTGTGAATCATATGACGTCCATTGGTGGTTGCGAGAACCTGTGATGAGCAAGCGTGACATAGGGGCGCTCCAAACAAAAAGAAGGAAATAAGAATCTGTATAATTATCGGCACACACCAGTGTGCCACAGAACTATGTTATACTTAAGTATCAACGGAAACGTAGAGCCATAAGGCTTTGAAAGGAGAACTTAACGGTGAGCGAACGTGATGCGGGCGAGCCGATGGTGCGGCTCAACGTCCGTATGCCGCAAAGCATACGTGACAAGGTTGCGTATTGGGCTGAGAAAGAGGGTTTAAGCGCCAATGATTTCATCATTGAGTGCATCGAGGGGCATATCGCCAGGGCTAATGGTGATTACGATCTGCCGACCCTAGAGCAGGCACGTCTGGCTCAACTCGTTGATGCACAGGTTGTTCTTGCGAGTAACGTCGCTAACCTTCATAAGATGGTTGAATCAATGGCGGGTACCATCATTGGCCTCACCCGAGGAGACAGTTACCTGCTCGATGACGAGGACGGAGAAGAATGATGCCTGAGTACGATTACGACGGTAGAGCGCCTGAGATTTTTGATCCTCGCGCTGCCATTAAGAAGCAGTTGCGCGAGCGGGGCCATAGCGATCGGCCTGTTGTGGTCTCAGCGCGTGGGCAGCACGGTGGAAATGGTGGTCACAGTAGCGCTGCTCCTGGGGCCACTTCTGGTATCGGTGCAACGCCACCACAGCCCCAGCGCGATGAGCCAGGGGATGCGATTACGGAAGCAGAGGGTGTTAACTCGTCTGCTCGTGAGAGTGAGACGCCTAGCGGTGAACCTCAGAAGGGGATTGATGAGCCAAGTCATGAGACGGTGCCGATGACTTTGCGTCATCGCGATGGCAGCGAGATCCCGGTGACGATCGAGGGCGACGCCTCGTTTACCTTTGATGGTGAGAAGAAGCGACCGCGCCCCGTGCCTGCGGTGCTTGACCAGGCGATTCGAGACGAGTTGACGAGGCTTGGGGCACCGGCACTAGGTGCTGCGCTGACAGCATCAACCCAGAGTAAGGCTCTGTCGTTTGCGTCTCTGATCACGGCGCTTGCAATGAGTTCTCTTGACATCGAGATTCCAGGGGTGGACGAGAACACTCGTCGCGCTGCTGAGGTACTGCGCACAGGACAGGGGCGCGTTGCTGCCATTGAGATGAAGGTGGAGCAGGTGCTGGATAACCAACAGCGTGCCCAGAAGGATCTTGATGCGATGACGAGACGGGCGCTCAGCGCTGAGAAACAGCTCTATGAGCTGGAACTCATGCTCACATGGTTGCTCGTCGACAAGACTGAACCGCTTTTGTTCAACCAGGTGACATCTTCCGCGATCGATCTGACGAACAAGACTGTGCTTGATGCACGGGCGCGTCTTCGAGAGAAAGCTCGCGAGTTGGATCGAGCCGAGTCGGTGCAGCGTGGTCAACTGCGGATCGTGGAGTAAGTGTTGCACTATCTTCGTGACAATGATAGAATTGTCTCATGAACGAATTGAAACTCTTTTCCGAAGGTAGCGTGATTGACTTGGTATGCCGGGGTTGGTCACGTGAGCGTATTCTTGAGCGCACTGGTATTGATCCCGGTTATCACAACGCCTCAGTGAAGACTGAGCTGAAAGGTGTGGATCGACACGCCTATAAGATCGAGCATGTGAGGAGCCGCGTTGCACCTGAGCTGGTGCGAGAGGCGCTCGAACAGTATGCAACATGTGAGTTGGACAAGGTTGGTGTGTTGGAGCATCTTGGTTTGCACGATGCTGTGAATCTCATCAAACTCTCTGTGCTGTTTACAGTATTGGGCTTGGGTGATGAGTTCAAGGACGCGGATCGTCGTTACTGTCAGGGCAATATGCAAGCAGGCATGATTGCTCAGTACGGTACGGACAATCCGTTTAAGCTTGGTGAGTACCAGGAGAAGGCTGCTCAGACACGAGAGGAACGTTACGGCGCTCGTTACACGTGGGCTGATGGGTCTGTGCTCGCTGATGGGGCTTTAAAAAAGGCCGCTCAGACGCTAGAGTCCAGGCGTCGAACCCGACGTAAACAACGTTTTGCTCGTGAGAAGCGCGAGTCCAATTAGGTATTTTGATTGAGAATTGAGGTATAGGTATGACAGTCGGTATTCTTGCTGAGAAGCCAAGCGCTGCGCGTAATTTTGCAAAGGCGCTTGGGGGACAGAGCGGCACCTACAATGGCGAATCGTATGTTATTGCTTTTGCACGTGGACACTTGTTTGAGCTGAAGCAGCCTGTGGACCAGGTGGCTCCGGCTAAACGTGAAAGGTATGCATCGTGGGCACTGAAAGATCTTCCGTGGGATGTAACTGATTTTGCTTTCGAGCGGGAGAAGAAGAAAGACACCTCGAATCTGTTGGCTGACATCAAGAAAACGTTGAGTTCTTGCGATTCCATCGCGGTGTCGACAGATTTAGACCCGAGTGGCGAGGGTTTTTTGCTCGCTTGGGAAATTATTGCTGAGCTTGGGCTTGGGCATAAGCCCATCTATCGTATGTACTTTACCGATGAGTCCCCGGCATCGATCCAGAAGGCGTTCGTTTCACGCAAGCGGATCACATCACCAGAGGATCACGACGAGTATCGTATGGCGTGGCTCCGCTCTCGATGGGATTTCCTCTCCATGCAGTGGACACGCATGGCATCTCAGCTTGCGGGTCAGCGCGTTGTTGTGCGTCAGGGACGACTCAAGTCGGCGATGACGGTGCTCGTGGGCGATCAGCTCAAGGCACATAATGCATGGAAGAAGGTTCCGTTCTACGAGCCTCGTTTCCGTGATGAAAACGGCGTCATGTACGTTGATCCCGATGCCACGCGATGTGCTCGTGAGAGCGATGTGGATCTGAGCGGTCTACACGCATCGAGCGTGACGGTGGATTCCAAGACGATGAAACGTTCTGGCCCGCCTCGGATGCTTGATCTGGCAGGACTTTCTGCATTGCTGAGCGCCAAGGGTGTGAAAGCAGCAGAAGTGTTGAAAACATACCAGGCCCTCTATGAAGCCCAAATATGTAGTTATCCCCGCACAGAAGACAAGCATGTTACCAAGGAGCAATTCGCTGAGCTTGTTCGCAATGCTCCGGCCATCGCTCGCGCTGTTGGTATTGACCCATCGCTGCTCACGCATACCGCCGCTCGTTCCACCCATGTGAAGGACTCAGGAGCACATGGTGCGAACCGCCCTGGTCCGAACATTCCGTCCTCTCTTGCAGAAGTGGAGAACAAGTACGGTAAGACCGGCGCGATGATCTATGAGCTGCTCGCTCGCTCGGCCCTAGCTGTGCTCGCGGAAGATTACGAGTACGAGGCTCAGAAGGGCCACGTTACTGATTTCCCTGCATATGTCGGATCATGCTCCGTTCCTAAGAAGCAAGGCTGGAAGGCCGTGCTCGGCGGTGCATCGATGGCGGATGATGATACGGACGAGAACAACAGCGCAGGTCTGGGTACTCAGGCGAAGCCGTTCGTTCATGAAGGCGTGCCGCCTCGTCCTGCTGCACCCACTGTCAAGTGGCTCATGAAGCAGCTGGAGCGACGCGATGTGGGCACTGGCGCAACGCGCACCAGCACGTTTGCTGAGGTGTCGAGTTCTAAGTCTCGTTATCCACTTATGAGCGAGACGAGGGGCAAGATTGATCTGACCGAAACAGGCGAGATCAGCTACCGCCTGCTGCCGGGGACACACATCGGTGATCTGGCGATCACAGAGCGTGTGTTCTCGGACATGAAGGCCGTGGCGAAAGGTGAAAGACAAGCAGATGATGTTCTGGCTGAGGTGGCTAGGCTCGTAACCGATGATATTGCCGTGATGACGGCGAACGCTCAAACGATGAGAAAGGATTTAGGAATGGGCGACTACGTGGAAAAGGAATACTTCGAGGGAACCTGGCAGAAGACGGGTGAGCATGTGCGGTTCAACCGTACATGGAGTGGGCACCGTTTCACCGATCAGGAGTGCATGGATCTCCTGGCTGGTAAAGACATTGAAATCACTGCTCAGTCCAAGAAGACTGGGGATGATTTCACGGTGATCGGCGCGCTGGGCGAAGGAGAGTACCAGGGACGTACCTTCGTTGGGTTCACCCCTGATTTCACCAAGCCGACCTCTGCTGCAAAGCGTGGGGTTGCCCCCAAGATGATGCTCGGTGTCAAGCTTACTGACGAACAGCGAGAAAAGATCGAAGCCGGGGAAAAGGTCTTGGTCAAGGGCATGAAGTCCAAGAAGTCCGGTAAGAACTTTGATGCCTACTTGTTTCTTGAAGATAAGCCGGATGGCACTCGCGGAATCGCATTCTCGTTTGATGCGTGAGTCGATCTAGGTGTGAGAAAGGAGAGCGCGACGTATGGCGAAAGATCGGTACTCAGTACCCGTGTCGCTCGATCGGTCGATTCTTGACCATGAATTGAGCTTGTCGAACAAGTCGTTCCACATGAAGCCACTGCCTATGAAGGTGATCTTCACCTACGTTGGCTCCATTGTGGTGCTCATGTGGCTGCTCACAGGCACTCCGCTTAAAGGGTCGAGCTTTGGGTTTCTTGCGCTGATCACGATTTGGTGGATTGCTGCAACGGCGTATTTCGCCGCGTATTCCAAGACCAAGGAAATGCGCATGAACCAGATTGGTGCTCTGCTTGACTATGTCCCGAAGAAGTCGCGCCGAGTGCTCACTCGGTCAGACTCTCGTACGGGACCGTTTCAGTCCATCGTGGGGATCCAAAGCGTTGATGAAAGTACTGGTCTCATCACGTATGTGGACGGGATGGTGGGACAAGCCTACTCCGTCGTTGGATCAGCCTCGCGCCTCTTGTTTGATCAAGACCGTGATGCGATCTTGAACCGGAACGATCGGTTCTATCGTAAGCTGGAACCGGGCGTGGAATGGGTGTTCGTTACCACGAAGGAACCGCAACGCGTGTATGCTCAGGTGGCTGCGCTTGAAAAGCGTAACCAGGCCCTACCCCTAGAGGCACGGGATCCTGAGCTGGTCGCACTGATGGATGAACAGTATGAGTCACTGCGCTCATACGTTGGATCGAGCTTTTTCAGCATCCATCAGTACCTGATCCTCATCGCTCGAAACGAGGAAGAGCTGCGTAAGGCGCACAACCTGCTCGACTCAGAGGCGGCAGACTCGTCGCTGATGTTTAAGCAGGTGTCGATGCTCACCTATGATGAGACGATCGATCTTCTAGCAACCCACTATGGGCCGGTAGCTATGACGAAATAGTCACGTGAATTGTTACCTGGCGCACCCCTGAATGATAGTGTTCAGGGGTGCGTTTCTTTTGGTTTTCGTTTAGAATATATTGAGTAACCACTATAATCGAGTTGTCATATACGAGGGAAAGGAGTGGCATTGGCGAAGGGTAAAGCGCAGGCTGTACAGACGCAAGCGGTTGATACCTCAGTATGGGGTGGGGCTACGCAGCGTGTACGCGAAGTGAGTGAAACTCATGCAGCGTCCGAGGCGCGCGATAGGGCCGAGTCGAGCGAGCGTACTTTGAAGGGCATGTCGCGTAAGGAGCGTAGGGCGTTCTTTTCACGGGCGAATAATGGACAGGTGAGGGACTATCCTCATCTCTTGGCCGTGAAGCCCAGACAGGGCTACGTGTTCCATTCCGACTATTTCGAGATTGATGGCGAAGTCGGGTGCATTCTCAGTTATTTCCACGACGAGAGCGCACGTGATGAGCTGCCACCGTTTTGGGGTGTGAATCTGATTCCGTATCTCCCTCAGAACGTGACGGCGATCTTGCTCGAACAGGTTTCTCGCGTCAGTGAGTCGTGGCTGACCGATAAGATTAAATCCTCGGAACGCCTCGATCGTCTCGACACCCAAGAACAGAGCGAGAACGGTACCACGTCGTCTCGACGTAAGGCATCGAAGGTGTCTGCCGATATCGAACAGGTGATCGACGAGATCCAAGACGGAGCCGCGTATCTGTCCGTGCATTACCGCATCTTGCTCAAAGCCCCCTCTTTAGAGGTGCTCGATGACGTGATCGATGACTTGCGACGCAAATACATCGACGCTGTGGGCAATCTGTCGATCGCTGGTCACCACGGCCTTCAGCGCCAGGAGCTTGCCACGCTCTTTTCCCCGAATGCCTCGAAGAAGGGTAAAGGCTTCCATTTCACCTCGACTGAGCTGGCGGGCGCTTTTAACCTCGTCACCAACGGTTTGAACGACCGTGGCGGCGAGTTCGTCGGTTACATGGTGGGCGACGTCAATAACTCCGGCGTGCTCATGGACGTGGACATGTACAAGCACCACGTCGTGGTTGCCGACGATGATAAGTCTCGCGCCCCGCGTATGAAGAACGCTCAGATCGCCGACATGTGGGGATCGAAGATTTCCCAGGCAGCACTCATCAATAGCAAGCGCGTTGTTCATATCGTGCTTGATGGAGCTGATCTTACGGGCGCTCTTGGGCCTCGCATGGAGACGATCACTGCTCGCATTGATATGTCTCAGGGTGATGTCAACCCCTTTGAGGTGTTTGGTGAGCGTAAGGATCAGCTGGGGCTGTTCTCCACTCACTTGGAGAAGCTCGTGCTCATGACTGAGCAGGCGTATGAACCAACTGATTCGGATCGCTCGATTATCCGAGCTTCGCTCAAAGATACGCTCACTCAGTTCTATGTCGATCAGGACATGTGGGTGCGCAACGCGAAGTACAACGCGGATCGCTTGCGCTTGGTTGGAATCCCTCATGACCAAGTCCCTCAGCTCAAGCTGTTCGTCACGTACCTGGATCAGCGCTACAAGGCGCTGACAGGTAAAGCGAACCGTGACGATGAGCTACTGCACGCATACTCGGTACTCTCTGCCGTGTTCAAGGACATGCTCGATGCTAACGGTGACTTGTTCAACGTCGTGACGAAAGACGTTATCGATGGGGCACAAAAGGCTCGCCGCGTGATCTATGATTTCTCGTCCCTTGTCAACCGTGGCAAAGGCGTGGCGATGGCACAGCTCGTCAACGTGCTGGCGTTCGCGGCTTCTGCGCTTGGTGAAGGCGATACGCTCATTGTTCATGGGGCAGAACTGATCGACGGGGGCGTTAAACCCTATGTCACCGATCAGTTCGAGCGACTGTACCGCCGTAATGCACGTGTGGCCCTGTGCTACAACGGCGTGAAGGCGATGCTCGATGACTCAGAGTTCAATCACTTTGATGAAGCCGATTGGACGGCTCTGGGCGCCATGAGTGATGCTCTGGTTCCGGTTTACGAGAAGAAGCTCGCCAAGCGCATTCCTGTCGATATGACGAAGGTCATCACTCGCCGAGGCGAGGGGTTGACGTTCTTGCGACGCGGGACTGTTAACGTCGTCTTTAAGCGTGACCTTGCTCTCGGAGTCAATGCTCACGTTCGAGACGTTGTTTATGATGGATCAGTTGCACCGGGTCGTCACAGGGGGTCTGTAATGGCAAAAGGTAGTGATGGTGACAAGCAATGATCAAGAAAGGTGACACGAAGTCAATGAAACTGATGAAACGTCGGGGGAGTGACGATACCCCTCGCACTATGCGACGAAGCGTGCGTCTGCTCACCGGAGCAACGCGCGCGATGTCGCTGGTCATCGCTGTAATGGTCATTGCTTTTGGTGCAATGATGATTGGCGGGAGTGCTCAGGCTACCCCTGGTTCTTCCGGTAATACGGAAAAGTATGATTTCTACACACTGTCATCGAATGTTACAGCATACTTTTCCGAGGCAGCTAAGCCTGGTGCTAAGTCTGGTCTGTCTGCGGATGAAGGGTGGACAGATATCGCCGCCAGCGCGAGCACAGGTGGTGATCTGCTCGGGTATGGCGACGAGAATATCTCCAGCGCATCTGGCTGGCTAATTTCTAAGACGACTGGCGCATCAAATGTTGTCGGTTACGACTCGTTGCGCGCTAAGGATAGTGAGGGAGCCAGCTATAAAGGCGTTCTTGAATACACACAGTACGGAGCATTGCTCAATGCCTTGGGTCTAGACTCTACGTCAACGGGTCTGAGTCTTCACCTAACGAACGTGTTCTTCGGCGGAATCATGATCATGCTGTATCTTCTCGCCGGTGGTATCGACACTATTTTCTCAGCTGTTGTGTGGATCCTCGACACTCTCAACCCGTTTAGGGTGTTTTACACGGGTGTGTCGAAGGCAAGCGCGGCAATGGCCGATGGCATGACGGGTGGGCAAGGTGTTCCTGAATGGATGAAAAGCCTTGATACCTGGTTCTCAGGCTGGTACCAAGCGCTCGTTAATCTTTCGTGGACTGTGCTCACGCCGTTGTTCCTATTTACGTTCCTCTTGTCAGCTTTGATGTGGAAGAAGGGTCAAGCTCTGAGCGGTTTGAAGAAGCTGCTCGTGCGTGTTCTCTTCCTCGCGTTCGGTCTACCTCTTATTGGGTCGCTCTATACGGCATCACTGTCTGTTATGAAGGATGCAACAGCTGGTGCTGGCATGGGTGCAACCCGCGTGATTCTCTCCACTTTTGTGGATTTTGAGACTTGGGCGAAGATCAATCGTTTGGCTGTACCCGATGGGGCAGAACTGTCGTGGGACGTTGGTAAGCAATCTCCAACAGGGGCTTCTGTTAACCATCTTCGTCAAACTAGCGTAGCGATTAACAAGTTGGCTAACCCTGCTTTCCAGAACATTGCCGATATCAATGTTTCTCAGCTCGGTTCGGTGTCTACGGATGCGACTGCTGAGGATGCTGGAAGTGGAAATCTGAGTGCTTTGGCGTACACAGGCACGATAGATATGTTGCTGCGTTATATGCGCTCCGATGTGTATGAGTCTTCGGATTTCGAGACTGCTGCTAAGGCTCGCTTGAGTGCGAATGCTGGTCAAAGTGATGAGACTGGCGCACTTGCACGAAGCTGCGCAACGACGTGGTTCAATGTTCAAACCGATGGTTCAACTAAGCCTGATAGTCAAGCCGATGGGAAGTGTTCAAAACTCAAAGCCTCGGAAAATCCTGTTCTCACGACGAGCGGTCGAGGTCTGTACGTTCAGCCGTATGGTGAGATTCGCACCTTTAAGACTGATGCTAGCCCCAGGCCGGGAGCTTTTGTTCTTATGAACGGGGGAAGTGCAGAAAACGCAAACCTGTCACCGTTGGCAATGTACAACTACTTGAACACCTCGTTTGATAAAAACGCGCTGACCGTGTATTCGTCGAGTAACGCGGTATCCAAGGCAACGCGTGAATACCATGGGTCTGTGAACCTTGTGGGATCATCGGGTGTGAACTGGCTGTACTGGCTCAACAGCTCGGTGACGCTCTTGTGCTTCGTGGTGCTGGGTCTTGGGTATGCCTTTGGTATGCTCACGGGCGCGATCAAGAACTCGCTGCATATCATTACAGCCGTGCCTTTTGCGACGATTGGTTCTCTGGCAGGGATTGCCAAGGTGCTCATCTACACCTTCACGATGATCACAGAGATTATCGGAACGATGTTTATCTACCGATTGGTTCAAGAGATCATCGTCTCGGTGCCGAGCATCTTTGAGGGCGGCTTGGAGCATATGTACAACTCGCTGGGTGGCTTTGGCGATTTCTTGCGCAACAGTGGGTACGTCACGCTGTTTACAGCGATTGTCTCAACTGTTGTTCTGCTGATATTGACCGCGAAGATGATGCGTTTCCGTGGCGCTTTCGTTAAGGGTCTGAATGAGGCTGTCACCAAGATCGTGGACAAGTTCTTGGACACGAACGTGCTTCCGCCTTCTGCGTCAGGTGGCAAGATGATGCCCGCTCTTGCAGGCGTTGGAGCAGGTGTTGGCTCTGCTGCTGCGAATCGTCTCATGAGTGGTCGCGGTGGCCTTGGATCGGGTAATTCTGCTCGCGATGCCATCTCACGTGGTCTGGGTGTTGTAGGTGGAGCCGCTGCTGGCGGTTCGTCGATCAACGGCACGGATAATCCAGATGAAACAGGACCGGGTGCATTAGGTTCTGGACCCAGCAGCCCAGGCGGAAGCGGCGGCGGTGGTCTGCTGCTCAGTGATGGTAGCGGTGGTATTGCTTCTCGTGATGGGGGCTTGTCTGCTGGTGGTACTTCCACAGCACTGGCAACCTCCGCATCGGATCGTCAGCTTGCTCGTGAGGTGGATAGCCGTGGTGGTCTCTCGGAGCCTCCACGTCTCGAAGCTGGTCCGAAGTCTGATAAGAAGGCGGACGCTGCTGCATCGAGCATTGTGGCAAACGGCGAAGGTGATGGCGTGAGCGCGTTTACCGGATCGATCCGTGAAACCATGGACGCTCACCGCAAGGCTGATCAGGCTCGTCGCTCTCAGCTGACCTCGGGTGTGAAGGCTGTGTATCACGGTGCTAAGGCAGCAGGTCGAGCATCTGTTGGTGACGCGGCTGGTGCTGCCCAGGACGGCAGTAAGGCTTTGGGCGATCTCCAGCAAGCTCGTAGCAAGGGCCAGGAAGCAAAGGCTCACCGTCAGGTGGCCGAGGCTCCGCGCCCTGTGCGCCGGGTGCAGCCACAGGTGCAGCAGCAGAGCAGCGCTCCTGCTCAGGCTCCTGCCCAGGCACCTGCTCCAAGGCCCGCACCAGTTCAGCCTGCTGCACCGGCTCGTGGCCGCGCTCCGCGTCTGGTGAGCCAGCCTGCTCAACCTCAGCCACCAGCACCCCAGGTTCCGCACCTGCCTCCGACCACTCGTAGCGTGGCAGTGCCTAAGCCCAGGCACGTCCCAAGCGTTCCGCCTGTGGTGAAGAAGTAATGGGTATGTGAGACGGGTAACGCCCTCGGTTGTATTGGAAAGCCAATATGATCGAGGGCGTTTCTCTTGCCTGATGTATTAAGATTGTGTACAATAGTTGTAGGTCAAAAGTGTTGGTCAATCCTGCTTTGGGCCTGATCAACAATATGTACGTACAACGTTTGATGAAAGGAGATCGATCGAATGTCGAATCTCGCCGCTGCTGTTGATGCATTCAATGGCGCTACTTTTGATGTCATGACTCGCTCCTATACCACTGCATCTGGATGGGGTCTGGAGAACCTGCTGACGAACGCAACCGCTAAGGTTAAGCTCTGGGTCGGTCTGTTCTTTGGCCTCGTCGGTATCATTGCGATCGCATGGGGTGTCTACAAGTTCTTCACGAAGCTGTTTGGTGGTCCGTCTGGACAGCAAACCTCGTGGCTCACCATCGCTGCATTGATCATTGCTGGTGCCGTGGTTGCTTTTGGTGGAACTTCACTTGTTTTCGATATCGCTCAGGGCGGTAAGCAGACCATCGAGGATCTCGGAAACGGTATGATTCTACCGATCACCATGTGGCGATAAGATCACCATTGGTACTCATTGCGCAGCCGGGGGCCGGTTCAACCGGCTTCCGGCTGTTGCTGTATGTGAAACCCCGTCCCTCAAATCTTGGTTAAACGAAAGGATCATATGATGGCAGAATCTCAGGACACAAGCGCGATTGCGCCCGAGAGTTCTAAGCCCACGTTCTCTCAGAAATTCAAGGCATTTCAAACGAAGTTTAAGTTCGACTCGCATCATGCGATTGAACGTTTCGGTGTTGCTGTGGCCGTTTTTGGCGTCACAGGCACAGTGTTTCTCACAGGAGCAGGTATTTCGGCCTACGCGAATGGTCAGGAGAAGCTTGGTGCAACGGCGCTGTATACCACGTCGTTTACGACCTCTCGTACTCAGGTGAGCGGCAACGTGCTCGGCGTGTACACTGATCCGTCGAAGACTCGAACGATGGTGCTCATGACGGCCAAAGACGAGGCTCGTTTGCCCTCTAGCGCCGATGATTACCAAGTGTTTTTGACGGGTACGGATACTGAGCTGCACCAGCATACGCTCAAAGGACAGCCGATCACGGCGCGCTACGTCACGTTTGGGAATAGTGCGAAGTACATGGGGGTTGTGTTAGATAACCCTAATAAGTTCGATCTACAGATTTTGGACATGACTGTGCGCATTAACCGTGAAGTCTCGTATAAGGAGACGAATGGCTCATCTGGTGAAGCCCAGGTGGGGCCGTCTTCAACAAAGACGAGTGATCCGAATGCAGGCGACAAGTCTTTCGAGAAATTTGACCAGATGCGTATCGCGTTCAACCCTGTGGCGACGGGTTCGATTGAAGCAAACCTTGGCGAAGCAGGGAGCGACTTCAACGCCGGTAACGTCTATCACGAGACCGTGACGCAGGTATCTGAGAAGAAGCTTCGTGAGCAGATGGATGGTCAGTTGCTCCAGATGCAGGCTGATCTGGCGAAGATTGATCAGTATGAGTCTCAGATTCCTACGACCTTTGGCAACGATCGCGTGAACAAACTTACCCTTAATGAGCCTGCTGTTCCCGAGGTTATTGCAGGAGACCAAGTGACGGGACGAGATGCGAAGAGTAGTAAGACTGGTCAATCTACGCTGACTCTCGTGTCCAAGAAGGTTGTTCCCGGTGGCTATGACTTTGACTGGCGAGACGGAAGCGTGAGCAAGGGGTACCTTGATAAGGTTGTTCCCAAGGGAATGAGTTATGTGGACTTTATGAAGGCTCAGTCTAAGTTGTCTGCTCCTGCTCCGAATTGGGACAAGGTCGAGTTCACGCTCAGTAATGGTACTTCGTTATCAAGTTATACGAATAGGGATAAAGTTGTTGAACCCCTACTTACTTTGCGCTCGAACCTGATCACTTCGTGGCAGACGTACTATGACCACAAGAAGGAGTATCAGGTCGCCTCGTACGGCAATTTGCTCAATCTTGAAATTGAGTTGCGCAACGTGCGAGCGAATACGACTCAGAATACGAACGAGAAGGTTTTGACGCTGTACTGAGGGTTGGTACGCCGGAAGGAGATGAATGATGGAAGAATCTCGTGATATGGCACGCGCTCCAGAGCCAATAGACAAAGAGTTGTCTGGAGCCGATGTAGAGAAGGGTGTGTCACAGCCTGATATGCCTACCAGCACTGGTGCCAATGGTACTGATGTGATGGGGCCAAGCGACGGCGCTGCAAGTGGTAATCAGCCTATTACAGGCGTTGGACCGAGTAAGGGCGCGGGTGGTAAGGCTACCGCTGGAGCCGCCGTAGGAACCGCCGCTCCCGTTGCTGCGCAAGCTGCTGCTCTGGCGACGTTCATCAACTGGCTCAAGACAGTGATGATGGCGGCGGTTGCTGCTGCTCAGTCGCTGTGGTCATTGGCTGCGAGCGCGCTTGTGGGGGCCGGTAAAGCAATTGTTGGGTTCTTTTCCTCTGTTGGCACTGCGATATCGAGCGCTGTTGGCGGAGTTGTTTCTGCATCAACAGCAGGTGTGGCCTCTTTTGTTGCGATCGCTATTGGTGCGACGGGTATTGTTGGTACCGTTGCAATGCGTGAAGGCAACAACGCTGCTCGTGATGGATTGCTCCCCTCATGCACTGTTGCGGTTGATAACGCTGTGAAAGCATCTGAGGGTGCTCAAGGTGATTTCTCGGCTCAAACAGAAGAAAACGCCAAGACGATCTACTCTGTGCTCTCGGCATGGGGAATGTCGAATGAGAATATCGCTGGCATTCTTGGTAACTGGTCACATGAGTCGGGTATTGATCCAACGAGCGTTGAGACGATCTTTGACGAGAAGTTCACGATTGGGCCTCGAAAGCAAGACGCTGAACTCAAGAACTTCAAGATGGCTCAGGTTGACCCTGCCTACGCTGCTCGTTTCCCTGCCATTGACCTCATGGGTATTGGTCTGGGGCAGTGGACGAATGGCCGTAACACGCTGCTCACTGATTACGCAAAGTCGATCAACAAGCCCTGGTACACGCTGGAAACCCAGCTTGGTTTCATGGTCTCTAAGGACGATCCGACTCGCGTGGGTCAGGTGAAGGCTCTCATCAATAACTCCGAGGGTGGCAGCGTGTCTGCTGCAACCTCGTACTTCCTCACGAAGTGGGAAGGTATCAATGATGGAACGCTGGGAACCCGTGAAGCTGCTGCTGGCACGTGGTTTGCCAAGATGGGTGGCTGGTCGAAGAATCAGTCGCTCGCTGACTCGATTCTTGCTCAGTCGGGTAGTGCAGTGACAGGAGCGAACAATGCTTCTGTTGCTCAGGCGGCAAGTCAGTGTAAGTCTTTTGCTGGACACGTTGATAATTCGTCGCTGGTCAAGGCCGCGCTGTCCTACGCATGGCCGTACAACGACGAGGGTAAGGGCAACGACGGCACCGATCTGTACAAGTATCTCCACAAGGAAGTACTGGGTGAGTCGGATCATTTCTTTGCCTCGTGTGACCGCACGGTGGCAACAGCCGTGCGCTGGTCTGGAACGGATGATAGTTACCCTGCTGGTGGCGTGTCGAACCAGCTTGCCTATCTCCAAGGGGAAGGCAGCTCGAAGTGGAAGCCGGTTGATTACAACGGCGACAAGTCTAAGCTGCAACCGGGAGATATCCTCTTGCGCACAACTGGCGGCGTTTCGCACACAGTCATGTACGTGGGTGAAGACTCGGTGAAGGAAGTTTGGGGCGAAGGGAACTACGAGGCTCATGGTGAGATCGTTTCCGGTTCGCTCAACGACCGATCCCCTACAGTTGGTCAGTTCTACACTGGTTCGACTGGTCTCGATACGGATTACTTGGCGTTCCGTAACGTGACGAAGGAGCAGTCCTCGAAGTTCACGTCTGTTACTGTCCCATCCTCTATGCAGAAGGGGCAGGGGGATAAGGGCACGCGCTTGACCCCTGGACCGTGAGTTGTTGCATGGATTGATCACAGGCCCCGTGCTAGATATTGCATCTAGTGCGGGGTTTTGTGCTACAATAATTATATTGATACACGAGTGAAATCGCATCAAACGAAAGGAAGTGATAGCCGTGTCGAAACTTGATGACTTGATCGAATGGTCGCGCACCCCGACTGAGAAGCCGAAGCGCACAACTCGCATCGACGTTGCCGAAGAATGGGAGCGTCGTCGCGCTGAAAAGGAGCAGGGTTCCGGTGAGAACACTCGCTCTCGCGTTGGCCTCAAGGTGGGTGCAAGCATGGGTCTTGCAGCTCTTGGTATCGGTATTGCAGCGTTTGGGATGCAGGCGAAGCCTGTGGACCGCACGGCTGAGATTAACGATCTGAACGCTCAGATCTCTAGCGCACAGCACACCGAGCAGGCTGTTCCCGATGCGAACGTGGCAAAGAAGGCCGTGAGCGCTCTGCAAGAAAAGAGCCAGAAGGTTGCCGATCTCCAAAACGAGTACCGAGGGTGGCAACCCAGCACTGCTGCTGCACAGGCACAGCAGGATGCACAAAAGTCCAAGGCACTGTATGAGGCGTTGGCTCAGTTGGTTCCGAGCAAGGCTGCTGGCAGGTGGTTCTCGCCTTTGGTTAAAGACGGGTCTGGCGGGGCAAATCCGATGCCCGCCGATCAGTACAAGTGGGAATCGGTTGTCACTTACGATGTGACAGACACGTCAGCACTGCCGATTGCGTGGCTGTGCAAGGGGAGCGACGGTACGCTGCTCGCATGGACGACAGCCACCTATGATGCCGGGTCTGGAACGTTCTCCAAGCTGCATACTGGCGTCACCAGCGCTGGAGCACGCTTGCTCATTAGTGATGACACGGCACACGCGAACGGAGTTGGTTGAGATGACACAAGCAAATAAGCCCTCGTGGGTTGTACGCTTTGGCGCGCTCATTGCAGGTGGCGCGATCCTGTGTGGTGGTATTGGCGTTGCAGCTGTTCACGGAAACACTGTGAGCGTGGAGAACGCACGCACGGAAGCCTACGTTCAGCAGTTGCGCTCTCAGCTTGGCTCAACTCAGGCATCAACCACTACGGCGCAAGAGAATGTTTCGACTGAGGCGACCGGCATGTCCCCGGCTCGTAAAGCCAAGGATGACGAGACTGTTGAAGCCATCATGAAGCAGGCGCTCACGTGGTCAAGCGGGCAGCAGTACATTGATGCACGAAAGGCACTCATCGACCGTTGGCACTTGGATGAGAACTCTCAGTTCCTCAAGGTGTTTATGCCGGGTGAAGATGCAGGCGCGTGGCGCACAGACTCGTCAGGAAAGACGTACTTTGCCTATGAAGGCGCGAACTCGACTCTCGATTCGTTCACGAGTGCTGTGACGAACATTAACGGCACGAAGTACTCCTACTTTGCCGTGGTCGGTATCACAACACGAAGCGTTGACGGTAAGGCGACCAGCACCTCGTACTCTACGATGAGCTATACCGTGGATAGCGATGGAAACGTTACTGATCTTATCGGTTGGGCCGGTTCCCCTGGTCACGATCGCACGTACTAAGCATGTGTAGTCCCACATGTCATTGTTTTATTGAAATAATCTGAAAGGAAATCTCGAATGAACCTGACTTCTTTGGTTAAGACCTCCCGCACCCCTATGACTGACGATGAAAAGGGGGCAATCAAGCGAAGCGCCCGTATGGGCCTCTACGTTGTTGCCCGCGTCATCGGCTTTGTCTTGTGGCTGTTTATCAGCCTGTGGATCACGATGTGGGGAGCATTGAAAGTTGTTCCAAACATGGGATCGTTAATCCAAAATGCACTGGGCGTGACGAGTGCAAATGCGCCGAGCAGTGAATCGTTCATCACGTACTGGGTTGCTCCGATGCTGCTCACAACCCTGGTGATTTCTGCTGGTGTGATCGCGCTGTGTGCATGGATGTGGCGCGTCATGAACCGAGGTTTTGATTCGATGAAACGTTGGGTTGATCGCGCGGGTGTTGTTGCTGACGGTGAAGTAACTCCGCCACTGGGCCGTGCCAAGAAGGTTGATTCCCTCGACGAAGACGAGCCAAAGAAAAAGAAGAAGTCGCGTCGGCGCTAAGAGCCGATCGTTCTATCCCTACTCAAGAAAGAGAGAATTATGAGTACCGTTACCGGAATGCGTCGCTCGAATCGCTGGGTACAACGCGCCCTGTCGATGCGAGACGTTGAAACGCGTGAGGTGGAAGGCGAAGCCGACATCAAGGTTCTTGTGGACACCTTGTATTTCACCAACCATGGACCAGCCTCTAACTACCGACCCGTTCTCCACGTTCGTGGTCGTCTTGTTGGACTGGTTCCCTATGACTCACCCGAGATCGCCTATGGCGTGACCGAAGTGACTTTTGATCGGAACATGGATGGCGGTGACTCAACTGTCGATGCGTTCTATGAATTCTCCGATGAGCAACTGGTCGCCCTTGTTCAGAAGGGTTTCTTCAACGAAGGTTTCGAACCCCCTGCCGACCTGCTCAACCAAGTGTGGCAGTTGCCTGCTCACTACAAGGGCATTGCAATTGCACCCCGAAACGAAACGGAAGCACCACTGGTGTTCCTTGACGTTGTGGACCGAGACGGACTTGTCATTGACTCCGAGAACTCCGGCCTTGATCTGTCTGACTACTTCCCGGATTACCTCAGTGAGATTCGCTCTCGTGAGAGTGAAAACAGCCTGTCTGCGGATCGGAGCATGGAGCGAACCTCTCAGGTGAACGACATGTTCGCCGGTATGGATCTGTCTGAGTATGACGAGGACGGCTCAGAGGGTCGAGTCAGCGAGGCAGAAAGTGCGTCGATTTCTCAGGCTTTGAGCGGTGCTTCTGTGACTACTCTGCCTGTCATGGAATCACCTCTGTTTGATGCGCTGATGCGCAACGCTCAAAACAAGGCAGCCGCCCAGGATGAGGCCGAGGTTGAAGCAGAAGAGACGCGCGAGGACAAACCGAGCGTGGAGTCTGCCAAGGAGAGCACACTGGACTCGACGTTCAAGTCTGTGCTCGGTGACTTTGTTGCTGCTTCGATTGCCGAGAATAGCCCTGCTGTCACCGAGGCTTTGAACGATGACTCGATCCGTGAAGATGTCGAAGCACGTCTTCGTGAAAAGATGCCTGTCGCGGATGAGAGCAACGAGAAGGATACGAGCGCGGGAGACAAGACGATCGACGCTCTTGACCTTGACATCGAAGACGAGGAACCCGAGTTCTAAGATGTCTCAATGCGGCAGGGGCGGTGGAATTGCGCCGCCCCTGCCCTTATATTCAGACGTAACAGAAAGGTTGAATGGTGAGCCTTAAGAGCAGCATCGTTGTCGTCAACGAGTTCAGCGTACCCACTCCAGGCTCTGGCAAAGGTGGATCACGGGGTGGCACCCCCGGTACCTACGTCATGCGCTATATGGCTCGCAAAGGAGCAACCGAACCTGTGACGCCGATCCGCAAGCGCGATACGGAAGACTTTATCTTGCGATACATGGCCCGTGAGAGCGCAACGGAGAAGGCCCATTCGCGCTATGAGGTCAAAGAGAGCGTGCTCCATGTCTCTGGTCTGGGCGGCGTTGCCTTTGGCTACGGCCAGCCTTCGCTCTCCGATGATGGCGTACGCCGAGCAAGCGCTGATATTCAACGTCTGTTCGATGAGGGTCACACGGTCATGAAAACCGTGTTGTCTTTTAGCCCTGAGTATTTGCAAGAGATGGGCGTGGTTCCCAAGGGTTTCGTGGCACAGAACAAAGGCGATTACCGAGGCCATATCGACCAGATGCGCCTGCGTATGGCGATTATGCATGGACTGGAGCGTATGGGGCATCGTTTCGATGACCTACGCTACGTGGGCGTGATTCAGGTGGACACCCTGCATGTGCATTGCCACCTCGCAATGGTTGATGCCGGGCGCGGTCGGAGAGTGCGCACGGGGAAAGGCGTGCAGCAAAAAGGCAAGCTCACGAGCACTGATATCTCGGTGCTCCGCCGAGGGGTGGACTCGTGGTTAGACGAGAACCAACACGTGGCTCATATGTCGAGTGCCGTGGGGTATGAACGACTCAATGTGGCAGCCTTTGTTAAGCGATGGGCACACAAAAAGGTGCTCGAAGAGTCGCTCCCACAGCTGTTGCTCGCGTGCCTGCCTGTCGATAAGACTTTGTGGCGCTTTGGATCAAACCGGAGCGAGATGCGACGTGCCAATAGCGTTGCCACAGAGCTGGTGAGTGAGCTGCTCGAACAAGAAGGTTCACCGATGGCCTCTGCCATGCTCGCTGTCGAGACTTATGCAAACCGACGAGCACAGCGAGAAGGTTTGAGTGAGCAGGCGTGTAAGGCGCTTGTTCAACGTGGGTATCAGACCATTATGGAGCGAGGTGTCAACGGCTTGTATCAAGTCCTTGCCTCGTTGCCACCAGAGATGACACACGTGCGCACGCCAACTCTGGACGCGATGAGCCAAGACGTGGAGAGCCTGATGGCTACTCACGCCCAGCAGATCAAGACACAGGGAGCTGGCGTGAGCGCTGAGGATGATCTCGTGGGATTTTCCCTGCGACTGCGCTCGTATGGAACGAGGTTGAGGGAGCACAACGCTCAGCGTGAGATGTGGCGTCAGCGTGTCTCGGAGTGGGAGTCCGGCTTCCAAGCAGGAATCGTTTCGTCAACATCTGAGGCCATGCACAGGCTCTATGTTGAAGAGGAAGAGTACCACGCCCGGTGCGTGAGCAAGTACCGCTCGCTGCTGGGGCCGCTGGCTACAGGGGTCGATGGTGAGAGCAGCGATGAGGCGTGGAAAGAGGCGTTGTCTGCTGTCGATCAGGCACGCACGGGTGTTTTTGGTCTAGAGGGGCTGCTGGGGGATCGTTCCATCCCGAAGATGAAGGATGCGAATGAAGCCGAGCGTCTCGGTCAGGTCTCTCACGGCGTGAGCGGTGGACGTTTGCTGGTGGCCGGTGGCTCAGCAGGTCGCCAGACGCTTAAGAAGCGCTTGGCGAAGGCGCGTGAGACGCTCAAAACCCGTATGAACGATCTGGTATCTACTCTGTCGGGTCAAGGTCTTGTCATCAAGGCTGTGGGCGATGAAACGGACTCGGATCAGAAGGATCAGACAGCAGGTAGCGAGAATACCCTTACTGTGGTTCAAGGGGAGCGCTGGACATTGTCTGAAACCAAGGGTATGGATCTGCACGACGTCAGATCGGACACGGTGGTGGATATGGCCCTGGGACGCTACACGGCTCAGGGCTTTGTTCAGTGGGCGCGAAGGCGAGCGCGCCTGGTCGATGAGGCTCGAACCTACCTGGAGCAATCGGGACAGAGCACCATTGTTGATGCCGTGTTGCCGTTGGGTGACGTGCGCCGGATGAATAAGGTGGCTGATAATCTGGAGAAGCAGATGAGCGCTCAGAGTGGCGATCTGGTTCTCACAAGCGCGCTCAGCGATGTGGTCCCGATGAAGAAGAGGGTGCGCCGGAGTGCAACAGTCAGTTTTGACGAGGGTCTGGCTGGCATCGTTCGTGACAGTACATGGCGTGAGACGGCAGACTTGGTGCCTCAGATTGAGGCTGTTCTGGATACGCCTGAGAGTGACACCATGGATGTATCCGAGGATATTGAACTTGGGTAACGTTCTACTTGACACTCAGTGTTTTCTCGTATTATGATGAAAGAGCGTTGCACGGGAGGGACCCGTGTATATGAGAGGGCTGATTAACCCTCGACTGACGCTCTGCGGAGCGGGATTAGGAAGGAGAGTGGCGCAATGGCTATTCTACGTGGTAAAGGGTCGATGAGTGGTGTCGAGCTGGTGGTTGTCGAATACCCCAACGCACACTCAAAGGCTGGCGATCGTTTCTTCCTGGATGCACAGGTGCGTCCTGTTGAGGGTGTTGCACCCCAGCAAGTTCCCCACCTGGTGTCGAAGAAGCGTGAATTGGATGGTCGAACGGTGTATGATCACCAGGCCGGTTACAGTGTGTCTCAGCGAGATGCTATTGTTGCTGCGGCTGGCGATAACTTCGTTCAGATGCCTGAGCGTGACGGTCATCCGGGACCTCGCGTTTACGCGGTGAAGGCAGACGTGATGCCTGCATCCGGTAAGCAGACTGGTCTTGTTATCAACACGAAGACTCTTGAGCCTTCGGAGTTGGCGATCGACGATAAGATCTTCGATGAGCTGCGTGCAGCTTCGAAGGCAGCTAAGGAAGCTAATGAAGCTCGCAAGGCTGCTCAGAAGGATGCCGAAGCCGAGGTTAGCGCCGAGGCACAGCTCGAAGAGGTCGCTGAGATCGAGAACGACGAACCGGAGTTCTGATCGTTTGGTAGGTTTACACCTCCCTTTTACCCCTGCTGGAGAAATCTGGCAGGGGTATTTTTTATCAGCAGCCAGGTTGTGCTAGAATGTTGGTATACCAAGTTAATCGATTGGAACGGAGAGTTAATGTGTTCGACAATGATCGCCTGAATGAGACTTATCCTATGTTGCGAGATTTTGCGTCTCGTTTGGGCAAACCCGCGCGTGAGGTTGTGGGTCGTGAAAAGGAGAAGGTCTCATTGATGAGTGCTCTGGCTCGCCCCGAGATGTGTAACGCGATCCTGCTTGCCCCACCAGGAACCGGCAAGGCTCATCCAAACGATGAGCTGATTCCGGTTGCAGACGAGCGAGGCTACGTTCGCATCGGGATGCTCAAGGTGGGGGATCGTGTTTTTGACGAACACGGAGATCCTGTTAGCGTTACAGGCGTGTTCCCACAGGGGTTGAAGCACGAGTACGAGATGGTGACGAACCGAGGCGATCGAGTTCGTTGCAACGATGAGCACCTGTGGACTGTGCGTTGTTGCGGAACTCATGAGTGGCAGACATTGTCGCTTCGAGAGATTATGAACCAGGGCTTGGTGGATCAACGTAACGGGTGGTTGGTATGGGAGATCCCCGACTCTGGGGCACTGGTGCGACAGAGCCGTCTGCTCCCGGTTGATCCTTATGTGTGCGGAGCGTTTCTCGGCTGGGGTGTACGCATTGACGAGCGTGGGTACGTCAGTATGCCAAACGAGGCTCCTAATGAGGTTTTTGTCGCGATCGAAGAACGTATGGGTTGGAAACGTCAAAAGGAGACGTCTCGGTCAATCTTTATCCACGAGGGAACAGGCAAGCGCGTTGAAGGCCCGCAGGTGATGACGCACCCGGCGTTCACAGGTTTGATTGTCAAAGATGAGGAACAACGCCGTATTCCTCGTCTGTACATGACGAGCAGCGTTCATGATCGTCAAGAGATGTTGCGAGCGCTCAGGGAAAGCGAGTCGTATCGAGATGTGTCCTCGCCTTTCATCTGGAAGGTCGATATCGACATGCACGAGCTGGAGTGTTCTTTGGGTCGAATCGGTGGCTTGATCGCTGAGGTTATTGACAATAACCGTGAAACAGAGATGACTTGCATCATGGTGGACTCGGATACCCACTTGTACCAGGTAGGCCGAGGCCACGTTGTCACGCACAACACTGTGCTCGTGCAGTCGTGCATGGAAGATGATCCAGCGCGCATTTACCTCGAAGTTGACATGGCGAAGATGATCTCTGACCTGTCGAACCCAGAGGAAATGGCAGCACGCTTGAAAGCGTTGTTTGACGAAGCTGAGGCTTTTTCCAAGGCCGAGGGTCGGGAAGTCGTGCTGTTCATCGACGAGTTCCACCAGGTGGTTCAGCTCTCTGCTGCTGCTGTGGAAGCGCTCAAGCCTTTGCTTGCGGCTTCTGGATCGCGTGGGATCAAGGTTATTGCAGCAACGACCTATGATGAGTTCGATGCTCATATCGCCTCGAACCTGCCTCTGGTCGAGCGCTTGGCACGTATCAATATCCCTCAGACGAATCGAAGGGTGACCATTGAGATTCTCAAGGCTATGGCTCAAAAGTATGGCGTGGACCAGGGCATGATCAGCGAGTCGCTCTATGAGCAGATCTTTGACTACACGAATCGCTACGTGCCTGCCTCCGTGCAGCCGCGTAAGTCGATCCGTGTGCTTGATGCCATGGTGGGTCGCCACAGGTACCTCGGTGAGCCTATGGACAAGAAGCTGCTTGCAACAGTGTTGAAAGTCGAGTTTGGTGTCGAAGTCGAGATTAACGTCGATGCCACGGCGATCAAAGCCGAGCTGGATAAGCGCGTCTTTAGTCAGGACTTTGCTACCACGTCGATCGCACGGCGTTTGCAGCTGTGCGTGGCCGGGTTGAACGACCCGAGTCGGCCTATGGCATCCCTTCTTCTGACGGGGTCCAGTGGCGTAGGCAAGTCCGAGGTCACGAAGCAACTTGCAAAGATCTTGTTTGGTGACGATCAGCGTCACCTCGTGCGTTTCGATATGACCGAATGGGGCCGAGACGACAGTGTCGATCTCTTCCGTGAAGAACTCGCTCGTCACGTGTGGGCGACGAGTCACTGTGTGTTGCTCTTTGACGAGATCGAGAAGGCGTCACCGCTTGTCGTGCGCCTGTTGCTCCAAGTGCTCGATGACGGTCGTTTGTCTGATAAGGATGGTCGCCAGGTATCGTTCCTCAACACGTATATCGTGCTGACCACGAATGCTGGCTCTGAGATCTACCGCACCATTGGTGAATACAACGCTGATGACCACGGGAGCGAAGAGACGATGCGAGATTACGAGAAGATCATCGAGACCTCGATCAAGAGTGAAGATGGCGGGAAGTTCCCACCCGAACTCTTGGGTCGTATCGATGCCATCGTCCCGTTCCAGCCTCTGTCTCGCGCCACGCTGCGCAAGATCATGACGAAGAAGCTCGCTGAAATGATCACAGACGTCAAGCGTAAGCACGGCATCCATGTCACCGTCGATGGACGTGTGTTGAACTTCCTTGTTGAAGATGAGGCGCGAAGTGACTCGGATTCTGGTGGTGCTCGTGATATGGTGCGACGAATGCAACGGTTTGTGACAACCGAGATCGCCGCGTTTATCAACGAACACCCGCATGAACGCAATATTGCCGTCAGAATTGAAGGCACATTGCGTAGTGAAGACGTGTCGATTTTGAAGTCGGATGCGCGTGTCGTGGTCCAACCTTATGATGCTGTTCTCGCGTAAAAGCGAATATGCTCGTGTATCAACATCGTCGCGCAAAAGTGTGATATGCTGATACACGAGTGTAAACCTCGCGATGCCGGTACCATTCATTACCGTGGTGGGGTGGTGGTACCGGCTCCATCACCCATTTGATCAAATGAAAGGATTTCAATGTTGTTTGGCAAGAAAGACAAGACTGCTGCCGATGGCGGCGGCGCAATTGAAGAGACTCAGGCAGCTGCTCCTGCCCAGGCACCAGCCGTTGATGCACGCGCTGCGAAGGACTCGCTCACCTTGGTTATTGATGAGACTGAACCCGGCGCTGCCCTTGATATTATTCGCCAGAACACCGAGTGGCTTTTGCCAAACGGTATTGGCGTGATCCTCGCGCTCCCCGTCGATGCCTCGATCGAAGACGGTGGTATCGGGGGCCTCGGTAAGGTCTCGTCCAAGGGCAATGAAGACAAGGGGTCGATCCTCCAGCGGATCGCTGACGATAAGATCCAGGTGTGTGCGACAGAGGATATGCTTCGTCACAATATTCTGGGCGTTATTCCAACCCCTGCTTCCCTTGGACCTGATGGCATGGGGGAGTACACCCTGTTCGACCGTGCGAAGTTCTTGCTCACGTCGGTGACCCCTCGCCCGGATGGAACTCTTGAAACGGTTCCTGTTCATTTCGATGAAGCAACGGGTCTCATTGAGGTTCCTGATGGAGACATCGATACTGTCACCTTGGCTCAGGCTCAGGAGATCGCATCGGGCAGCGTCACCCTGGCATCGCTCATCCCAACGCTGTGGAAGCGTCTTGGTGGAGACGGGGTTGAAGCAGAAGCTGTAGAAGAAGTGGCACCCGAAGAGGTGCATGAGGAAGCAGCACCGGCTGCTCCGACCCTTCCGCCTACCGCTGCTCAGAGTGAGTCTGTTGAGGCTGTTGAAAACCTGCCTCATTTCGATCCCGATGACATCCCGGATGAACCGATGGTTGATGAGCTGCCTTCGGATGAGGGTCTGTATGACGAGGACGATGAGGATGAGAACCCCTTTGATGATATCGAAGAGGCTCCCGCTCCTGCTCCGCATGTACCGACTCAGACCGAAGAGGTAGAGGTCGCTCCTGAGGTTGCTCCGGTGGACGAGCGTGTCTTTACTCAAGACGCTGTTCGCACAGCTGTTGCTCGTCGCTTCCTTGATGACAGCCTGGATTTCGCCGTTGACATGACGCCTTTTGAAACCCTGCTGGGCTACGAGGTTGATACCCCGGCTCAGTTCTTGCTCGATGGTCTTGACAGTGCTAACTGGTTGGACAGCCAGATCAAGATGCTCTCTCAGCAGGCGAACACTGTCCTCGCTGACCAGCGTCGTCGTGATATCGAAGAACTGCGTAACCTGTTCTTCTCGCTTGTCTCACGTACGGGAGATGAGATCAGCGCTCAGATGAGCACTGATGAAGATGCTGAGAACACGTGGGCCAAGACCATGGCTGAGGTCAATGGTAATGAGAAGAATGCTCTTGCCGATTTGAGCGAGATTTCTGAGAAGCAGAAGGCTGTGCTCGCCGATCAGTACCAACAGGATCGTGAAGCCTTTATCCAGGCTCGGATCGGGGAAGAGCGCGTGCGTTACGACGAGCGTCATAAGCCCGCTCTCATTCGCCGGATGGATGACTTGGAAGCATCGGTTCGCTCCGACATCGAGTCCGACTACGAGGCCCGCCGCTATGAGATTCTGCGTGCTCGCAAGACTTCAGCACAGGGTGCGTTCGATGCAGCCATTACCAAGGTGATGGATCACCTCATTGAAAAGCGCGCTGAGCAGGTGCAGCGCGAGGCTGAACTCATTGAGAAGTTCCGCGTCGAGATGAATGACTTCCTTGACGAGAACCGTAAGGAAGATATCGCTCGCACTCAGGCTCTCCAAGAGCAGCTCTCGCGTCAGAACATCGTTGAGGAAAAGAGCGCTGAGTTTGCAGCTCGTGAACAGGAGTTGCACGAGCAGATCGCACGTGAACGCGATGAGGCTCACAAGCGCGTTCTGGCGGCTCAGGACGAAGCCAACAAGGTCTTGGAGCGTATGCGCCAGGAAAACGCCGCACAGCTTGCTCAGGCTCGCGCCGAGGTCGAGCGTGCGAACGAGCGCGTGAAGGAAGAAGCCGAGCGCGTTGGCGTTGTTCGTGATGAGATTGCACGTCAGTTCCAGAGCCAGGTCGAGTCGTTGCAAACCGACAAGCAGCTGCTCATGGACCAGATGGATCGCGAGAACCTTGTTGCTAAGCGCGCCAACCGTCTCTACATCGCGTTGGCGGTCTTGGTTGCTCTCGCATTCCTCGCGCTGGGCGTCATCATTGGAATGCTCGTCCATGGTGCAACTGGTTTGAGCGCACACGCTGCTTCGATGATGTCATGGGTGATGAATAGTGCTGCTGGTGGTGGTACATTGGGTGTGTAATACACCCGTGCACCACTTGGTAGCGTAAGAAGGGGATACGGTCTGGGAAATCTGGGCCGTATCCCCTCTTTTTGTCTTTGATACCACCTGTGTATATCTGATATGATTGTATTGGTGTACCAAACGAATTAAAAGGAAGGTGACGATATGGGTTGGCGTCGAAAGGCTAGAGGGCAAGCCCCTCGTGAAAAGGGGAGCCAAGCGTGGGCACAGCTCGGTCAACAAGACGAGCTAGACTCCTTGGCGTACCAGGATGTTCACGGGGATCAGCAGTTAGAGCGTAGTGAGATTGAAGCAAAGCTCTCTCCACGATCTCGTGAGATCGCCTCAGCAGCGGTCGGCATATTTGTCTTTATCGCCGTCTGGGTGATCATTTCGTTTGGTTCGATGGGGATTGCAGCGGTGAAAGACTCGCTGTGGCACTCATCTGTACCGAGCTACTCTGTTGAGAACAGGGATCTTACCAAAGCCTTGCATCGCTCTGTGATCAGCGAGGTGTGTTATTCTCCAGCTTTAGCGGATGGGTCGCCTGATCCATCCGATGAGACGTGCTACGAGTCAGCCAAGGATGTTCCTGAACCACAGTGGCACAAGGGCGCTGTGGCAGCAGAAAAGGCCGAGCGGGATGCTCAGATGGCTGATCAACCTGGGAGTGCTCTGGGGTGGATCTTCTCACTTGGCTGGATCAAGTTCTTTGTCTCCGTTTTCGCTGGTGGAGCTGCATGGGGGGCGCTGCGCCTGGTGCTCATGCGCAACCTCAAGGCTCAGAACCTCATGCGTGACACCACGGATATTAACCAGTACAAGAACGATCAGCACGTGGCCTTGCCCGAAGAGGTGCGTGAGCGCTTCGACGTTGTTCCCGATGTTGGAGCACACACAGGGGTGAGTGCAACCACGCTCATCTCACACTCGATGGTGGCGAATAAGGGTATTAAGCCGGTGGCGTTTGCTAAGCGTGCTGAGCAAGACGTGCTCGATGACGATGGCGACGTGACTTTGTTCAAGGGTGAGGTTCTCACCGATGAACACGGAACCCCGATCACTGACATGGTTCCGATGTTCGATGAAGCCTTTGGAACGGCTCTGTGGGACGCGTCGGGTCTGCCTGATAACGATAAGTTGCGTCGGCGCTTGGATCCGAGCACTGTTCCCTACAACCCAGGGAACGCGAGCCGAGACAAGCTCAAAGGCTTTGCTACGCTTGCTGACCTCGTGAATGGTGAATGGGAGTTGCCCACGTACGAGCCACAGCGTCCAGCAGGCGTCTACTACGTCGATACAGCCCCTGCGAATACGATGATTTTGGCTATGACTCGTGCTGGTAAAGGTCAGACGTACATTGAGCCGATGCTCGATATTTGGATGCGTCAAAAGCGCCCGGACAACATGGTCATCAATGACCCCAAGGGCGAACTTTTGGTGAAGAATTACGTCCGCGCCACCATGCGCGGGTTCCAAGTCGTGCAGTTCAACCTCATCAATGCCATGAAAACGGACATTTACAATCCGCTTGGAATGGCAGCGGAAGCAGCACGCGAAGGTGACCAGACCAAGTGTGCGCTCTACGTTGAAAACATTGCCGACGTGTTTTTCCCGGTCGATGGAGCAGAAGATCCTGTGTGGCCGAACGCGGCAAACAACGCGTTCAAGCGTGCAGCATACGGCCTGATCGACTACTACCTGGAAGAAGAGCACCAGCTGCGTCAGTACGCGATGCGACATGGCATGGACCAGAAGGTTTTGGAACAAAAGCTCGATGCTATGTGGGGCAAGGTGACGCTCTATAACTGCTATCAGCTGTTCGTGCAGCTCACCTCTAAGAAACGTAAGTCTCCGATGACTCAGATGAACGAGCGCCTCAAAGGTGGGTACTACGACCAGATTCAGGACGAGGACGAACGTCAGGAAGCGATCAATCACGATCAGGCACAAGCCGAGCGTATTGAGTTCTTGTGGGAAGACAAGCCTGAGCTGGACTTGCTCACCTTGTTCTTTAACGCGACCGAGGCTCTACCTCAATCGACGATGCGCACGCTCATTGCCAACGCGAACAACGCGCTTCGTGCAATGGCGGGAGCTGAGAAGATGCTCGCGTCTGTTTACGGTATTGCGATCACCGCAATGAGCTTCTTTACCGATCCGACGATCTCGACACTGACCTCTGGTACGCCCTCACAGAACACAGATCTGGGCGGGTTGTCGTTCCCTCGTCGTTTCGGTGTCCGTTTCGCACAAAACTTCACCAAGCGAGACGGACTTATCGGTGCTCAGGCGAAGTGGGATGCCTTTGATGATCCCGAGTTGACACACAACCTCGGGAAAGACTTTGAGCACGAAGACACAGTTGTGCGAGAAGGCTGGGCACGTTACTACTTCGATGGCAAGTTCCCTCATGATGTCGCATACTTGCGACTGCGTTTGTTCAATCCGCATACCGGCGTGTTGCTTAAGACGTTCTACTTCCAGTTCACAAAGGGGTACCAGTTGTCCCTGAATGGTCGTAAGTTCGTCAAAGACCCTGTGACGGGAAGCAAGATTATCCGTAACGGTGTTCTCGTGGAGATGGTGAAGGGGTCGGATGGAAAACTTGTTCCAGGTCATCTGAACTACCCCACGACTCGTCTACTCGACAAAGCTGGGAAGCCTCAGACGGTGCGAGAGAGCGTTCCTGCTATCATCTTGTCGTCGGTGCGATACTCGGAACAGCCCAAGGCCGTGTTCTTGGTGACGCCACCGCACTTGATGAAGTACGCGAAACTCGTGCTGATCCTTGTCAAGCAATTGGTGGACTTGAACTTTGATAAGTCCTATATGACCAAGTCGAGTCAGAAGCCGCTCTACAAGACGCGCTTCATGCTTGACGAGTTGGGTAACCTCCAGTCTGAAGGCCACGGTATCGCCGGGTTCGAGACCATGCTGTCGATTGGTCTGGGCCAGGAGCAGCAATTTACGTTGATTCTTCAAACGTTGCAGCAGGCTAGAGACGTCTATGGCGATTCGGTAGATAAGATCATCCAAGGAAACGTTGCTAATATCGTGTTCTTGAAGTCCACGGACGATACGATGATCGAGACGCTGGCGAAGATGTCGGGTACGCGCCACCGTGCAGTGCGAGACTCCAAGACTGTGACTCAGGATACCGAGCGCCTGATTGAAGGGTTGAACGTCGAAGGTAAGGTGTCGTACACGATCAGTGCGAAGGAAGAGTCGGTGATCGGATACAACGATCTGGCGTTCTTGCCTGAGCGCAACTCGATTATTTTCTCTGCCGGTATCTCGCCGATCTGGAACCGCAATGCGGAGATCCTGCCGATGTCGTGGCGTTTGTTCAAGGACACGATTCAGCATCCAGGACACACGTATTCGCTCCAGACGATTCCAACTCTGTCGTCGGCTCTTGAGTTCGATGTGCGCTTGAACCAGCCTGACTTTGTCAAGATGCTGGACAAGCGTATTGAACAGGCTGCGAACGCGGCTGAGGCAATGAATCTGTACCAAGATGCCTATAACCTGGATGATTATGGCATCTCGATTTTGGACCCTGACGTGTACTCGGCTGAGGTCATGGATCTTATTGCCTCGATTGAGGCAGAACGCCAAGGTCAAAGTGATGAGTCCGAAGAGTACGACATGATGAGTGAGGATGCGTACCGTGCTTTCGTGGGAGCGGGTTATGATGTCTTTAGTCAAGATGACATGATCAATGAGGACGTGCAGCAAGAGATTGCTACACATGAAGCGATCAAGACTGATCGCGAGAAGAAGCGGTATGCCGAAGGTCAGATTAGCCGATCTGATTTTATCGGTGACAACGGAAGCGTGATCCATAGTCTTGATGATGAGATCATCGCTGCGTACCGTGAGACCAAGCGTGAGCTTGCAGGAGATGCTCGGTTCTTTAGAGTGGACGCGAACGGGTCGCTCTGTTCGCTCGAAGGTCGGGTGTACATCAGCCAGGGTTTGTCAAGCTCCGAGCTGCGTGCGATTCAGGATGCATCGTCTGATAGCACCCAGGGTGTGTACGGGGACGATGAGTCGATCACGAATGCTGCCGAGATTGGATCGTGGCAGGTTCACGACGCGTTCTACAAGTTCTTGAACAGCTGTGAGTCGTGGGAAGATCTCGGTAACGGTGCTTTTGATCGAGCTATGGCTCGTATTCATGAGCGTCGAGAGAACGAGTGATTCTCGTGATATGATGTAAACCCCGGTGCGCGGAGGTGCTGGGGTACTACGAAGTGAGGTGGCGGTCCATATGGATCACCACCTCACTTTTGTTGTCTGTACTCTAGCGTTCCACGTGTTTGATCCAGCGGGTCTTGCCCGCGTCGTAGATTCGATAGAGCCTGTTGGCTAGAGCAGCTTCATGCTCAGTTTGACCAGGCTCGTATACGAGATCAGGATTGTCAATGAAACGCTGCCGCGTGTACGTGGAGCGGTGAACACGCTCCCACCTGGTTGTGCGTCCGACGTAGCTATAGCTCGCTGCTTGACGCTTATCCAGGGTGAAGCCCGCCGCCTGATACATCCCACCATCAGAGATGTCGTTGTCGCTCCATGACGTCCACGTGTGGACGGGAACGAGTGTCTCAGCGTGGGCCAGGAGACGGGTGAAGCCACCAACGACAGTGCCTAGTGTTGCGTACCGCTGGATATCCCATGTTCCCTCTGGCAATGAGACACGTGAACCGTGGTTCTTGCGTCCGATTCCAAGTAGAGCGCGTAAAACATCGTTCTGATCGTAGAGACCGATGTTCACAGTGCACGGAACAGGCCCTTGGAGATGGTTGTCTTGCCAAAAACGGCGGGCAACGTCTCCTGGAACGGTTCGAATTGTCAGTTTGCGTGCATAGAGACGTTCACAGGCCAGTGGGTTGATGTCGGGCAGAACATCAGGCAAGCGATCCACGGCGTGGAGCCTGTGTGCAAGAGCGCGCATAACAAGCCCACGCCGATGCACCCAGTCATCCTCCCACACGTGAACGAGCTGGTAGCCCTGCTCGCGTGCCTCATGCGTTTTATCGGCGTGATAGCTGTGGGGGAGAGGTTTGGCATGTGCTTCCTTTTCAGCAGCCTCAGAGTGCCAGAACACCCCGTCGAACTCGATAGCGAGACGGTGGTCAGGTACGACGATATCGAGTTCTTTACCCGAGGGGAGAACCGTATGGTCGTCACCGAGGACTGTGCTCGTGGGAACTAGAGAACGAACCATCTCGGTGAGGAGTGTTTGAGACGGGTTGGCGTGAAGCCTGTAGCATATGGGGCATCCCGAAGGTTTGACACGGTTGCTCGGAGCGGCCAGCCATGTGTGTTCCGGGTTGACTGCGCATTGCCAGAGCACAGGCGTTGTTCCACCCTTACTCGTAGTCGTTGCGAGGGAGCGATCCACGAGCTGTACAGCCAGATCGGGGTGTGTGGTTGCAAGATCATTGACACCAGGGACAATTCTTCGGCCTGAGCAGTATGGGCAGCCGGTCTTTTTAGCTGTGCGAGCACTCGGTGTTGCTTTCCATGTGTGATCGGGGTTTGTGGAGCACCGCCAGAGTACAGATGTGTTTGATCCGGCTTTGAGAGTGATAGCAAGAGACTGATTAACGAGCTGTGCTGCCAAGTCGGGATGCGTGGTTGCTAGGTCGCTGTGACCCGAAACAGGTTTACGGCCTGAGCATTGAGGGCAGCGCGTCCCTTGGCGCGCGACGTTGCTTAGAGGGGCGGTCCAATGGTCATGCGTGGGGTTACCACACCAGAGTTCAACCCTTTTGTTCGACGATCCGGTGAGCTGGGTGCGTAGGCTTTCATCAATCATGAGAGCGGCCACGTCGGGATGAGTGGTGGCAACGTCGTTGACACCGGGGATCACGGTCTTTCCGTTGCATACGCTGCATCCGGTGGGGTTCTTCGCGTTGGTGCGGTTCATTGGGCTGGCCCACCACACGTGACGAGGGTCAACGGGGCAGCACCATTGGACTTTCTTATCTGAGCCGCGAGCGATGGAGCGAAGGGATTGATCAACGAGCTGGTCAGCGAGGATGGGACTGAATTGTTCAAGGGTTTGAGAAGGTTTTCTTGGCATGGTGCGGGGCCTCCAGATCGGGTTTTTGTGGGATGTTGTTTACATGATCCAGTGTATCATAGATACGCGTTTGTTATGGTAGAATTGTTTCTGTATCCATTGGTGTACGAAAGGAAAGGTGTTTGAAATGACAGATTTGGAAATGATCACTACGGAGTGTCTTGACAAGCGGGATAATCTCATCACGACCGCCGAAGAATTGGAGAAGTTGATTAGTGATACATCCGGATCAAAGGCTCTAGAAAAACGTGTTGCGGCGTTTTTGGACGAGTTTTTTGATTTTATGGCAATTGAGAAGAAGTATTTGCTTTCTATGGGCGTTGTCTGTGACAATCTTATGGATGCATTAGGTGTGCCGTCTCTTGAGCCTGAAGCATGATGCTGATCAAAAACAGTTTGTACAGCTTGCGGATATCGTCTCGATCACAACACGGGTGCGTGTTGGTGTAGATCTGCCATGAGGCATCATGGAGCGCTGTGCTGGAAGTTCGCATACGGTGAGAGTACCGCTCGGACACCCAGTGCAGCGCTTTTTTGCGTGATTTAAACCGTGGCATCGCGCTGTGGCATAGTGGACACAGAAGGACGATGTTCCATGGTTTATCGTTTCCGCACTCGCAATGATTTTGCAGGTGAGCGCGTTCGAGAAAACGGCTTGCGCCCTTCCATTTGAAACCCTCGTGAATCTTCACAGGCGGGATCCAGCCGCACGCGAAGCAAAACGGGATGTTCCATCCGATAACTACGCCTTTCATCCAGGGCTGAGGATGTTCGCGCCAGTATTTGACGACTGTTGCAACCGAGGGCATGTGTCGTTTGTAGCGGTGTTGTTCGGCCAGAACGGGGTCGGAAGCCATGATTACTCCTTTGTCGGTGTGGCGTAAAAGGAAGCGGCGGCTCGCACAACATGTGTCATACGAACCGCCGCTACTCGCGCCCTGTGTGAGGTATTAACCCACGTTACGCTTTCTGAGAGCCAGAGTCAAACCCCCAGCCAATGCAGTCGCGCTCAGGCCAAACAACGGAAGAGTTGTGGAACCCGTGTGAGCGAGACTCGTGTGAGTGACAGGTGTCTTGATGCTACTAGCGCTCGGAGTGGTACTCGGAGCAGTCGTCGGTGGTAGCGTCTGAGACTCACTCGGAGCAGGAGTGGTGACACTCGGCTCAGGAGAAGGCGTGACGTCGCTAGGCGTCGGTGCCACGCTTGGTTCAACAGTGGGTGCAGAGACGCTCGGTGCAGGCTCGGGAGCCTTGGGTAGCTCAACAACCTCATCATCGGCAGACCAACCATCCGTGGTGTCCTGGAGAAGGTACTTTCCCCACTCAGTGGGTTGGTTGTTCTTCTCAATCGACCACACCCAGGTGACATATCCGCCTTTAAGCGATGCAGGCTTATCAATGGTGGCAGTTTGAGTGCCAGGGGCCGTGAAATCAAGATCGGTTTCTCCGATCAAGGTTGCATTGGCTGGCACATTGTTGCCCTTGATAGGCTTTTCCAGCGTGTAATAGGCACGACCATGAGCCGTGACATGAGCCTTTTGCCCATTGACTATCAGCCATTCATCGTTACCGCATGTGGGGTCGGAAGATAACGTGACATCGTCTTTCAACTGAGGAGCGTCAGTGGCGTACTTGATTGCGTTCGACTTCACGTTGATGATCCATCGACAGTGAGCGGCGATGACAGGGGTCTTACCAAAGCCCCCAATCCCGATAATCGACTGCGGAGCAGCGACGTTCACGAAAGCTGGGTTGAAATCATACGGTGATGAAGTATGATCAATCTCGTAGGCTTTAGCTTCATGGAACAGCCTATTAAGGTTTTCTTGCGTGTGCTTAGACGGCTGGTTCACATAATCAGGGAGGAACGGGAAAGACCCGTATGAACCATATTTATGTTCAGTGAGCGCGCCAGCTTGCGCAGTGTCCCGTTCAGTGTTGGTCCACTGCCAGTCATAGCTATCTTCCAGCTCACTGTAGGCCACCTTTGTTTCTGTGTATACTTCACCCGTCTCTGTGTCTTCTCTGGATTCAGTTTTCTCTGGAACCCATGACACAGGGGAAGCTCCATCGGTCAAGCCTTCTTTCAACGTCAGACAGTGGTCACTGAACACATCAGTCAGTCCGGTTTCTATAGCATCAGCGGCTTTGACTTGCAGGTCGTTGAATGCGTCTGCCGCGTTAATGCTAGAAGCCGTATCGTAATGTTCATGTACTGCGACGATTCCGCCGGTCAACAGTGCGGTGAACGCGGCGGTCGCACCAACGGTGACCGCCACGCCCTTAACTTGAGTCATTTCCATATTTGTTTCCTTTTCCGTTATCAGCGGCGACGCATGAATAGCAGTCCACCAAGGATGCTAAGAGCTTCTATGACTAGGAGTGCGAGCGGGATGGTAGCAGAACGAGTGTTGTTAGGCACTGAGTCTGGGATGTTTACCATCTCAGCCTTTTCCTCGGGAGCGGAAGCAGGTGTGTCCATTGCACTGTGGTCAGACAGAAGCATTTCTTCCACCTTGGATGGCTCGGTGGTGATAGAGGGAGCCATGCTGCGAACCGATGTTTCTGTGCGAGAGGCGCGAGTGGCGGTGTCCCCTCCATTAACAACGGCGGGAGCAGTAGGAGCAGCAGCGGCTGCGTGCGTAGCAGTCTCAGCAGGCTGCGTGGTGCTACTTACCGGAGCGGGCTTCGGCTTTTCCGGGACGTTCACGGTATTAGCGTCTTCCCCGTAATTAGTGGAAGCAGCTTCGTTGTCCATGTAATCGGCCCAGTCACCTTGCTCGGAGCGATCAACAGTCCATACCCAGGTGATGTATCCACCGTCGAGGTTCTCGGGCTTAGTGATGGAACCCGTTTGGGTACCAGGGCCGTTGAATGTGAGGGTGGTTTCACCGATGAGCTGCGCACCTGCTGGGACAGTAGAGGACTGCGCGGGAGCCGGGGTAGCAGAGTAGTATGCACGCCCGGTTGCCTTGACAACAGCCTGATCGCCGTCCACGGATAGCCACGGGTTTGAGCCGTATGACGTGTCATTCCCGACGGTCACATCGCTACGGAGAACACCATCCGTATCAGTCTTGTGGCTGGTTGAATCGGCTTCAACGGTTGGCATCCAGCGGCAGTGCGCTGCGATAGGAGCAAACACGCGCTGTACGTTATACGGGTAGGTTTGTGCCCGCTCAGGAGAGGGGTTACCCCAGCCGATCATGAGATGTCCGCCGTTGTCGCCCGCCTTGATCTGATTCAGCCACGCATTCAGGTTTGCCTGGGTGCGGTTAGAAGGGTCAGCAACGATAGGGGAGAGCATCGTGTAGGTCGTGCCGGTACCAGGCACAGCAGCCTGATACGAGCCGGTGACACGGTTCACCCACTGCCAGTTGTACGAGCCAGCCAAGTTGTCGGTGTCAAGAATGTTTGCAGCGGGGTGAGTGTTCCCCCATGCATCATCAACAGGTTGACCGCCGTTCTCTGGCTTTTCAGGAACCCACGAGATGAGATCCATTGTCCAGTCTCCAACAGTTGCGACGAGACAGTGGTCAGAGAACACGCCGTGTTGCGCGTCTTCTGCGGCAACCTTCTTGGCTTCCATTTGGTTGAATGTGTCCACAACATCGACTGATGCTGTGGCTCGTTGCATGTGGTTGTATCCGACAAAACCGCCGACGAGGAGTGCGGTTGATGCCGCCGTTGCTCCAACGGTGAGCAGAGTGCCTTTTACTTGTTCGCGTGACATGAAAATGTCCTTTCTATTGTGTGTTTGAGAGGGGATGCTTATTGGGGTTAGATAGCGTGGCGCTTCCTGGAAGCAAGTGCGATGCCAGTTGCCAGCAGGATGGTGCTTGTACCAATGAGCGGCATGGTCAGAGAACCTGTGTGAGCAAGGCTCGCGGAAGTCTGAGAAGACTTAGGCGTCTTGATACTATTGGCCTTTGGAGAGTTGCTCGGAGCGGATTCCTGCGATGGTGTAGCAGATGTGCTTGGAGCAGGTGTCTGCGACGGGGTAGCAGGAGTGGTCGTGCTCGGGGCAGGAGTCGGTGACGATGTCTGAGACTCACTCGGTTGAGGTTCAGGAGTGGTTACGCTTGGCGTAGGGGTAGATTCCGTGGCGCTTGGCGTTGGTTCTGTACTCGGTGAAGGTGATGGCTGCGTAACATCAGGTGTTGGAGCCTCACTTGGTTCAATGGTGGGGGCAGCTACGCTCGGCGTGGGAGCAGGTAGCTTGGGGAGTTCAACGACCTCGTTTTCTGCGGCCCATCCGTCAGAAACAGTGTCGTTAATCAGGTACTTACCCCATGTCTCAGATTGCTTGTTCTTTTCAACGCTCCATACCCATGTAACGTAACCTCCGTCAAGGTTGAACGGTTTGTTGATGGTTGCGGTCTTAGTGCCTGGCTCGTTGAAGTTCAGATCGGTTTCACCGATGAGCTGAGCGTCTGCCGGAGTGGGGCTACCTTTAACGGGTTTGTCTGCCGTGTGGTAGGCGCGACCGTGAACCGTTACTTGCGCTTTCTCGCCGTCTACCGTGAGCCACGGGGCAGTTTCCCCTTCTGCGAGGTCCCAAACGGGAACAGCGCCGAGCGTCACGTCGTCACTAAGAGTAGAACCTTCACTATTTGTGTCAGCATTACTCGAAACTTTGACATCCCATTCGCAATGAGCTGCGAGAACCTGGGGGATGGCGGGATTAGGTTGACCTCCTGGGTGATAACCGATCTCAACGCGTCCAACACGGAAGTTGCTATCCCAAATCTGCTGGTACCATGCGTTGAGGTTTTCTTGGGTTCGACCTTCTGGAGTGGAGACGTTCTCTGGGGTTGTTCCGGCGACATCAGGAACATCGGCACGTACTCCGGTGGGTGATACACGATCCTTGTTTGTCCATTGCCAATCAAAGTCGGTTGCAGATCGTGACGGTGGAACAGGCGTGCCACGCAATGACGTGTTCGAGGTCGTATAACTCATGGGGCCTACAGTGAATTGCAAACCTTCGCGCATAACGGTGCAGTGATCGCTGAATTCTCCGGTCGCTCCGGTGAGAGCGTCTGTAGCACCGTTCGCAGAGTGTGCCTCGTTGAAAATAACAGCCTGTTCATCGGCTGCTGCGGTGGCTTGAGCGTGGTTGTAGGTGGCGATCCCTCCGACAAGAAGAGCTGTCGATGCGGCTGTAGCACCGACAGCAACAAGAGTTCCTTTGATTTGTTCGTGCGACATCAGTGGTGTCCTTTCTGTTGTGTGTTCGAGTGGGTTGTCATTCGCTTAGCGGATGTTACACACGAGAGATGCGCTCTCGTGACACCGACATCAGCGATATGACTGTCACGTATCTAGTATACCCGATACAAAAGTGTTTTGACAGGGTTTTTATTGAGAAACGTGGGTTTTTCAGGTATTATGTAAGGGTAATTACCCGATCGGCTCAACTGGGCCGAACCTGAAAAGGAGAATGCTATGCAAACGAGCAATGCCGGTTTGCGTCGGTACATGTATGAGTACATGATCGCCCGTACGATCAATCGAACGAGTGAGCTGATCGGTCAGCCGATCCTAGTCTCCCAAGGTCGTCACTTGCGTGATCTCATGGAAGCCAAACTTAATGAAAACGGACGTTCGTTCAATGATGGGGATCTGGGTGTCCCCGAAGCACTCGACGCTATTCAGAGCGTCATGAGTGAGAACGTCCTTGGGTACAAGCCTTTGTTTAGTCCCGCTGATACATCGAGCAAGGGTTACAAGGCGTTGTACAAAGACTTTACGGCGACGATTGGTCTCGGCGGATCTGCTGGTGCAGCCGGGCCGCGCCTGCCGATTTCTCCCTATGATCCTCGGTGGGGAACCCGGCGTAGCGTGAAGCAGGCTGGTTCGTCGATTCTTTATATCCTCGACGATGACATTGCTGCGTTTGCAGACGGTAAGCCCAGCAGCCTGGAAAAGGTGACATCTTCGGAGTTGAAGCTCTATCGTCTCACCGAAGATGGTGATGCGAAGGAAGCAGGTCGGGCGCTCAGTCTCGATGACATCTCAGGTCTGACCGAACTCATGGGTCGTATGACGACGGCTGAGTACAATGACGTGCGTCAGTGGGTACTTGACGGCGCTCGCAACCCTGAAACGGGTCGTTACAACGCCCGTCAGTTTATGAGTACTCAGGCTCTGGCTCGTTCCCGAGCTGTGCTCGATATGCTGGCCGAAGAGGGTATCCCTTACACGATCGAAAAGGACTTGCGTCCCGGTCAAATTCGCGCACGCCTGACGGGAACGAACATGACGGTGCGTCTGACCGATACCCGAGACAAAGAGCAATGGGTGGGTCGCGTCTATGACAACGGTGCCACGCTGTATTTCTCCACGACTGCTCGTCGGGATAATAAGCAGGTCGCGTATACACCCACTGTTGATGAGGTGTGCGACCTTGTGCGCGTTGCCTTGGGACGCCCCGTGGAGCGCAAGGACGGAAAAGGTCTTGTCGGCCACGTGGGTCAGCGTCAGAGCAAGAATAAGACGCTTCAAGAGTCGTATCTGTCCACAGACACGCTCACGAGTGCGTATAAGGACATGCCGGGAGCAAACGGTGAGCAGGTGGTCATCCGTCGTCAGATGAAGGAGCGTTCTGCCTCGTCTCGGTTCTTCGTTGATACGCCCGAAGGTCGAACCCAGGCATCGACGTTTATCACCGATGCTGTTCGTAGTGCTCGCATCAATGTGGAGCAGCAGCTCGATGTTGATGGTTTGATCCGACAGCTCAGTGAGTATAAGGAAGAAGCACGCGAGGGAACGTATGTTCCGGTGCTTTCAGGCGATCCTGATCTCGCTGCTGTTGGCCGCGCGTATTGGGACGTTCTGCGCGGAGCAGAGACCACATTGCTCAAGCCTGATGCAACTCGGAGTGAATACGCCGAAGTAACAGGATTGCTCGATGAGATGGACCAAGATAGTGATCTCTCTGGTGTCCACGACATGTTGGCTGGATCGGTTGCTTATACAGGTACGCCGGAAGAGCGCGTTCGTGCGCATCTTCGCGATCTGCTCGATACTCAGATCGGTGTGGATGCACCGATTGAGTCAGATGAGTTTATGTTCGATCTTGTGCGCGTTGGTCGTTATATGACCAGTGAGTACGGTCAGTGGCGCAACAACGATGATCTCGTAGCCGCAATGCGTACCGCGCGTTTGCCGAAGGAAAAGATCGTTGGTGAATCGTTCTATTCCAACGCGTTCCGTGATCGATTGATTACGTTCGATGAGTCCACGGCGTTATCGATAGACGTTGTGGACGATGAGTTCACCAAGTCGATGCTTCAGGTGGTCTCTGACACGCTTGAATCGTGTGCGGTCACCCCTGGATCGATCCGGGTGGATGCGAATGGCGTTGTCGAGTGGACCGGCTCAATCATGCGTTCCCAGACGGGGCGTGAAGAGCCTGTGAGTGGAACGATCGGTCAGATCTTCGCTCGCGGTGAGAACGGTGAGATCATCACTCGTTTTAACTCTGGTAACGATCTCATGATCGTGCCTGGCTTTGAGGCGCGTGTTGTCAGTCAAAAACCCGGAGAGAACAAGTCTCTCGAAGAGCGCACTCGGCTGATCGGTTACGAACAGCAGATGAGTGATGCGATTCGCTATCGGGTTCAAGCTGACGTGCTCACGGGTCGTTCTCGCGTCGGTGAGCCTGCCTCACTTAACGGTGTGTATCGTAGGCTGACTGATACGCGCCACCGAGCAGATCACTATGAACGCGCCCTTGAAGAGGGTATGGATCGAGAGGTTCTCGATGCAATTCTTGCCACCGAAGCGCGTCGTGTGCGCTATCCGAACGCTTTGCGCGATGGATCGACGATCGATGCCGATTTCCGTGCGTCTCGTGCACGCGAACAAGGCTTTGGCTCAGATCCGGCAAATGATACGACCATGGATCCGTGGGTACTCACGGGCGGTCGTAACATGTCGTTGCTCAGTGAAGAGGCCGATGGATACTTTGATCCGATCATGACATCGAGCGGTGTTAACCAAGGCGTGACCCGTTATCTCGTCTCTGGTGCTCAGGTGAACGCCGATGGGTCGATCGTGCCTTCTGATAAGGACGATCGCGCACCTTTGATGCTTACCAAGCAGGCTGAGTTCATGAGCTATGATCCCTTCGATCGTCAGCAGATGACGACCTCTAACCTCATGAATGCCTCGTCGGTGACGAAGCCTGTGGGCACGGCGTTTATGACGGCTGGTGGATGGACAATGGAAGATTCCATCGTTGTCTCGGCTGACTTTGCACGTACATATCGCGTTCGTGGAACTGATGGTGAGATGCGTGATCTCATTGTCGGTGACAAGATCTCGGATATGCATGGCAACAAGGGCGTCATTTCGCTCATTGTTGACCGTGATGCGTCTTTGTCCGCCTCTGAGATCGAAGATCTGTACGGCTCGACCGATATGATAGACCTCTTTAGGCAGAACCCTGATCTGGATGTTGTCATGGCACCGTTTAGCGCTGTATCTCGTTTCAACGGCGGCTCTGCTCGTGAAGCAATGCAGAGCACCGCTCCGTTGTACCTGCCAAATGGCGAGGTTGTCGAGTCCGGTATCGGTCAAGTGTCTTTTATCGGCACTCACATGACGGTTGATGCGAAGACAGCGGCGTATGACGATGCTGCTATCCGCGCTGGTCAGGGGCGTAAAGCCTCGTCTCAGCTTGCCTGGGCGTTGCAGTCTCAGGGCTGCGACAAGGTGTTGGAGCAGATCTACGGTGGTAATCTGCAAGCCCTTGCACAGCTTCGTGAGATGGCTCTGGTGTGTGGCCTTGACATCGAACCGGATGGAACGCTGCGCGAGGGTCACGATGATCTCGCTGTTGGTGGTCAGCGCCGTCTCATCGAGATGGGCGATGTTCCTGTAACAGAGCGCGGATCGTTTGACGTGCGCAAGGTTCGGAGCGATTTCGCTGCGCTGATCGGTGACGCTGGTGGTGATATGGAGATTCCATTCCCACTCATGATGCCAACGGGGGAGCGTACACCTCATGCCACGGATACCACGTGGCGTGTGCCGGTGCTCAGCTCGCACTTGCGCTCGGGTCAAGACCTGGATGATGGGTCGTCAACGGTCCATGACTACACGTATCGGTATCTGACGATCCGTGAGTGGGCATTGCGATACAAGCACGCGGCTGACCGCGCTGCCTCGGGTGAGCTGACAGGTAAGGACTTGGCCGATGCTCGTCAGACGATGGCTGAGGCTATGCACCGCGCACAGACGGCTTACGACGGTATTGCCCAGGACATCATGCGCCGCCGCTTCACGGGCAAGCACAATGTCTTCAAGGAAGGCTTGATGGCGTCTCGTTTGCCTCGCAGCGCGACAGCCGTGTGGACGGGCGATCCTCGCTTGGACATTGATCAGGTTGGTATTGGCCCAGAGCTGGCGAAGAAATTGCGCCTGCGTGATGGTGATTACGCTTTGATCTGGCGTGATCCGGTGCTGCGTGATGCAGGCGTTCGTTACATGCGCGTGAGTATTGACGAGCGTCTCACGGGTGTGAGTGTGAACCCGAACATGGTCAAGTGCTTCGACGGTGACTTTGACGGTGACTCGGTGGCAGTTGTCAACCTGGGTCGCGGGGCTGCTCATGAGCAAGCCTTGGAGAGGCTGAGCGTTGAGGCGAATCTTCTTGACCTCGGTCAAGGCATGGATGACGAGGGTTGCTACCCTCTGGCGATGCATGATGCGCTGGACGTCAAAGTGTCTCAGCACTACGACTTCCGTCACGGCGAGGCGATGGCTGCTGTTCACCAAATGGCAAACGACGTTTATTACGATTTCATTGAGGGTGAGTCAACACGCAAGGATTTCTTGGACCTAAGCCGTGAGGTGAGCGCTGATATATCTCGGATGTATCACGATGCACTGCGCCATCAGTACGGTGAAGCTGTACTGTCCTTTGGCTCGGTCAAAGAGCATATGGAATCCGTTGAGAAGGCATGTATCGAGACTGGAGCAAAGGGTTCACCCAAGAAAATGCTCGATTACGCGAAGTACATCGGATACGACCCCAAGACGGGAGAGGATCTTAAGGTCACTCAGGTGACACGTAATGAGCAGCTTGGCACCATGTACGCAACGGCTGTGAAGTCGTTTGGTACAGGTGTGGCTGGAACCTTCTCTCAGCGCGGCGTGCGAGCGCTGCGAAACAATGAGTTGAAAGCCGTGTTGGAATTGACCTACCCGGTGACTCAGAGCATCTTGCAAGCCAAGCACGATCCGGTTGACGCACGTCATCGCTACGAGCTGCTCATGGGGCCTGCTCGAAGCCTGTGGCGCGGACAGATGATCGCTCAGGGAAACGATGGTGTGTGGAACACTGTTTTGGACGCTGATCACAAGCCGGTTCAGGCAACGAAGGAACAGTGGGTCGAAACGTTCTCTCGGTTCTACGGTGACGACGGTTTGGGTGTTGCAATCAATCCTGAGAACATCGAAAAGGTTGCGACAGCTCTCAGTGATAGCAACGGTGTGATGCTGAACTTGGAAGACGAGAAGGTCATCGAGAAATTGGCTTCACCGATGGATCGCCTGGCTTACGGTGGTGATTTTACGACGATGCAAGCTTTGGCTCATGAGCGAGCAGGTCTGTTCGAAGGAAAGTGGAACGCCGAGTTTGCGCCTGCTCGCGTGCGAGAGGTTTTGGAAGCCGATGTGGAGACACAGGCTGAGGCTCCTGTTATCGCGATGGACGACACTGTGGCTCGTGAGACCACAGAGGAAACCATCGGACGACGCAAGTCGACGTCATGGGCTGTTCCTGTTCGCTCGAAGACGGGCACGGCACATGTGAGCAGGGGTGGGGTGACTCAATACCGGGTGCCAGCGCCTGTTGTTCATGAAAGCGAGGACGACGGGTTCGAGCTGTAAGTCATCAGTCGTGGGAAGCGGGTTGTTTCATGATTGGAGCAACCCGCTTCCTCTTTATGAGCCGGTGTATCTCAATATGGCAGAGATAGTACGATATACTGGTGTATGAGTTGAAAACCCGCTTTGAGAAAGGAAATATGTAGCATGTCTGTGTCAGCTATGTCAGAGTGGATGGCGAAATTCCCCCAGGATTGGGTCAAGATTCGTTATGGTCTTGAGGCTCATGAGTGGGCTGGTTCGCTTTCTGATCGAGTGATGGCGATTATCAATAAGAATGATCCGGCGCGAGAAGATCAGGTCAATGCATTGCTGCGTGATAATGCCGTGCTTCTTGAAAAAAGGTTTCAGGGTTACAGGCGGCCAGGTCCTGACGAGGACTTTATTGATTATGCCGAGTTCCGTGATGCTATTGCCTGCGTTGTAGAAAACGGTGTTTCTATTAACGATGAAACCTATTCGCAAATCCATTATGTGGATAGTGCATGTGTACGTTCTCTTTCAAAGGCGCTGCTACGTCCTTATCACGAGGTATATCCCAACGCCAACGTACAGGTTTATTATCGTCGTGAATTGCGCGAGCAAGGTTATCAAAAACCTGATGATTCATATATCAAATCTGTTTATGGTCTTAGAGGTGACGAATGGACAGGTACATCAGCCGATGTGGAGAAGATCATCAATGACAAGATATCGAGGATGAGGCCGCGTATAATGGAGCAGCGTGTCAATGATTTCTTGCGTGACCAGGTAGCTGTTTTCGAGATTGGTATGGAGAAGCTTGAGGCTGAGAACGCAACATATAATGATATGGGAGCGGATGCTTGTGTCTATGGTTATGATCTGCGTGATTCAATCAAGGAAGCCGTAGAGAATGGTATTTTGATCAATGCTGAAACGATGAACGCTATCAAGAGGGTGGAGCATAACTACGTGACTCCCTATGCTCCTGAATTGTTGACGCGTCAATATGACGAGTTGCGTGAGCTTAATGATGCACGCAAGTACTACCGTGAGACTGTACCAACGCTTGTTTCGTCTCATGCTGAGAAGAAGCCTGGGTTATCGAGACAAGCGGCTCAGGAAATTGCTGATTTTTCGGTAATCACAGGTGGAAGTGCTCATGGTAAAGAGCAGGTTTGGCTCGCTAATGCTTTGGAGCAATGGACGCGCTCAATGGGGCGTGACACTGATGGTCAACCTGTATCTTCGTCCACCCCATCTCAAGGTTCCCGTCAGGGGTCTATTGCGGCAGTGCTTCCTGGTAGCAGTATCACTGTTGGTCGTCAGGCACCTCGTGTACGGCCAACGTCTGTGTCTCACACGTCAGTGCCACAGAGGTCGGATTCGCATGAAGCTGATGGTGGTTTCGAGTTGTAAGCCTCTGTAGCAACTCACGTAAGCAGGCCATGCTCATACTCTCGTCATGAGGGCGGGACATGGCCTGCTTTTTATGCTCGTTTTGTGTGAGTTTTCAGGGGATTCGTCTCGTTATTGTTCCGGTCATACGGTATACTGATAAGTGGAATACCCGTCATATTTTATGAGAAGGAGACAACCGTGTTGATGGATAGAAATCTGACGAATGACGAGATCAGGCAGCGTTATGGTCTTGAACCATACGAGTGGTCGAACTCGTTGGTCGATACGATGGCTGCGATCGTAGGCAAGGACATGCCGGATCGAGACGCATATGCGAATGCTCTGTTGCGAGATGGCGTGAAAGCCTTTGAGCGGGAAATGGAGCTGGATGAGTATGAAGGTCGTGTAGATAACGAGTTGCGCGATGCCATCTCTCAGGCGACATGGGGCGGTGTCATCATTGATGATCCAACCATGATCGCTATTCAAGATGCCGATGATCGACACGTTCTCCCTGTTGGTGCTGAGTCTCTTGCGCGCACGTATTATGCGATTCATCAGGTCGATGATGCAAAGCTCGCTGATCTCAGGCTCGATATGCGATTCCCTCAGCCTACAGAGGTTGAAATCAAGCAGTACTACGGTCTTGATCCCCACGAATGGACAGGATCATTGGCCGATAAGGTCAGGACTGTGATCAATAAGAACGAGCCACAGAGGGACGATTATGTTAATGCTTTACTTCGTGATGGAGCTATCCGTGCTGGTGAGAAGATTCAATACTTCGAAGACGATCGTGTGCGGTCTGGATGGTTAGAGCCGTGCGTGGACAATGAGGGTGACAAGCTCTATGGCGCTGCTATGGAAGCTGCCTGGAGTGGAATCCTCATTGACGATGAAGCCATGGCTGAGATCAGTAAGATTGAACATGACTATGTTCGGCCCTATGGTAAGGCTACGTTGGTGCAAGATTATGCGCAGCTCCATGATCTGAACAATGCCCGTGCATATTACCGCCAGAACATGGCTCAGATGCAGCAGAGCCAGCATGAGAATGTGAGTTCTCAGCCTGCTCAGGCTTCGGTGCCAGCGGCAAGCGTTCGTGGTCAGCGCGGCCCAGGTCAGCCTGTGCGTGTGGGTGACGTTGCCAAGCAATGGATGGCGTCAATGGGTCGCGGTACAGATGGCCGACCTCTTGCCCCCTCGTCTGAGTCTCAGAAGACACAGGGGACGATTCAGGCTGCATTGCCAGGGAGCAGCATAAAGGTTGGCTCTGCTCCGCGTGTTCCTTCGACTACTCGTCGCATGGGCGTTCCTGCCACGCAGCAGGCGCGTCGGGACGAGGCGAGTTTCGAGCTGTAGAAAAGGAGAATGAGATGAGTCGGCCACCTCGTGAGCTTCCAGCGCCTCGTTACAGTGGGGAGCCTCGCAAGCCCCAGGTTGAAGAAGATGCCACAGAGACGATCGTCATTGAGCCGGTGATTGAGCCTGAGCCTGAGCCTACCCCTGTTCAAGGCGTTCCGCGTCTGGACTGGGCGCAACAGCTCCGTCGTGAAATGCGTAGCCATGCTGATGGGTATTTGCACGCGTTGAAGCAAGTGAATCTGAAAGGTGAGAGGCGCAAGGCCGATCTCGCCTCTCGTGCCAACGATCTGAAAGGCAAGCACAAGGCGTATGCGTCCATGATGGTGCTCAGCGCCTTGGTTCCCCTTAAAGACGGCGTGTCGATGTCGGCTGTTGCCGAGTCACTCGGTATGGGCGTGACGATGTGGCTATTGTCGCCGAACTTCCGTCAGCAGGTAGGGTCGTTCACGCGCGATGCTCGTATGGCGATTGAAGACATGGCTAATGCCAGGCGCAAACACCAGCGTGAGCAGGTGAATCGCGACATCCAAGAGCACAAGGAGAAGCACGGTGGTGAACTGCCGTGGTCGCTCAAGCGTCGCTTAGAGCGTATCGAAGCGAGTGAGCGAGGCGACCGTCTTCCGTTTAATGAGATGAGCGCTGCGCTGACCCATATTGGCCTCAGTGAAGCAGCATTTGAGCAAATGCGCGCTCCTGGGGCTGATCCAGCTGAGGTGCAAGAAAACTACGATCACCTCATGGAGAAGTTCTGGGACGATGTTCAGCTCGATGGGTTGGACGTGAACCGCGTGAGTGCGCTCAGTCGTATGTTCGTCGGTCAGCGTATGGCGTATGAGCCTGAGTGGGTCTATCGCTTCGTCGAGACGGCTCATGGCGAGGTCGATATGGACATGACCGAGCAGATTGATCCGCGAACAGGTGAGCTGGGTCGTACATGGTCGGGCAAGTGGTCGACACGTGCGGGCGAGTCTGTTATCAGTGGAGCCTTTACTGTGCGACCCCCGTACACGGATATGCAGCATGAGATGTCGCTGAGCGTGACTATGGCTCGTGAGATGGAACGCGCTGCTTTGAACGGTAACCTCGTCGATCTCAATGAGACGTTGATGGCGTATGGCTCAGCATGGTTTGTTCGAGACAAGGCTCTCGACACCCAAGCGATTCCAGGTCAAATGGGCGAAAAGATCCGTCGCGCTCAGCGTGGGCTTGAAGCCATGGAGTTTGACGGCTTTGGTCGAGATCTCCAGCGTGATGTCTATTCGACGTCGTTTGTCCACGCAATGGAATTGGTCGCGAAGGCGCATCCTGATATCGAACGCCACTGGGCACAACAGTATGGTTCGCAGTGGAGGTCGGAGATGCGGGATTTCGCCGCAAGCCCCGAGGAAACCTACAACAGGTGGCAACGGGGTGAGTTCTATTCTGATCCACGTGAGTCGCCTGGGCATGATAATGCTCATGCGGATGCGCACACGGAGCGGATGCGCAGCGATAAGGAACGCCGTCGTCATGCGTACAATCGTGCTCGTGACAACCAGGAGTACAACGAGCATGAGACGTCGGCATTCACGGCTGAGACTGATTTTGAACTCAATGACGTTGACGATGGGTTCGAGATGGGTGAGTCTGACCAATTTAAACGAGAGGACGGTGATGAGCCGTCACTCGGGTAAGATTAATACGCTTGGTTAGTGAAAGAAACGTAAGAGAAGGGAGCGAGCAATGCTCGGTTTTTCAACAGATGATGGGTTGATGGGTGATCTTTTTGGCGTGAAGCCAGAAGATCGTGATGCATGGAACCAGGAGCGACAGAGGCGTCTTGAACGCCAGCGACAAAGCGCCCCGTCGCTTGGCGTGCTCAATCGTGCAGCTACCGCCATGTATAACATTGGCGCGACAGGTATCACCTCACAGATGCGAGCTGCTTACATCGAAGAGCAGCGCGGCACGATGAGTAAGAAAACGGAGACGACAACGACGACTGTTACGCGCACTCAGTCACACAACGTTGAGCCAGAAGACGAAGTGGATTCGCCTACCTATGGGTTCTAAGGCTCGATGAACACTGTGATAGCCCCACGGAGCTTACAGCTTTATGGGGCTATTACCGTATGTTATACTGGTGTATGAATGTAATCGTTAGTTTTAACGGAAGGATTGAAACGAGGGTAGATGATGGTTTCGACACATAGGAATCGAGAGGACGGTCGCCTGACAAAGACGAAGCTCTTGCATCGCGTCTCTCATCGCACTCACGTCGATATAGCGACGGTACGAGCTGTGTATTCGGCGCTGATCGATGAGATTATTGAAACCGTTCGATCAGGTGGGTCTATCATGCTGACGGGTTTCGGACGTTTTTACAGGCTGCATAAGCACGGACATGCTGTGCAGTTCACGAAGTCAGGCTCGGGCCGAGTGCCTGATTATGACGTTTTGAAGTTTTCGGCGTCACTGACACTGAATCGTTCGCTTACCGCATCGGATGATCACGGTGAGGATGCAGACGAATAGAGTCATACGGCAAAAACAATACCCCGGGCACATGACCGTGCTCGGGGTATTGTATTGTGTGATAGGTGCGGTTACTGGCGCACTCGACTGAGAATGCGCTCGCGGTAGTCTTTGATACCTTCCTCGTCTTCGCTCAGTTATTCCAAGGACGAGAACACGTCGTGCTCGTGACCGCGCATGGCGTCTGCGAGCTGGTCGATGGGATAGAGGGCTAGATCGCCGATTGCGTCAGGGTCGTTCCACGAGAAGTAATTGATGAAGTTCTCAATACCTTCGCGGCTGAAATCCGTGTAGAACGTGGCGTCGAAACCGTAGTCCTCCATTGACGACACCGATAGTTCAGCAGAATCTTCAATGAACATGCTCATGCGTGTTTGATCGAAGGTTTCCCCTTCTTTCTTGCGGTAACAAGCGGAGCCGCGTGAGACGAAGCTTTCTCCGAATTCGTATTCTCGCCAGGTAAGTGTGGCTGTGAACGAGTTGTTTGTTACACAATCAAGAGTTTGAGCATCGATTGAGTCGAGATCTTCGCTGATCCAAGAGATCATATGTTCAACGTTGGTCTCATACGACCAGCGACCTGAACCATAGAATGACGTGGTGCCAATGGCATAATTTTTGTCATTCGTAATGACTTGGATGTTATCAATGTCGATCACGGTGTCGTAATTAAAGTGCTCGGCGATGCGGAATACATCGATCACTGCATCAAGCGCTGCTCTATTGGGGGCGATGAATTGGATAATGCCTTCTGCGTAAGAGATGTTTGCCATGGTGAATATCCTTTCGATGAATAGTAAAAATGCGCCTAGTTGATAGCTCCGGTGCGATAGTCAATGGTTTTTCCGGGTACGCCGTTAGACAAGATGATGCGCTTGGCATACCCATCTGATGCGAACATGTCGATGATGAATTCCCGGGGGATCAGCTCGTCGTCAACGTAAATAGGGACGATTGTATATGTAAACTCAAATGATTTATGAGCACATACATCCGGTGGGAAAGGGTGATTTCCTCCTGCGTTGCTTATGAATCTTTTGAGAGCATCGTATTCAATGACGTTATACAGTGAACTCTGGGTCTCTTTTGTCATTGGAACGATGTTCGATGCGTTGGTTGAAGCCCATAGTTGGGATGAGATGAGAGGGGCGCTGACCCACTCATCGCTATGAGGTACGCCAACAGCATTCACAGGTTCATCTTGCTGGGTTCGCACAGGCGTACATGCGTTGAAATGTACGCCCGCCCCGGTTGCTCGACCTAAAACATCGGTTGGACGATACGTGGCGTGTCCAAGATTATTGTTCCATTCAGCTTGGACAGGTCTATTGGAATCTTGCGTGATCAAAGTGTTTGTCACAATGTCTAAGCGAGCATAGGAATAACCGTATACGCCGGTTGCACCGATGATGGTAATGGATATGACATATATACAGATACGTGTGATGCGACCAGAATTGTGGGGTCCATATGTGTAAATAGAGAGAAGGGGTGCGGCTATCCCCACTACTATTGCTACAGTGAGTGTGCTAACAACCCATGCAGCGATGTTGGAACTATACATGATGTGTTCTTAGCCTTTCGTGATTAAAGTGTTTACGAAGGATATGGGAATTGTGCTCCGCGTAAGTAACGATCCACATACGCTTCCAGATAAACGTCTTGATTGGCATAAGCGGTGATTGTAAAGATATCAGGTGTGTACAATTCGTCGTTTTGAACGATCTTGAAGACTGGATATTCTACGCCGTTGATGTCAATGAATAATGTGTACGTCTGTAGGGTTTCGAGCGAAGACGAAGTAAGGCTCACTGTTGTTTCATCATCGGGTTCAAGGTAAGCGGATCTGATGCGCGCATCAGGCTTACCCCAAACGTTAATGTATTGAATGAACGCGCGTTGAGTGTCGATTTGTATGTGAAGATGCATGTCATTGTCAAGGACGATAACGTTATTGTTGATCACATTGGTGATGTAACGACCTTTAAGCACGTTAGTGAACTCACTATCAGTGCTGTACGCATGGAGCGTGGTAACTATACCGTTTCGAATACGCATAGTATGAGTCCTTTCTACCCATTGTTTCTGAGACCAAAGCTTTTGGCTCGGTCTGGTGATGGTGTTGACGATCTATTTGTTCCATCGATGGAATGAATTCCTCGAAGAGCGTTGAATAGTTCGCGATTAATAGGTCCATGCTTCCATGCTTCAAAATCTTCAGGGAAGATAGGTTTATCCGTTAGAGCCAGGGACCAGCCCTGCGAAAGGTAAGTCAGCTTTTGGAGCTTGCGTGGGGAGATCGGTTGGTCAAAATGCGCCAGAATATACTTTGATACATCAAAAATCGAGGCCATTGTGGTCACCGCCTTTCACTGTGTTTGCTTCTTCAAATACGTAATGAGACCAACAGGCACTTCAAATATACGTGCGATTTCAAAGACGCTCAGGTCATCGGCAATACACATATCGATCTCAGGACGGGGGAGAAGCAAAGACCTGGCAAAAGTGTCGGCATAGAGTTCAGCCATGTCTTGATGCTCGTCATTACCGCATTGATATCCCATACATGGTTGAAGAGCATAGTTGTTTGCAACGTAATGACCAAGCTCGTGTGCACACGCATAGCGAGCACGCACAGGTGGGAGATTCTCGTCGAAATAGATGTGTGCCGTCCCACCGAGGTTACCGAGGATCATTCCCCAGGCGTCGTCGGGCAGAGGACTTTCGAAAACCCGTAGTCCCATTGATCGAGCAATGGCAACGGGGTTGACGGGAATGCGAGAATGCTCGGCGTATGCGGCAAGGACATCTCTAGCGGCTTTTCTGGCGTTTCTTTTGATGTACCTGAGCTGTGTGGGTGTGGGTTCCATTTGGCACCTTCTTCTTTTTCTTTTTGGTCTTTTTCTGGGCGGGTTGAGTTGGCGGCGTTGGTGGTGTACCAAAAACTTTATTCAGTTCTTGATACATCGATGAGTGCTCGCTGTGCGCACGGATCGCTGTTGCAAGAGCGTCATGTTCACGTGCGATCTGGAGAATAGTCTTCTTCAAACCTTCGATGCGCTCAGAGTAGTTAATATCGTCGTTCAGACTGAGTTCTTGTTCGAACAGATCAATCCCATGATCCGAAAGTTGCTTTTCCCATTTATGCAGAGCTTCACCCGGTTTAGCTCCACCTAAACCAAGAGCGAAGGCGATACTGTTTTGGATGTTGTAGAGATCAAGAGATGATACACGTCCGATGTATTGAGAAAGACGAGATGTGTCGATATTGGTCACTTGATTACAGATAGCGATGGAACGTTGGTTGTTCGCATGAACGACCACGTGTGTAGCAGACGCGCGTCGCTTGTCGCTCGACGTGAGGTAAACGACTTGAACAACACCAGAATGTTGGTTCAAGGTGTCGTTACTGACGATGACGCCCGGCCTTCCTGACCACATCTCGTTGCCGACAGTTCCGCCTCCTGGGACAGGTGCGGGCTGAATAAACCAGATGTCGCCTCGGCGAATGTCTTGCATGAGTGCTCCTTTCGAGAAGAGAGTAGTATAGAGCTTTGTGGTGTTGGTTCCCCATGACCCCTACAACGAGGCAGGAGTCATGGGGCAATTTTACAGGCGATGCTTACTCATCGTCCTCATCGTCAGTTGCAGACAGACCAGGAACGGTCTGGATGCTGGCGACGAGAGCACGAGTAGCAGCAAAACCATCGGTATCGGTGGTATCCACGCAAGGAGTGTCATCCTCGCTGGGGACATCATCTTCATCCACCACTGTAACAGTGGTTGCGGTATCCTCATCCTCATTGTCTGTAGAACCCGGCTGCGTCAGCGAGTCAACGATCAGATTGTAGTCGCTGACAATGCGGGCGGAGAGCGTGGTTCCATGAGAGAGAACGAACAGAGAGTTCTTCGCGCGCGTGAACGCGACGTAATAGAGCCTCTTCTTTTCTTCGCTCATGTCGGACTGGTCCTTGTAGATGACAACAACGTTGTCAAATTCAAGACCCTTGACTCCATGAACAGTGGAGACAATGAGATCAGCCTGGGTTTCCAGGTTACGGATCTTGCGCTCCTCGTTGTTGCGGTGCATAAGAGCATCGCGAATCGAGTTGTACCGGATCTCGTAATCAAGGATGCACTTCTTCAAGCGATCGAAGAAGGTTTCCTTGGTGATGATGGCGGATTGGTACTCGTAGACCCATCCCTGAATAGCCGAACCCGATTCAGTCCACCACTCGCTCGCCATCTTTGCCAAAGCCTGCTGAGCCTGGGCATTGCTGGCGGGGCCTCGTGCGATGATCTCCTTTGCAAACACGTATGCGGCGTTTGCGGGATCCACGGCCTCGATGTCAGACCAGTACATCTTGATGAACGCCGAGAAGAACGTCGATGCGCGACGGCGGTCAGAGATCATCGAGATGACAGAGCGGCCTGGGAACATCTCTTCCAAGCGCTTTTGAACAGCGAATGCTTCTCGGCGGGTAAAGGCCAAGAACGCCACCTGCTCACCACGGCTCAGGCAGTCCTGAACGTAGGTGTAGGTGTGCTGGGAGAGCAGCTTAGGAAGATCGGTGATGAACTTTGCATCAGAGGTGTAGTGTTCATGGACGACATGAACTTTGTCCTGGAACGACTGTGCGGTCACCGGGACAAGCGAGTTTGCACGAAGGCGGATCTGCGCAAGCTGGTTGGCTTCGATCTCAGACAAGAGGTGAACATTAGCCATGTCCAGAACCTCTTGGTTTGATCGGTAGTTGGTTTCCAGCTTGTAGGGGGTGAAGACACCGGATGCTTCAAGAGCATTCAGGGCCTTCGGGTTTGCCGAACGGAACTCGTAGAGCGTCTGGGAAGCATCCCTAGTTCTTCTCACGGGTGGAGAACTCTACGAATCGTTGGCGGTATGTGAGGGTGCATCAGTCCCCTCTTTCCGTGATTTAGTTGACTATATCTTCATGTTCAGCGTGATATCTGAACATGCCCATCATTTCGCGTGCCACATGATGCATATGTGGTCGCTACTCTACTTGCTTCACCATGGGATTACTCATGGTTTATTGCTGACAATGTGTCAGTGCGTTCGATAGTCGATGAACCTTCCACCCACGGCTTGACGTTTGGGTGGCTGGCTGCGGATTGTCATTAACGACAACGGTATTACCATCTGATGGGTGTTATCCCATCTGCTGCACTATTGGTTTCCCAATAGTCGCGGTCGTTATCGCGAAAACATGAGTTTCCCGCAATTAGTAGGGTTTAACGTGAGCAATGCTTACCCACGATGAAAAGTGATGCCTTGAGCTTGCTCACGAGTCGGAGCAGGTAGATGAACTCGAACACCGAGTTATCCTGAACCTCGTCAATGATGAGGTGTCGGATGTTCAAACCGGCAGGCAAGGGCATCCGATCAATCATCTGGTACGCCAGAATGATCTCCAGTTCCAAAGACGTCTGCTTGATGAGGTTCAGAGCGTCGATGGTTTGCTCCAGGTGTGCCTCGATAAAGTTGTTCAACGAGGTATAGGCACCTTGTGCATCACGACCTTCCAACCGACGAAGACGCTGAGAGAATTGAAGCGCAAAAGCGTCTCCGGGCATGTAGATGTTCAGGGAGTTTGCGATCGTTTCCACAGAGCTGAGTTCGTGGGTGGGGAAGTAGGTCATGTAGAGATCATGGATCATACGGGCAATCGTCATCGAGCGAACGTTGGGGTTCTTCTTGATGATGTTGTCCGCCGCTGCATTCGTAAACGACAGCACAGTGATGTCCGAGGGGGCCACCCCGCACAGCGTGAGCTGGTTGATACGAGCAAGGATCACCGTGCTCTTACCAGCGCCTGCGCCTGCCTGAGTGATCGACAGAGGCTCAGTCGAGCACACAGCAGCCTTCTGCTGAGGCGAGAGTTGGCCCTGGATCGGAGTGGTCGCAATTGAGAGCGGCGCACGCTCCAGCTCATCACGGTGAGACCCCAGCTCGTGCAAGGTCTCGTTCATCAGCAGGTTCATGTTCTGCTTCATCAGACGCGATGCGGTCTGAGGGTCACAGAGCGTGTTGATGGCCGTGTAGACTTCGCGGTAAGCAGGCAGTGGAACACTGTACTGCTCCATGTAGCGAAGCTGGTAGACCATTTGAGCCAACTGATCGTCGTTGTAGGTGCGCGTCTTGGGTACAAGAGCAGCAACAACGTCTCGGATGTCCTCAGCAATACCATTGCTGGTCCACCGCCTAGCACTGTACGTAATGTTCTCGTAGACGCTGTAATCAGCGTAGAACTGATTCAGAGTGTCACGGAACTCGTTCTGGCGCGAAGGGTCGATACCTACGGCGCACAGGATGTCGTTCCACGGTAGGTCGATGGAATCTTCGACGGGAGCATAGCTCCAGTCAACAATGGCCCAGGCTCCACCCTCGACGCTCATGCGATACGAGAGGTTGCGGAAGTTGGACGCCGACATGTTGAGCAGGGTGGCACGAGTGCGGTAGTCATCGTCTACGCTCAGGACGAGTGAATCGACAGACTCATCGTCCAAAGCCATGATGTCCTCGTCGCTTGCGTCGATGAAGTCTGGATCATCGATGTCGCAAGAGGCGAGATCCTGGTCGCACAGAGTGTCCATCTGAGCTTCCAGGTCGTCAACGTCTTCGTCCTTTACGGGCGGAACGACGTAGAGCATCGTGCGGTACGAGACGGCAAGGTCCTTGACCATTTCTCGTCCGCTACGATCCTCGCGCATGACGAGGCCCTGTACGTGGCAGGATGCATAGATATCGAAATCGTCGGTATCGTTCGTCAGGCGCACGGAGAAGGCGTTCGCCTCAGAGGGAACGGGAACCTTCATGTAGCCGTATCCCTGCTCATAGGCGCGCCGAACGACAGTGCCAATGGGGATAATGTGGCTGGTGACGTTGTTTGAGGTGCGACGTTCCTTATAGCGAATGTCGGTGCTTCCCATCGTTGCACGGCTCAGACCCATAGGGTAGAAACCGGGGACAACGGAAGAGTTCAGTACGCCTTGCTTCTTGCCCTGGCCGGTCAGAGACGAGGAAAAGAACTTAGGGGTGACAGCCTTGATGGTACGGGCTTTACCTGCCTCAGCAACGGTATTGATTTGAGCGGCAGCGGTATCAATGCTTTCTAAGAGGATGGGCATGAAAGCCTTCCTTTCTGAATATAAATAAGTGTATGAATAAGCCATCAATCGGCCAGTGATGGTACTGACCGATCGATGGTGTGGGTTGTCTCAAAGGTTATGCGATCGTGTAACCGACGATGGTGAGATCGGTGTCCTCGTCAGGATTGACAAGGGTTCCTACGTCGGACAAATCGCTCAGCGGTTGGGTGTAGAGACACCCCTTGTTATCGGTGTAGATGATCTGGAGAGACTCAAGGTCTTTGTTGATCTGCGGCTTATGGCCGGTGGACAGATCGTAGAGTGCCAATGCAGCGTCCATTTGCCTCTTCCACGCCGGGGCCAGCGTGGTGTTAATCAGAACCGAGAGATCGTTCTTGGTGCGAACACCCTCTAACATGTCTGGTGTCGTGCGAAGGTACCTGGCTGCGCGACGACGGCTGACGGTGGTGATGAGCGGGCCATCGGCTTCATCCTCATGAAGCCAGAACCATCCATTGTCAAGTGCGTACATTGGTGCGCCTGTGTAAGCGTCGGCAAGATGGAGTTCCATGAGAGGCCCTAGCCACGGAAATGCCTGCTTAATCTCATCGCACACTTGCCCGCACTTATCGGGATCAAGGTTGGCAAGCGGGGTTTGGTCATCATGGTTGTAATAGACCTCTCCCATGACGCTGACGCGGTCATTACGAATGCCGTAGTGAGCTACGACGGTCGTCAAAGATCCATCTGCTTCGTGAAGGGTGTATTGAACGGTGCGCATAGTGTCCATTGTGTTCTCCTGAATAAATAGATTGTGAATAGGTGGTTCGCCCACGAGGGGTGAATTCACGTGGGCGAACCGTATGCGCTCTGTTAGTTCGCTGCCTGAGCAAGCAGCATGTCTTCGATCAGAGCGCGGATGGCGCGGATGGCCGGGCGTGCGCCCTGGTCAACGAGCCATGTCTCATCAACCAATTGAGCAATAGTGTCATCGTCAATTGGATCAAAGCTCAGGTCTGGCCTCTCGGCACAGATACGCGCAACTTGGCGATCGTATTCATCGTGCAAGATTTGTGCGTAGTCGTCGGCACCCAAAGGCATAAACGCGATGAGATCATCGAAGCGTCCGAGCAGCTCTGCGTCAAAACTCTTTTGGAGTTCTTTGGTCAAAGACTGCTTGCTCACGGAGTGCTTATGATCGCCGAAGCCCATCTGGGAGCCAGAGAGCTTCTGCCTGCCAGCATTAGTCGTTGCAATGACGATGCACCGCGAGAGGTCAACGGCTGGACCGTTTGCCATCTGGATCTCGCCGGTATCCAGAGCAGAGAGGAAAAGTCGCTGCACTGACATATCGGCTTTCTCAAACTCATCAAGGACGATCACGCGGTAGGGGTTCGATGCCAAGGTGTCGAAAGGTCGTTCCTTGGCACTGTCCGAACCGACGTAGCCGGTTGGGGAGCCGATGATGCGATTGATCGATGCCGAGTCATGGTATTCAGCCATGTTGAGGATGATGGGCTTTTGCCCAGTCACCATAGATGAGATAATCGTGGCTGTTTCCGACTTGCCGACCCCGGATGCCCCGGCGAAAAGCCATGAGGTGGGGCGAGTGCTCGGGAAGATGTTCAGTTCGCGTCTACGCAAAGCGTCGACGATGCGGGGAAGAACCTCTTCTTGACCCCTGAGCCTGGATAGCTCTGTTTGGAGAGCTGTCACATCAAGGTGTGGGGGCTGGGATTGTCCGGTGACAAGAAGCATGGCGATTGTGTTCAGTCGCTTAGCCGTCAACGGAATATGAGTGATCTGTTGGAGCATCTGTGCGCTTGTCGTGTTTCCAGAGGCGAGAGCTTCCTGGATCGCCGCGTGGTGGCTAATGACGGAGTGACTCAGTGCTCGGTCGAGAAGCGTAATCGCCGTATCAGGGCGATGGCCCGTACTCATGAGACGATCGGCTGTCATGACGATTTCGTCAAGGACGTCGGGGGCGACCGTGACCTTGTTCTGGTAATGGCCCAGCATACCGGGCAGAACAACGTCCAAGATTTGACGGGTCTGCTCACGGGTGAGTTCATCGACGATGACTGAGGAGAAACGGCGCTTGAACGCCGGGTCGTCATCGAGTTTCTTCGCTTCACCCATGGTCGTTGCCGCGATCACGCGGATGTATCCTCGGGCCATGGCAGGCTTGAGGATCTGTGCGATCTTGGCATATGTCGTGTTGTTGCTGTCTGCAATGAGGTGAATCTCATCGATAAAGAGCAATGCATCGTTGTTTGCATCCTGTGCAAACTTGATGATTTCTGTGATGCGGTTTTCCAGATCACCGACAACGCCTGCGCCTGCAACGAGAGTTGCAATCGGCAGCTCGTAGATCGTCGTGTTTGCGAGCTGCGGTGGGACAGAAGCTTCTTTATTAGCGATGCGCCTGGCGATCTCTTCGACAATCGCCGTCTTGCCAACCCCAGCTGGGCCGACGAGTAGAGCGTTCGGCTTGCGGGACGACGAGATGATGCTCATGGTCTGGGTGACGATCTCATCACGGAAAAGAGCAGGTGTGGCGCTCTTGTACGTCTCGTTGTAGTTAATGAGCATATCGTTAATGTCAGAGCCGCCTGTGAGGGTGGGGTTGAGTAACGCTGAGAGCGGGATACCCGGTCCTCCAGAGCCAGAGTTTGAGCCACCACCGATGTCAGTGGGCGTAAAGTTTGACAGGCCCATAAGGGCCTCCTTTCACGTGAATAAAGAGATATGAATAGGCCCTTCCTTCCCCAGGTGATTAGCCCAGAGAAGGAAGGGATGAGCAGATTGGTGTGGTTCGAATCAGTTGGTCATACCAAGGATTCGAGACCCCGTACTCGGATCGATCTTTTCCATCGAACGGACAAAGCTCATGGCGCTGTTACGCAATGATGAGTAGTACCCAGATGGAACAGAGATCGGAACGTAGTACAGATTTTCTGGGACATCGATGTGGTATGACCCAGGCCACCACTCAAAGTCGGTGATCACCAGGTTCAAACGACGCCTCAGAGTGGGGTGTTCATTGATGAAGGTGTAAATCTGCTCGTAGTCGGTTCCACCGGAAACTTTCGGCACAGCTGCGAATTGCTTCCACACTTGGTTCACCGAGCGGTCTTTGATTCGAAGACGCACAGGGGTGGACATAATGTGTGAGAAGCTCGTGAAGTACAGATCAACGCCCATTTTCTTGGCGAAAGTAATGAGCATTTTGATGGTATCTTCATAGTTCTCGGTGGAAATAGACCCTGACGTATCAAGGTAAATGTGGATGTCAGGTAGGTATTTGCGCGAAATAACCTTACCCGGCTTGTTCGGGTCATTGGGCTGACGCCTGTTGGCCCTGACGAAACTCGTCGTCACATTGCGAATCGAGTTCAACGATTGGTTGACCTTGGACATACGAGTGAGCACGCGCATGACAGACTTGTAGATATCAACAGGGCGTGTCGGGCGCTTGTGGAATACCACGCGACCACTACGACCTTTTTGCTGATGCGCGTTGGACAAGCTGTTTGCAGCTTGGGCCGACGCCTTTTGCTGCGCACGGGCGAGAGCCGTGAGCTTGCTCAACTGTCCTGGGGTCACGAGTTTCACGGGCGCGTGGAGTGACTTGTTGATGAGTTCCCACTCGTTAATGATCTTGCGCATGGATGCTCGCGCATGAGCCTCCACGTTGACGAGAACCAGGGTTCGAGGCAGGGTCATTTCAGCGATGCTAAACGGGAGAACACCACATGTGTTGGACGAAGTGTTTGCCCCAGTCCATGTCATGAGTGCCCACATGAGTACACGTGCAAACGAGTACTCATCCAGTGCCTGTGAGTCATCTGCTCGCAAGATCAGAGACTCGGTCAGATCGGTGAGCGTGAGTGTATCGAACTGCTGGAACATCCGCATATCAGCAGCGCTGATGTTGGATGCAATCTTGGCAAGTTCGCCTCGCAGCCATGCCTTGAACGCATCGAACTCGGCGTTTGTGCGGAACCAGAACCCCACGGTGTGCGGGTGGAAAGTCCAACCCAAGGACACCAGGAGAAGGTCTGTTCCGGCGTTTCCTGCAAGTACGTCTTTCACAGCCGGGATCACGTCGGATTGCGTGGTGTACAGAGCTTTGCTCGGGTCAGGGAGCTTGCACGTGGCAGCAGCTTGTGTGATGAAGGCTTCATCAATAGGGGAAGATGCTGATGGGATCCACCTGGTGAGAGCCTGCTCAAAGAGAATGTTCATCACTTCTTGGGCAACGGGGTCCAGAACCTCACCAACAGATCGAAGGAGAAGCTCATTCGCGCCGTCACGGTCGATCGGTTGATTATTCACAACCACAGCGACCGCCTGGTTTGCATTCAGCGGCTCAAAGATCGTGTGGGTCACCATAGCGTCGAGCAAAGACATAGGGTCGCAATCTCCTGTGAAAGCGGGGATTGCTGTGTATGGATCAAGGCGGCCTGGCTTTTGTCCAATGAGGCTAACGGGGATCGTAGCCATTGGTACCCCTTTCTATGGATATATCGGGTATGTGTCGTATTCGGTGCAACTGTCGGAGAACAGGGCAGTTACACCGAATACGATCGGTGCGTAACAAAGACTCAGTCGCCCAGACCCATAGCCACGAGAGTGGGCGTGATGGCCTGGGCAAAGCCAGTGCTCAGCCCAGTGAAAACTCGGCAGTTATGGGAGTTCAGCGCACCGGATGACCACAAGGTGATGAGATCATTCAGGTGGTTCTTTTCCAGGCGGCTCAAGCGGTCGTTGAGAGCTTGAATAATCACGGTGTTGTCATCGCGCTCGTAGAGAGCAAAGACGAGGCATCCTGATGCGTCATTGTCGGTCATCGTGGAGATGACCTCGGTGACGTCGTCGATGCTCGTGGTGGCAGCAGCCTTCAAGGTATCGTAGATACGCGGCTTGACCACGCGCTGAGCGCCTGTCTGGGTCGTACCCTTGCTCAGTTCTTCGCTGATGACACCCATCAGGAGCGTGGTGAAAGACGTGTGTCCGGTCAGACCTTCAATGGTTTCTTGAAGGTAGGAGACATGTCGTCCGTCACGGGTGGTTGCCGCAGTCGCCATGAAACTCATGAGCTTTTCGGTGGATAGAGCTGTGAGATAACGCGAGACACCATCGATGGTACGAGGGGTGGCGAAAGGCCGGATTTCCTCAGATCCATCGAAAAGATCAAAGACGGAAACAGTGGTGTTTTCGTCGTCGTCATCATACCCTTCAACAGCCTGCTGATCATCCACGTTCTTGACAAAGATGGTTTCCGGGTGCTTTTCCAAGACCATCTTGACCCACGGGTGAAGATTGTCTCCTAGGACATCGATCAGGGTATGGGCATCAGGCTCAACGTTGATGATAGCGAAACGTGAAACGGACGCATCATCAAGAGCGGTGACATTACCCTTATCGTTGCCTGCAACGATGATGCGAAGGTTCTTCGGCAGAGCCTTGTCACCGATACGACGCAATGTCACGAGGGTCAAGGTACCCGAGGTGACATCAGAGGTCGTACGGTTGATTTCATCCAAGAACAAGATCGGCTGTTCGTTGGGGTTGTTCTCGGCGTAGTGGATTGCCTGGCTGATGACGGAGTGAGGGAAGAACTTCTGCGACCATTCTCCGGTAGATTCATTAAGAACAAGGCGTGCACCTGTCAGGTCAGCCTTGTCAGCCAGCAAGTTACACGGAAGGGTGAAGCATGTGGTGTTCGTTCGGCGGGCAACGTCTTCGACGAAGGATGACTTGCCGATACCGGGTTCGCCCATCAGGGCAGGAACCAAACCTGCTTCAAGCAACAAAATAGTGTTGTCAACGAGATTCTCGTCAAACTTCATGGTGGGTACCTCCTGAATAAAAAGGAATTAAATAGAGAACCAGGCAGCGCCGTCAGGCTGTCTGGTTCTGTCGAATAGATCTCGGGCCGTACTTTGTACGGCTTGCTTTTGGGAAACCGACTGTGCAGTCTGCACAAAACCCTGGTTTTCCAGTAGAATAGTAATAATGATTCAACGCATATCACGAAAGGATGCACAATGAGAGGAACGTATCATATCGCTGGTGGATTGGCGATGCTCGGATTAGGACGAGCCTGCGTCACCGTAGGTGAAGGTATGGGCCAATCTCAGGCGATGATCGATTCTGGTGAACCCTCATGGGTGAGCCATGCGTTGGATACGGTGAGTGGGGTAGTGCAGCTCGGGAGCACGTGGCTCCATCAGATGTTTATTCCCTCTGATGATCAATGGTTGACAAGCGTAGCCATCGGGTTACCACTGTTTATCATTGGAACGGTGCTCCCTGACATTGATCTGCCGCATTCATTGGCAGGTCGTTTCATGCCCTGGGGTACACTGTTGCGCTCGCCTGAGTCACGCGCGGATGCAACATCACCTTTGAACCATAGAGGCTGGACGCACACGCTTTGGGTGCTCCTTGGTGTCGGTGTGCTGACAGCATGGGTGTGGCCTGGCTTTATCTGGCTGCTCGCGGGTATGATCACCCACGATGTGCTCGATGCTGGGAGCATGGCCGGGTGGATCTGGTACTACCCACTTTTTCCATCCACATGGAAAGTGATTGAGCGAGGCGAGACGCGCATTGTCGTGTCCACTCGCTATCGAAGCATCATGGGTAATGTTTTGCGGTACCAGCAGAGTAAACCATGGTTGGAACCCATGTATGTTGCATCGCTTGTTGTTGGGGCTGGGCTTGCAACGTGGTACACGTGGTGAGTTTGATGCAATGAGACCCTGGAATTGGTGGGAGTTCACAATCCAGGGTCTCATTGTGACGTAAATGGTTAGAAAGATTGACGTTTCATCGCTGGCTTTCTACCCGTTGTCTCAACACGGTTGGCACGGAGAAACGCATCGAGATCCTCAGGGAGATACACGATGCGAGGTCGACCAGCCCCTCCAAGGCGCACATATGCGGGGCCTTGACCACGAACTCTCCAGTTCGCAAGCGTCTGAGGAGACAAGCCGAGATAGATTGC